ATCCATCATCACATAAACCTCTTTCTCACATATCTCTCCCATTACATAAACATTTTTTTCATATCCATCATCACATAAACCTCTTTCTCACATATCTCCCACGTTACATAAACATCTTTTACCCTCTCTCCCATCACATACCCACCTCACACACAACAAAAAAAATAGGATTGATAGAAACCAATCCTATTTAAAACACGACCTTATTAATTTATTGAATTGAAGTAAGTTTATGGTTTTCAAGGAAGTCCTTAAATTGGTCGCTTGATACATCTATAACGAATCCAGCAGCACCAGCATGTCCTCCACCACCGAATCTCCTACTTACCTCACAGCAATCCGCGCTGTCTTCTACGCATTCATAAAGAGAGAACCGGACTTTACCACCTGGCATGATACAAAATGGCATCAAGGCTTTAATTTTCCTACCGTCTAACCAGTCTGGTGTAAGAGAATCAAATACCTTAGAACTAAATTCGGTGGTATTCATCGCCACTACCTTCACCTCATCAACATACGCTTCGAACGAGCACGCACTTACCTCTTGTTCGTTTTTACCAGCCATGTAGTTAATTATAGCACGTCCTTCTTTAGCGAGATCATAAAAAATAAGATCAATTTCATTGTCCTTCATATCTTCTTTAAAATGGTCATACAAATACGACAATGCTATTAATACATTGAGTCTTATTTTTGATCTCAAGGCATACTGGACAGCTACTACCGTATCCCAGCCTAAGCCGGATTCTTTATTCCACACATCGTAGTCTGACAGACACCGGACGACGGCCGGCACCTTCCCCATCAGCAGGTCCGAGGCCAGAGCGCACGCACCGACACCGACTCTCCTCAACCCTGGAACTACGAACCCCCATGTCTTACTATCTTCGATAATTCCCTTATGATGATCTATCCACATCAGGCTCTTTCCTTCATCAAGCCACTTCTTGAAAACAGTTTTAGATTCTGCTCCAAAAGACACGTCAAGAACGTAAACAACATCTAAGTCACGCACCTTGCTGGTAACTTTCTTAACATCATCTTCATACGAATACGGGATATAAACAACATCCTTGTTTTTACTGTTTTCGTACATGGTTGCGATGGCTGCCGATACAACGCCATCTAAATCCGATTTATGATAAACTATCGCTGTTTTCTTTACTTTCATGATATAAGCTTGTATATTTGATACTACCGTCTTTTAATGTTTCTATTTTTATAACATCACTATATGAATTAAAATTCTGATCTTTATCAATCCTTATATTCAGCACATCATCTACGGTTGCAGTTTTTCCATCATCGGTTTCAATCTTATAAAAATCTTTTAAAGTGATTTTTATATTAAGACCAACCCCATATGGATTTTCAAGGATATATATATGATCGTTGTTTAGAATAACTATTCCTTCACTTGTATGTTCTTTGGACAACACATAATTCAAATCAAGGTCTTTACCAACAAACGTGATAACATCCATATATTCAACGCCGGCCTTCTCAGCACATACCTTATCCGAATCAGAGAACTGCCCTGGTAGGCCACTGGCGTCCCCGACCATCAACGAACATCCCTTAAGTTGACTAAAGTTCATACCACGCATTACCGTGTCTTTACACTTCATAAGAATATCATCAATCATACCCGTGTTAGGCTTCCTCATCGGATTTTGTTCGTCATTTGAATAACACAACCTTTTTTCATATAGGACGCCTCTTATGCCTCTCTTTACCGCCAGATCATGTACGGACCTCAGTACGTATTCTATCTTAGCTTCAATATCAGCTCCAGAAACAAACCCAGCTTCTACTCCTCCTTGATTGCTTACGATAGCAAACACCTTAACGCCGTTCTCCTGCATGAGGTCAAGAGCCTTATTCACCACATCCATCTTAATCCTCATATCTGTCAAGTCTGTAGCGAACGTATTCCCAGAAGCGGTTTCTATAAGCGTCCCGTCAAAATCGAATAGCAGTATTCTTTTGTTTTTAATATCCAAATCGTTCATCATTTTTCACTCCTACTCTTTTTTATTACCCTAAGCTGAAGACGGAATAGATTACTGTCTTCTTTTATAATATCATACACAGCATAAGAATTTTCTCCTATATCCCATCCAAGATAATCGAGCAGGTCTTTTAAGTAAACTCTCTTGTATTTTACACCAAGGTTATTTACCTTAAACGATCTCTCGTCTTCAACATCAGAAGCAGCCAGATAAAAGACCGTATTTTCAACTCCTTCAAATATCTTCCCTTCTTCTAAGCCGATAACAACCGCATCCGTTACCCCCATCCAATTCAAATTATCGACAGAGATAGTCATTATCTTACTTTTGCTGATTGACAACTTCCGGATCTTGCTTTCTTTAGTTTTAGATCCTAAAAAATCCTTACTGTTAAAAAAATCTACTTTCATGGTTATAATGTTTTATATTGATGTTGCAAATATACATAATAAATAATCAACAAAGAAATAAATAGGATTAAGACATGATAAAAAAACCCATAGCACTACGTATTTAATAAAAATAAATCAATGACGTAAGAGAATAAAAATAATCGTATGTTTGTCGGTATCTTAATCAATTAAAAATAAATGTCATGGCAGAAATGAAAATAGGTTTTGCAACCTTCAATCCGGGATCAGGTGATGGTGATCAGGCGGTTACTGTATCAGGTGAAAAATACGAAGGTCGTGTACAACGCACGCAACAAGTAGAATTTAGTGCCGAATCAGGGGGTGTTAAGAAAAGTGCTGCTATCAACCAATCTCCGGTAGCTGAGTTCGTAAAAATAGATCCTACTGCATCTGTAGGGAGAGAAGGTGGTACTGTAACAATCAACGGTACAAGTAACTCAACTAAATTAACGTTCTCCTTAACTCCGGACGAAACTCATCCTCTGACGTTGGAAATACCTACCTCCTATCAGGCGGCAGGTAAGGCTACCAACAACGGCGCTGTTATCGCCGACGACCCTGGTGCAACAGGAGCCTTTGCTTTCAGTATCGTATTCTCCGATATTGCTGCGAACACTGAGGCAAACGATCTGGTAAATACTCTTAAGGTGACGGCCGCCGAAGGTCCGACGGCTAATACGGTTATTACCCAGACAGCAGGTGATCCGTTCTTGGAAATAGACAAGGAGGTAATTAACTTGGATGCAAACGGTACTCCTCAGACTATCAACGTTAATGCAAACATCAGGTGGACTATCACTCAAGCTGTTTCTAAGTTGGTAAGGAAAGTAATGGAATAACAATTACTTACAGAAAAAGAAAGGGGGCGTCTATTTGGCGTCCCTTTTTTCTATGCATTGTATGTAGTATTTATCTTTTTGCCTACTGACAAAAATCTTTTTAAAAATCATCTGTTTTACGATATGGACTCTTTTCCCGTCATCTAATTCCCTCCATATTTCATTAAAGATCAAATCTATTAATTCCATGACCTTCTTATCAGAGACAAGATTCTCTCTACCGGGGCTGACCCATCCATCATCAGTCATCTTACTGGCTATTTTATTAGCTATCCTGCTTAATTCACGTGGGGTGCTCATTTTAATACGTTTTTAAATATTCTACCTTTTTCACACTGAAGTATGCAGTCTCTCATGGGATGATCTTGTTCATGATCGTCACACATCGGAAATTCTTTTCCATAGGGAAAAGCGATGTGCGGGCACTGCGCCCTGAACGCATCCCAGGCCGACTTCCTTACAGCCTCAGCTCCGGCACGCACGCCCTTCTCTCTTTCCTTGGCTGGGTCAGCATACACGTTTGAAATAGCTCTTTTCTTCCAAGTGAGCATATTGTATTGACATACTCCCATCGCTAAAGCAAACGGGATTCTTGGATACAAACGTATGGAACCCCTGCATTTCTGCAACCGGAATTACCCATACTCTCCAATTCGGAAATGCCCTTCCGAAGTATATTACGGGCTGCAAGAATATCACGGTCGTTGACTGCACCGATCGGATTACTTAACAGATCCCTATTAAGGATCTTAAGCATTTGTTGCTCTGGGTAGTTCATTGTCTTACTTTTTTAGAGGCTTGTGGCGGAATCGAACCGCCCTACGAGATTTTGCAGATCCCTGACTAAACCACTCATCCAACAAGCCATGTAGCCCATGCCTGAATCGAACAGGCAACTTTTGATTAGGACTCAAGGGTTTTATCCGTTAAACTAATGGGCCATTTAATGTTTGCTATGTTCACACACCACAAACACTTAGATAATTAACACTTTACACAAAATATGTACCGTTATCCAAGGAGGATTCGAACCTCCGCTAACAGAACCAAAATCTGTTGTGCTACCACTACACCATTGGACAGTGGTCCCGGAGGGATTTGAACCCACGATCTCGATGTTATGAGCATCTTGCTTTCACCACTAAGCCACAGGACCTTAAAAATATGCAGGAGCCTTCACAGACGCCTGCATATAACGGCTAAATTTTTAACCAATAATTATCCTAAAAACTCTCTCAACGCAAAGTTAAGTACTAACCCATAATATGGCAAACATTAAAATATAAAAAGGATTAAAATACCTACTTCTTTTTTTTCTTCTTCTTTTTAGTGTCTTTTACTCGTTCAGCTTCGTTTTCGGGCTCCACAATGTCACCTGCTTCTTCCTGAATCACATCTGTATCAAGAAGCGTATTGTATTTAACTTCCTTATTTTTATCAAATTTCTCCGATTCTGCCACATCCTTATCTGACTCCTCATCTTTATCCAATTCCGGCTCAGCGACATTGTTTTTATCTTTCCCGATTATACCTATTTGGTAGCCTCTTAATTCTACTTGCATTAATTTCAGCTTCGATTCTAACTCTTGTATTGTTTTGGACCCAACCGAAACCTCGTTTTCCAAATCTCCGATTCTGATCCTGGCTTCAATCAATGCATTTGATTTCTTTTTTAATTCAGATGAGATACTGTTTTTCTTTTCTTCCAAGTTTCTGATTTTGTAATTAGCCTCATCAAGATCAGACCTGGCTTTGTCAAGATCGACATTGACAGCATCAAGTTCTTCCGTTTTCTTCTTGACGCTTTTTATCAACTTTTTCTGATTTTCCTTCAAGGCGTCAATCTTTTCCTTAGACTCAGAAAGATCTTTGCCAACAGATAAAATCTCTTTATCCTTTGAAGCGATATCTGACTTGAGTTCGGAAAGCCTTTCCTTGTAAGAAGCGGCCTTATCCTGCATTTCCTCAATTTCTTTTGCAAGATTTTCGGATTTAATAGCTTTCTCCCTGTACATTGACAGCTTGCTGTCTGTGATGAATGTAAAACCTAACATGCTCATTTTAAAAATATTTAAACATTACTTAACTCCAGAACTACCAAGACCTTTTTCTCCACGTTCATTCCCGTCTTCTACCTCAATATCTGTTACTTCTTCCAATACCATTTTGTATTGTGGAACGATTTCCATCTGAGCTATTCGATCGTTTTTGCGGATTACGGTCGGTTTTTTATTGATTTTAGTAAGATTAACCATATACTCTCCTTTGTAGATAAATTCGCATTTGCCAGGAGCGTTAGTAACTACCACTCCCTCGTCAAAAGAGAATCCAGATCTTCCTTCCACATTCACACACCAACCTTCTGGTATATTCAACTTGAATCCTGTTCCGATTCTAACAGAATAACCTTGATATAAGGTAATTGATTCAAAATCGGAAGGAACATCTATTTCTACTCCCATGTCATTCATCATCTTCACTACTCTATATGCACGAATATCACAACAGGCATCACCATCATGTTTGTATTCAGGTGCCACGACATCAGGATACAGCTTCTTAATACCTACCTGAACAGTCTTCTGATACCCTGGAGTCAAATACGATTCAGGTATTTTATTAACGACCTTATCCTCTTTTTTATGTTTGTTGTTCTTTTCAGAAACAGTATCCTTCTTATTATCTTCTTTTTCATAAAGAAGTCTTTCAATATCTTCTAACTTATCTATAATCATATTTTTATAGTACAATAAACAATACCTTCTTTTTTTATGTCCTTCGTTGATTCATAGCACTCACGAAAAGTACTTATGTCTGCATCATTAGGATCATCGACCCACTCATCTCCTTGCTTATATTTTTCTCTGGTTTCTGAGTAGATCATACATAATTTATCCCCATGCTTCGCCATAATCCTTTCTTCTGTCACTTTCCTACGAAGCTTAATAAGGGGAAATCTTGTAACTATTTCTACTGTCATTCTACACAATCTTTAAAAGCCCAAGAAATATTATTCTCCTGGGCTGATGTTTATATTAAAATGGAAGGTCATCTTCTTCCATAGGAGGAAAGTTCGGCATCTGTGCTTGCGGCTGTGGCTGCGTCTGATGCTGAGGCTTGGTGCTCCTTGTAGCAGGCGCCGGGGCAGGTGCAGCAGGCTGAGCAGTCGGCTGTGGCGTATAAGCCGGTGCCTGATACTGTGCTGGCCGTTGAGCAGGTTGTTGGTAATTCTGATACGGAATAGCACTCGGAACAGACTGAGGTTGTTGAACCTGTTGAGGAGCAGCCGCCTGCTGGGTATAAGCCTGAGGAGCTGTAGGCTCTTGCTGAGTATTACTTCCTAAACCTAATTTAGCCATTATACCAGCTCTGATGTCTTTAATAGAATCATTGAACCTGTTTGAATATTCCTTAATCTTCTGATAAGTAAAGTTGTTTTGGGCTGAATAATCAAGGTTTTTATTACCATCAAACCCTGTAACCTCAACAGGATCAGGCCAGCCATTTACGCCTTTTTTATAAAAACGTTCAACAAGCTGATCTTCTTCTCTGTCTACTCCTGCATACGCGATAATAAGTTCCGAAGATCCAAACTCATCATCTTTCTTCTTCTTAAAGACATTGAAATAAATTTCACGACTAAAATCGATGTTTTCGTAGTATTTTACGAAGCTCTTAACAAAGCCCTTGATATTTCCTTTTTGATTGACGAGAGGTATGGAAATACAATAGTTTTCATTAAGCTCGTAATCTTTTAATACGATAAGGAAATTAGTAACAGTATTTCCATTAGAGAAAGTACTTGACTTTAACCCGATGTAGTTGATGTACCCAACTACTCCATTATAATACTCTTTCCAATATCCTGTCGGCTGACCGCTATTAGGATTTATGTGCTGAACAAAACCTTCTTTTGGTTCGTTACTTTTTTCATACAAGTTACCATCTGAATTAATATACAAATAATAAGTTGTACCAAAACTTCTGTTTTCTCTAAAAGCCATATTATTAATTGTTTATAGATTATACAATGTTTGATTTAAGACGTATGTTGATTCGTATTTAGGATTGAACATCTTTATCATCTTATACTGATCAGACCAATCCATGACAGTATCTCCTTTTATAAGTGATTTTACGGAAGACAGTATATTTTCCTTACCGATAGAAAAATTAAAACACGGACCTTCGAGCGCATTCAAAGGCATTGATTCCATTATCTTTTTTCTATTTCCAAAATCCTCAGACATTACCGTTATGCCGTTTTCTTCATCTACCTTGACATTAACAACATTATCCACCAAAGTCATGGAATTAAGAACCGATATAAGTAAATCCCGGTCAAACTTAACTCTCGACGATTTTTCGAATTTGCTACATACGTATTCGTAGTTAGGATACTGTTGTTCTACGTTCATATCCGATATAATTACATTATCAAAGCATAAGAACGTCCTAACTCCATCTGTAGAAATACTGATCTCCGTATCTTTATCAGATAGAAAGCGGTACAAGATAGAAGCCGCAACCTCGCTTAGCATAATCGACCTTTCTTCTGATGCATTAGCATACTCTTTCCTGTTTATAAACAGACGGAACATATCAGTAGAAACAATGTCAATATAGTCCTTCTTCACATTAAGAAGAATCGAGCATATAGCTGGTCTAAATTCATCCGATCCAACAAACGCAAAAGATCTTTTCATAGACTGAATGAAAGACGAACTCATAACACGAATACCGTCACCTACAGGATAAAAGAAATCAGGGAAAGCCTTATCCTCAATCCAAGTAGAAGAAAAAGATCCTCTATCGTATTTAAAAACGATACTGTAATCATTTTTAATCTCTATCTCTATATCCTGGTTATGATTTTTAAAAAATGAAATAAGAGTCCCGGCATCTACTAAAAGAGAAAACTTCTGGTCACAAGAAATATCAGTATTCACATCGAAAATATCATCCGTATATGTTATACGTTCGTTCATGGCTTGTATCCGGATATGATCAAAATATAAAGTAATTTTTATATTCGATGTGACACAATCCTTTAGAACCTTATCAAACATCTTTGAAATATTTGAAAGCTTCTCATTCATTAGTATGCCAGGAACTCTTACTTTCATTTTTTAAAACTTACGATTATGACTATCTAACACTGCAAATGTATTATTTTAAAATCTAATTACGAATTAATTGGATTTAAAATGATTTAAAATAGATTAAATACTTCTTCTTGCTGCTTCTGCTATAAGCATCGCGTCAACTATACCGTCATGGGCCGTCTTACATCTTTCGTTTTTAACGAACGTATCTGTCGGCCACAGCCTTTTAGCGCAAGCCAATGACGTTTTCTTAGTATTTACCTTACTGGCTTCCATAACCTTATCAGAATGCCTCCAAACTAATTTCTGCCATGTTTTAGGAGCTATGAAATTAACGGAACAACTTATGTCCGTAAATGCCATGCAGAGGGAGAGAAACAGCCCATGCAGTTGGCCTTTGTTCTCCATGAGGGAGGCTGTTGAGGACGTGCTGACCCCGTATAGGGCGTGGACGTCCTCTATGACGAACACTACCCTATCAGGATTGTTTTCTACGATCGTATCTCGGCAAAAAACATATTCTTTAGTCAAGTCTACCGGCCCTGAAGCTGATATTCTCGGAGTGGATATTCTTGATATTAGTTTGCTGTCTTGATCGATGCAGGCTATAGCTCCGTCTTTTCCAGGATCTGCTGCTATATATAATACCATAATATATCAATTTAGATTCATGTCGATTTTACCAATGCTATCGTCATTTTCAAAGCCTCCATTGTCTGTAAGTTCGTAATCAATAGCCACAGCACCATTACTAAGAATGTAAAATCCTTTAAACATCTTTCCTATTTCAATAGGATACACAACATTTACATCCCTTCCAATATCCTCAAACGGCATAGCGATATCTTCTGTTTTAGCTTCTTTTTGTTTTGCTAATACCCCAACAGGTATATTTTCACCTTTTATAGATGCGTATGTAACCATATACAGAATATCATTATTGACAAACGCCTTATCACTACTTACCTTATCCAAGCTAACATATATAATATGTTTTATAAAACTATTGATATCCCCACATATGTTAATAGCTTCTACTTTTTTAGGAATAACAACTTCCGCTTCTTCTGGTTTTATATTTTTCTTTTTCATTGCATTAACCTTTTTGTATTTTGTTTTACTTCTTCAACAAGATCCTGATCTTTCATCATCTCTTGCTTAAGTTTCTCATTCTCCTTAATTCTTTTCATCCTATCGGCAAGAATCTTTTTGTATTTCTTATCCGATATTTTTATAAACCAAGGACAGTTCCTTGATGGAATCCTTTTGCATGGATAATCAGTGAGACCGTTCGGTCCAAACTGCTCGCATCGGTTACATTTTTCTTCGCCTGTCATTGTACTATATTTTAGGGAAACATTCTTCAAGTTCTCTATAAGAGCACTCTACTACAACAGAATCTCCTTTAGGGAGAAATACTAAAATAGAATCGATAGAAAAAACACTATCTACTTTTCTTGCAAGTTGGCCATGTTTGTAAGAAGACATGACCAACCTAATTCCATACGCATCTGAATAAGATCCTTTCCTACATGGGGTTATGCTTTCAACAACATAATCAAAGCCTCCTACGTTGACTTCATCACCGGCATTTATTTCCATGATAGGAACCATCTTAGCCCTTCTATCTATGCTTATTTTCATTTTGCAACCTCAAATTTTATTTGCTCCCTCGGTTCATAATTCCGTACCTCAAAATCATCAGCTACGAAATCATAAAATCCTTTCCCTTCCATACGAGACGAGATAGTAACCTGCGGAACCGGGCCGAAGAGAGATCGACGAAGGAGCTCGTTTGCCTGTTCTTCGTGACGGTCATACACATGCATATCTTGTATAAAATGAGTGAAAATAGCAGGCCTTAACCCGGCGTCATGAGCGAACATCATCATCAACGCCGCATATTGAGCTACATTCCAGCAAGAAGCTGTAATCATATCCTGGCTGCGCTGATAAAGCGTCATATACAACTCATCTCTTTTAACAGATAAATTGATCTGAAACGCACATTCTTGAAGAGGCTTAAGACTATTGGTTTCAGGATCGAACATGGATGCTACTATTCTTCTTGACGAACGATCATTCTTGAGTGACCAAAGAATGAAGTCTGTTTGGTTAAGAAAACCGTAAAGACCATCATGGATATCTGTCATACCCTCTGGAGCTTTTCCGGTTCCCATATAAACATGTCTGTTCACCATATCTCCATAACATCCTTCGATCTTTCCATTATCATCAGCCCACTGATCCCAGATATGAAGACCAAGATCTTTGACGTCTACCGATCTTTTTTGCCAAATCCACAATATTTCTTTTATGGAATTTTTAAGATTAGTAGGTCTAAGTGAACCAAGAGGAAATTCCCGACGAAGATCGTACTGGTTACATACTTGTAGGATACGCTTCACCTTGACGCCTGTACCGTCACCGTAGACCGGACGCTTTACCTCTTCCCACGGCTGGCTCATTATAAGAGCCAAATTGTCTTGAAATATTTTATCTACTCTTGCCATATCCCTATTATTTAACCAACCACCATCCAGTCATCAGCCAACATATCTGATTGCGAAGCCAACCATCCGTTTACGATATTATCGTTAGCATCTTTCATGCACAGATAAGCGCAAAATTTAATCATGTTGGTTTCAGTTACGTCATAATAATCGTTTACGTATTTTTTAAACGAATCCGGCAATGACTTTACTTTATTAACTATCATATCAGTAGACAACCAATCTTCCGGGCGCTGGAATACGAACATACCTTTACCATTCCATCCGGCACGTGCAATCAACGCACCTTTTTTTACTTCTTCTAAAGCTTCTCCAAATTTCATAACTATATTTTTTATAAATTAAACTCTGCAAAATCTATTTCAGATCCGGTTGACAAATTAATCGTTGACTTTTCAAGCTCTTCCATTGGAACCGGTTTCACAATACCTCCATTACCAAGAGTCCTTTTATAGAAGTTTATCACCACCTGATCGCTGGTTTTTACCGTCTTAGGAATAGGTTGACGAAGATATAATCCATCAAGAGACTTTACTCTTGAAAGAGCCGTATATAGCTGTCCTGTTTCAAAAGAATTAGATACGTCCATCATAGCCGCATCCAATGTCAGGCCTTGGGCTTTATGGATCGTGATAGAATAACCTATTTTTATAGGATACTGAATAATAGCTCCTACTACTTCAGATTCTATCTTATATCCGTTTCTTACGTATTTTACTTTCTCAAACGAACATGGTGTTATAACAACCTTAGTATGCTCATCATCTTTTGGTTTATCAAGGACTACTTCAATCTCCCCCTTTTTTATAGATAATACAGTACCAAGAGAGCCATTGAAGTACTCTCCTCCGTTTCTTGTTATCATAACTCTTGATCCTTCTTTCAAGAAAAGAGTTTTTTCAACCGGAGCATCTTTAGGATAATCGCCGTTTATAACAGCTTCTAATTTTCTTAAAGAGCCTGGTAACGATGATATTCTCATTTCGTTAATAGCCGTAGCTTTTGAGTTGGTAGTTACAATCTCAACATATCCTTGATTATTATCAGACTGAATACATCTGCTGTTTATTGTATCAAATACATCATCATCCATCTGCCCTTCACGCACCTTATTAAGGATGCTAATGAATTTCTCATCTTTCTGACGATATATTTTTTCAAAAGACACCATTTCCATACCAGAAGCCATAAGAGACTTGGAGCTAAAGAAGTAAGATGTATCGTATATTTCTCTAAAAAAATCCTCCTTAATTACTGGCGGAAGTTGAAATAAATCACCTACCATAATAAGTTTCACTCCGCCAAACGGGTCCTTGTCTCCTCTTGCATGACGAAGTATATCAGCCACGTTGTCAAGAAGATCAGGGCGAACCATAGAAATCTCGTCTATGATAAGATACTTTATATTCTGTAGAATCTTTTCCGAACCTCCGTTGAATTTATATTCGCAGTTATCCATAAACGCACCTTTTCGTATTTCAGGTATATACGGCTGCATTCCTATTCTAAAAAATGAATGAATGGTTTGACCACCTGCATTAACAGCAGCAACACCTGTAGGAGCTACAACAACCGCATTTTTTAATGCCGGTATAATACGCTTAAGGAACGTTGTTTTTCCACTTCCTCCTTTACCGGTTATAAACAGCGGTTTTGGTGACTTACAAATAGACTTAATAGCTTTTCCTTGTGCGACATTACCTTCGGACATAACTGAACGAAGAACGCACTCCATGATTTTTTTGTCGTAACTTATAGCCATCTTTTTTCTGATTTTGTTCTACAAAACAAAAGTACGAAAACAAGATAAAACATAAAATATAAAATGAATTAATTAGAATTAAAAAGAAATAATAAGTTGGATAAGTAGTTTTGAATCAGACAGTAATATGGTTTCGTATAGATATGGTTATGGCATAGTGGTGGCTAACGGGTGTTTCCGTCGATGTTCTACGAGATTATCGTTTTTCGGCTCTGTCGGCGACCACTAAGAACAGACCCTCTCTCAAGTACCAAACATTACAATGATGAATACTGAGATGAAGGATAAAGATAGGTATCATTACAGAATGATAGCTCTTCAAATGGTATATCCTTGAATACGGATTCTCCATCTAATTCTTTATCATTATCTACTGTTGTACTGATATTAGGTAATGATTGGATAGATATATCCATATTCTCTATCTTTTCCTTAAACTGTTCTGCCTTAACATACGTATAGATGTCTTCGCTTACCGATCCCACCGCTTTAGCCATCTCGCCGGCGAACTCAGCATACATATCTCGTACCTCATTAAAACCTGCATTTTTGTCAGATACGGTATTGTTATAGGATTTCATTCTCCTACTTACTCTACCGCAGACCCCGGCAACGGACGTCCCCACCTCAGCACAGCAGGCTTCTGCATCAGCCAGGCCTGCTTTTACCATGGCTACCTTCTCCTGGCTCCACCCACTAACCTTGTCGTATGATTGTTTAAGACAGTTTAAGAACATGTCCATTCTTCGCTTCTTGTCTTCTGCTATGATAGCGCGATAGTACTTCCTTATAATTTGGTTTTGTGTACTTCGCTCATATCCGTCCCAGAAGTCTTTGTGCGCTTCTTTAGCCATAACAGAGGCCAATGACCTTGCTTCTTCTTCTTTTGTCTTTTTACGATCTATGCCAAGGATTTCGCCATCTTCGGAAACAACTTCTTCTGCATTCAGGAAACGTAGGATATGAGTATTGTCTTTTAAGAAGAAATTGAAATCGTCTTTCTTACTCACTTTTTCTTTTTCTCCTTTCTCTATATCCTTCTCTCCAAAATACCATCTGTTTGTTGCTCCTTTTTTATACAAGGTCCAGGTATTTGCTATTTGCCAGAAAACGGCTCCATGCCTATATACCGGAATTAGCTTACCTATTGGGTAGTTATGTTCATTTGCTTCAATGTAAGCACGAGGATTATCTACGTATGTTATAAATTGTACGTTTTCGAACCTTTTTACGAGCTTGTCTTGTATCGCCATACCGACAATCTCTTTCGCTTTTGTTAGTCCTACATTCAAATACAAGGCAATTGTTTTATTACTTATCGTCGAATCAATTAATCCATAATACGAGTGGCTTCCGTCTACGACATCCGCCTGAGAGTTTGTCTCTCCACTGTTCAGTACAGACTCATTGTTTCTGACTAAATTAACAAACATCGCCTCTCTTATCCTGTCAAGGACCTTTTCATGGTTTGTTATTTCATTTTTCTTTATCTTAATTAAGATCCTATTCTTTGGAAGATTCACTTTACCACATCCGAGAGTAAGTTGTACGCCATTAACACGATACCTTCTTGCAACGAACGTACTATCCGTCACACGGAACAGTTCGTTAAACATCGGATGTCCTGTCATGTTCTTGAACTTCGAATACCCGATTCCAAGTTTATGAAGAAGATCTTTCTGGTTTTTGAATCTTATTCTCGAATCCCGGCGGGAAATTTTTATCATACAGTATAAAGCATACAATTCCATGAACAGCGAATCATCTGACCACCGTTCTAAAAGCCTAAGACTTATGTTAATATTTCTACCTAATTGTAGCTTCATAATCTTTGACATACTCCCATCGCTAAAGCAAATGGGATTCTTGGATACAAACGCAAGAAACCCCGATATTACTATCGCTGGAATTACTCTTGCTCTCCAATTCGGAAATGCCCTTCCGAAGTATATTTATTAAAAAAAAATACATAAATGATCAAAATAATCATTGATACCCTGCTTAAAAGCAGGGGTTTTACGGAATATCGTAACAAAAAAAAAATCGGATGGATTTTTGGGGATATCCATCCGATTCATGTCTTTTTCGTTCGGAAAATCCCAACACCCCGTTACAGATCTGAGAAGCAAACAATGAAAGACGATTAATATTTTTTTTATCATTCATTATTTATTTCCTAAACCTGTAACGTACCGCAAATATAGAAACAAATAATGAATATCCAATAACAAAATCTTATTTTTTTAATGTCACAGTGCAAATATCTGGACAAATCTTGAATCCATTGTCATAAAATACGTTAATTTTAAATTTATAAATCCTTAATCCTTATCTTTGTATCAAAACGATAATCTCATGAAAGAAAGTGATAATAAAGATGTTAGTAATAGGGCTTATAGGCTTTTAGTGCCTTATTCCAATACGGTAGATATGGCTAAGAAGATACTTCTGTTTTATAACGGATACCTAATGGCCTCTGGTAATGAGAAGAATGTCATAGATGCGAGGCACTTAAATCTTCTTGCCTATTATTTTGTGTTTGGATATTCGTATGAGACCAAGAAGAAGTTTTCTCATTGTTTCAGTACCGATCTTCAATATGTATCGGTTTTGGATACGGAGATGAAGAAGCGTGGTATTTTGATTGACCGTGAAGGGAATTACAGGACAAGGTGTTTGTGCCCGGATATAGAGAACATGCGCCGTCTTTTTGTATTGGAGGGTTCAAGAGATCAATGTGCGTTGGTTTCTTTATTTTATAGAAAGAAAACTTTTGAATCAGATGCCGAAGAATGATTTACCTATATCATTTGAGTCACATATTATAGATGATGTGATGGATAAGACCGGGGGCGTTTACGACCGAAACCAAATACGTGACGTTTTCAGAGCCAGTATTTCTTATGCTAATAACTTATGTACGTACACAGATAACGTGTCTGTATCGTTCCCGTATGTAGGCGATATGGTTTGTAACCTTCATGAGATGGAGAGGCGCAAACACAATCTTGAGCGTCTTAAATCCAAGGTAGAAAAATTATCTAAGTATCAGGAAAAAGAACTTCAGTGCCTTGATATTAAGATAAGGATGATAAAGGATGCTTATGACTCAGGTGAGATAAAAGGTGGGGATATGTTGATAAAACACAACAAATTATCTATCTTTAAATCTCGTAAGGGTCATAGTTTTAGTGAAATACAAAATATTCAAGAACAGGAATTTAACAGATAAATATTTTTTTTTATTTTATACACAATGTCTACATTCGTGGTGTAATATATTTAAATGAGATTAGTTGAAAGACATATTGTAAGGGATAACCGGTTTGAGGATATTTGCTTCAAATCCGGCTTGTTGTATAATTATGTCCTTTACAGCGTCAGACAAGGTATTTTCTCTGGTAACTATTTGAAAGAATATGAATTTTCGACTAAGTTAGGAAGAGAAAATCAGTTTGATTTCAGGAATCTGCCTACCGATTTATCTCAGCAAGTAGTTGGTCAAGTTTTTAAAAGTATAAGATCTTGGGTAAAACTCAAGAAAGATTTCGATAAGAATCCTTCTAAATATGGTAATCATAGACCTCACATACCTTCATATAAGAAGGGTAAGAAACAGAACGTGGTTGTGTTTACAACAAATTCTTGTAGGATCAAAGATGGATATATTCATTTCGTTAAAAACATAATTCATCCAATTAAGACTAAAATAGGAGATAGTAAGCTATGTCAGGTTAGAATCATACCACAGGCTACATGCTATGTGATAGAAGTAATTTATGAAAAGAAAGAACAGGAACTTAATCTTAATAAGGATAATGTTCTTTCGATTGATTTAGGATTGAATAATTTATGTTCATGTATTAGCAATGTAGGATTAATTCCTTTCATTGTAAACGGACGGATTATGAAATCATTTAATCAATGGTACAATAAGAATAAAGCTAAGCTAATGTCTTATGTTGGAGACGTAGGGACTTCTAAAAGACTTAGACAACTAAACAATTATAGGAATTTTTGAATAGAAGATTATATCCATAAGGTTAGTCGATATATTGTCAACTATTGTATTAATAACAATATTGGTAGTATTGTAATAGGATTGAATAAAGGATGGAAGCAAGAGATTAATCTTGGTAAGAAGACTAATCAAAAGTTTGTCGAGATACCTTTTTCAAGACTTATAGATAAAATATCCTATAAATGTAAGTTGGTTGGAATCAGCTTTCAAATTAATGAAGAATCCTATACATCAAAAGTTGACCATTTAGCTTTTGAGAAATTAGGGAAGCATGATGTTTACTTAGGCAAAAGAAAGAAACGTGGATTATTCCAAAGCTCTATTGGTAAGTTGTTAAATGCTGATATCAACGGAGCAATAGGGATAGGTAGGAAAGTATTCGGTGATTTTTATGTAAGTAAGATAATCGATAGTGGGTTTGCGTTTAACCCTGTTAGAGTAAGCATTTTGTAATACGAATGTGAATTTAATTAATAAAATTTAAAATTTTAATAACGTGAAAAAGATTTTGCAAGCGGAAGTTATATACGATGCTTTTATGGATACGATATTTAAAAAACTTCCAAGAAAAAAAGAAGATTATCCTGATTGGTACAAGGAACGTCTTGAAAAGTGTGAGGGATGTAAATTCAATACCAAGAACGTCCCTAACTCTATGCTTCCTCTTTCTTTATACGTAAGCAAGAAAATAGGTAAAAATCGTTGTTCGGTATGCACGTGCTTCATCAAGCAGAAGGCCTGGAGCAAGACAGAGGAGTGTGCGCTTGGGGAGGGGCTTCCCCGTCCTTCTTGGATGGACCGTCAGTATTCTATTGATTTTTATGATGAGAAGTCAAGATGGAACAGGTTAGAACTTATTACAATGGATTCTGATGAATTTAATGTTATTTCTACAGATGACAAGCAATACAATATTGACCTCTCTAAAGACGGTAAATCATTTGAAATCATTTTCGAACCGGTAGAAAAAGGTAACAGTATAAGGTTTTCTTTCGTTCTTGAGTCGAAGCATGATATGAAGATAACAGCATCAGAGACATCTTGTGGTTGTACGTCATCTAATTTGAATATCATAGACTCCCGTCACTTTAAGTTCAATATAGAGATACATACAGCAGGATTTGGAATAGGAAGATTCGTAAAGCACATGACTATTCACTATCAAAAAGATGGGTCTCAAAAAGAGGAAAAGATTCCGTTTAATTTTGAAGGTACTATAATTGAAAAAAGTTAAGTTATGGGTGGATGTGGTAAAGCAAGGCATTTACAATGCGAGGATAAAAGGAAGTCCTTATTTTCTATGTTGCAGGCATCTTGTGACGATCTCCCCGATTATTCTGCCGGAGATATTCTCTATGCCGTACTTAGATCTTTTGCAAAGAAAGGAGGATTGTCTGTTTCTTTTTTAAGGACGTTGACAGACAGCGAGCTTTTTGAAGTGGCTGATTATAATTTATCAATGGAGTTGATGGACGTTATTATTCATGATAGAAAGGTTATTGACAATGAAGAAGATTGATTTTGATTCAGATATAAAGCATCTTATTTCTTATTACAACCATTTACTGTCTGCGCAAGACGAGGTGGGAGAGGATATGGAAGAGCTAACCAAGGATATCATTAGGAAGAAGGATGAGGAAAACGACATAGAGTTAGAAGACTTTATTGATTTGGAGGAAAAGTCGTTTATGACCAACTTGTATCAACAAGAGATAATGAAAGTATCTTCCTCTGTCAAGACCGTCTACAGGTTGTCTATTAACGCCGGTCATGATCTTAATATAGATGATGACAGCAAGAAGGTTCTTGATAGGATAGTAAACGACGGAGAATCAGATTTTATTATGTACGTTGACAATAATACTGATTCTGTTATGTTCAAGGAAGAATCTGTTGAGGAAGGAATAAAAAACATGTGCAAGTATCGTGTTGATCCATCTTCTCTTGAAGACAGGTTTAATATTCTTAAGTCTCAGTATGAGGCTTTTTTAAAAATTATCAACAATGAAAGCAAGAAAGCCGACTAACGATGATGTCTCTTACGTAGATCGAAAACTTCTTGTGCTAAGGGATCAGATAGATAAAGCTGAACGTTATCTATCTGAAAACCCTTGGGATAAAATAGAAGATTCTGATAAGAGGGAGAAAGAATTTAGGTTTCAAAAAAGCTTGTCTGATAGCTTAATGCAATGGACTGAATCTTATATTAAGATGTGTGGGATAATGGATGTCTATAATCAGCTTGAGGCTGCCAAAAACAAGAAAAGCCTAAAAGGAGGACAAACAGTATCAGGTATTCAGTCTTTTGTCAAGAATGAAGCTAAGAACAAGCTCGATAAATAGTTTTGTCATGAATTTTAACAGTAAAGAACTTTATATAAATATGGGTAACGATATCCCGTTATGGAATGACCTGTATTCTTATGAAGAGCAAAACGATGATGTCAAGCAATTCTGGGAGAATGAGGCTATGAAACTCCTTAACGGTGTTACCATAAATGGGGTATTTATACATCCTTGGCTATATTGGCATATCAATTTCTGGAAGATGATGATTGACGTAGGAGATGATCGTATTCCTGGAAATTCTCAGCTTCGTGATAATGAATGGATGTTTGCCGAATTTCTAAAGCAGGCGGAAGAAGAGAATAAAGGAATATTCATGTTCGGGTGCCGTCGTTTTGGGAAAGCCCTTCTTGATTCTGAGATACTTTATCTTGAGGACCGGGAAAAGATGATAGGAAATATTGTTGTAGGGGATAAGATATATGACGATAAAGGGAATTTGGTAGAGGTCGTAGGTGTTTATCCCCAAGGAAAAGTAACTACCTACAGAGTCGTATTCGAAGACGGTCGTAACGTTATTTGCTGCGGTAATCATCAATGGCGTGTCAATCATGGCGGAAAATGGCATGTTAGGAGTCTTAGATCCATAGCCGGATTAGATTATAAGAGTATGTCTATTCCAGTAGGTGAGGCCCTGAACTACCCTACGGCAAAGCTGCCGGTTCCGCCGTCAGCCTACGCCTCGATGCTGGCGGCTTATCTCGGTGGCTATGGAGGGGATATGTTTTTTGATAAATACGTTTGTAAGAAGTTTTTAAGATCGTCCATAGAACAAAAGAAAGATTTTATAGAAAACTTCATTCGTTCTTTCAGAAACGTAGTAACCGGAGAAGAAGAGCTTACGTTGTCTCATATTGACATGGATGTCATAAATTTTGTACAACGTATGTTTTGGGCTTCAGGTTGGTATGCTAAATTGGAGGGGAACAAACTTATACTATCAAGGAATCGTAAGGAATTAAAAATAAGATCCATATCGATATACGGAAAGGGGCATGCCACTTGTATAACCGTTGATAATGATTCTCATTTATTTTTGACTACCAATTACATCGTTACTCATAATACGGCCATAATGAGCTCTCTTCTGGCTCGTAATGCTACAATGACGTACAATTTGACGCATAATGTTATTGGAGCAAGTAAAGAAGACCTTGCCAATATGGGAGAGTATCTTGAGTTTGGACTTGATAATCTTCCTCCTTATCTTACTATAAACAGGACCGGTAACGACTGGACTAAAGAAGTTGTTTTAGGTACAAGAAACATCAACAACCAACGTGATGTTCATGCCAGAATAAGAATCACCAACGTTGATGATGGAAAGACGCGAGGCTCATTGAAGACCGCAGGTGGAACTCCATATACGTCTATATATGATGAGGTAGGTAAATTCCCGGTGCTTGGGGCATGGCTTGCCGGTAGGCCGGCTCATATGATGCATGGTAGAATGAGGGGCGTTTGTTTGATGGCTGGATGTTGTTGTGCTGGTACAATAGTGTACAAATCAAACGGAGAACCGTGTAGGATAGAGGATTTAAAACAAGAAGATGGAATAATAGGATTCGATAATATATCATCAAAAGCTGTAAGTCAAGACATAACATGGATGAAACCTCCTGCCGAGAAAGAGTGTTATAGAATAACAACAAAAAGAGGAAGGGTACTTGAATGTAGTGGGGATCATCCCATATTGACTGTTGTAAAGAAAAGGAAGGGTAAATTTAGGTACTTTGGATCTGATTTTAGAAGGGCTGATTCTCTTAGAGTTGGACGTAAAATATGTGTATCAGATGGTGTGGATATATGGGGAGATAAAAAAATGTTTGATCCATACCTTGTTGGCATTCTAATAGGGGATGGGAGCTATGGTTTTGATAAGACTCCTATTGTGTCTACCGGTGATGATGAGGTGTATGATTATATACGATCTAAATATGAGTGTTGTATAGAGAAACAGTATAAGACTAAGGACGGAAAAGACTATAGGGAAATAAGAATAAAAGGTATATGCCATGAGTTAAGGGAACTTGGTATATATGGTCAGACTAAAAAAAACAAAACACTTCCTTTAAATATACATTCATATAGAAGAGAGGATGTTATTATGATGATTAGGGGGTATTTTGATGCTGATGCTACTTTTTATTCTAATAACAATAATAGGGATCATCGTATAAGTTTAGGATCTTGTAATAGGCATCTTCTTGAAGAAGTAAAGGATGTTCTTTTTAAATTTGGAATACATAGTACTATTTCTTATAGCCCATCTAAAAATCCAGCAGATAGATCAATTATTCTTGATTCATATGTATGTAATATATTGGATAAATTATCCATGCTTAAATATTGTGATATAATTGGAACAGATATAGGATATAGAAGAGAGAAACTTGATTCTATAAGGAAATTCGGTTCTAATTTTAGCACATTTGGATCTTTTAGGTCAAAATATTTAGATGGAGTGATAATAGAAAGGATAGATAAGATAGAGTATATAGGAATTAAGCCTGTTTACAACCTCACTGCATCAGATACTCACACTTATATAGCAAATGGTATTATAACTCATAACACTGGCGGTAATGTAGAAAAGTCTCAAGATGCACAGAAAATCATGAACTCTCCGGACGAATATGGATTTATTATAATGAATTATGATATTCTAAATAAGAGAGTTATTAAACCAACATGGCGTATATGTAAATCTGGATGCTTTGTTCCGGCCCAGATGTCTCATGCGTATGAAAAGAAAGAAACGACTCTTGATAAGTATCTTGGAGTAGAGAATGCTCCCGGTCTTAAGAAGATAAAAATAAAAGTTTCAGATTTTGATAAAAATACTGGAATAATAAAATCACGTCTTGATGAACTTGTCAAAAAGGATAGAGCTTTATACGTCCAGGAACGAATGGCATTCCCTTTGTCTATAGATGATTGTTTCCTTAATACGAACGTAAATAGGTTCCCTGTAGAAGATGCGTTGAAGCACAAAAGCCGTCTTCTTGAAGAAGGTAGGCCTGGTAAAACAGTGGATATTTATCAGATAGACGGCATGAAAATGGGGTATAATTTTAGCGATAAGCAGCTTGCTGATTATCCGTTTCAAGGTGGTAACATAGATTCTCCTGTTGTTATATATGAGGATCCACCAGAAGAAGGAGGTGTTTTTGATTACACTTATGTTTCATCGCTTGACCCCTATAAATCTGACAAGGCTGATACTGATTCTGTTGGTTCGTTTTATGTACTTAAAAGATATGTAAAAATCAACGATCCATTTGCTTATTGCATAGTAGCATCATACGCATCACGTCCTCCATCTTCTGATGATTTTTGTAGGAATTGTGAAATACTTCAAGAAGCGTATGGGGCCAAGTGTCTTATGGAGAATGCCGACCGAATGTATGAATTTTATCTTACGAGACGAAATAAGCAGCTTATGTTGCTGGAAGATGGCGAACGTCTTGCCGGTAAGATTATCCGTGCTGGCGCCCGTCAGAACAACAAGCTCGGTTTGGCTCCTACGGTTCCCAATCAGCGCATGCTTTTCAATACCGTTATTCAATATTGCTGGGAGGATGTTGTTGTTGGGTATGATGATGATGGTAATGAAATAACACAGAAAGGTATTTACCGTATCCCTGATATAGAACTTCTTGATGAGATCGTAGCCTTCGGTCCTGGGACCAACACCGACCGTATCATAGCCTTCGGCCACGCTCTTCTTCTGGCTAAGTACTATGATGATATGGGTTACATGCCTGAAAGTACGACTCAAAAGGAGAATCAAAAGAAGAGAGAACGTAGGAAGACAGAGCAGGTTAAAGGATTTACGGTAAGAAGACATAACCCATACAAAATGAGGTGACGAGAACAAATTCCTTATCTTTGTGAAAAATAGGATAATAGGATGGAATATTTCAATAGAGATCAGGCTTTTCCGGCCAGAGGAGTATTTTCAGGGTTGCCGGTGCAGGCGATACCTACTAAGAGAAAAACCAAGGAGTGGTTTAAAGCCACTATGGATTCTCTTGAATTGATTGGTTTGAAGCAGCTTGATGAGAACCAGAAGTTCAAGGATTTTTATAGGATGATGGAAGGTAAGTTATCCTTTATGGAGCTGAAAGATGTAATTCCTTATCTTAAGGATGTTCAGTCTATAAGGGACAACGTAAACATTCCATCATTCTTACGTCATTATGATATAATAGGTACGATCGTAAACGCTTTTGTAGGATGGTTGGGTAATCTTTCTGACAAGTATAATGTAGTTGGATTGGACGAATCTGAAGTGAATCAGTATTCTGCCACGAAGGAGAATCTTCTTCATAATTACATTAGAGAGGAATTGGACAGAAGGGTTAGGCAAGAGTTATTAAATAGAGGATTGGATCCGGATTATAATAATTTTGCCAGCGAAGAAGAAAAGCAGGCTTATGCTCAGCAGATACAAGAGGTGAAAGCATCTATGACCCCTCCTGAGATAGAGAACTTCATGAATACAAAATGGAAGACTGCCGAGGTTATATGGGGTTCTCATACGCTTGAGGCGGACAGGGGGCGTTTTTACATGGATGAGATAGATACTGAGAATTTCATTGACTATCTTCTTACCGGTCGTTGCTTTAGAAATTATCATGTAGGATACGACTATTATAAGCCGGAGAGGTGGTCTCCGTTGAATACGTTTTATTCTAAGACATTAGATAGCAAGTATCCTCAATATGGGGATTATATTGGTCGTGTTCATTATTATACTGCCAATGATATTATAGTAAGGTGGGGGCATCTTCTTACGGCGAAAGACAAGCAGAAGCTTATAGGGGGTGCTGATAATTTCAATGGCACTTATCATAATGGTGATAATGGAAGTTATGTAAGTTTATCCAAATCGGCGAGTGTAGGGATGTTATATCAGAATAAGGTAATACCTTGGAAAGGATATAATGATTATGCTTCTATAAAAGCTTATGAGGATTATTACGGTATCCCAGCCGGCACATATACCGGATACGATAGTAATGGCAACGAATATCACAGAACCAGATTCATGCCAAATTTAGAGCATGGTAATTATTATAACCGTGCCCAGAGTTTAAGCGACGAGCATGTTCGTAGTGATTTGTATCAGGTAACTGAATCATATTGGGTATCCCCGGCTCAGGTGTATGTAATTACCTACCAAACTGAAACCGGATTAGTAACTACCGAAATGGTAACCGACGAGCTTCTTCAGGACTTTTTACAGGAAAATGGTATTAAGAAAATTACCAGAACCATGAGTAAGGGAATGGAGAACCCGGAGATTAATACCTATTTCGTAGATTACGTTCCACAGGTAAGGTACGGGGTTAAAATAAGTGGAGGTGCCCTCGCTCAGGACAACCTGTATCTGGATGGAGAACCTATCGATCACCAGATAAAAGGGGATAGCAACATCTATGACTTTGTTTTACCTGTTGCCGGATATATCGGTACTTCTATGGCTAACAGGATTCAGCCATATCAAATATTCTATAATTTCTCCATAAACCAGATAAACAATATTCTTGAAAAGGAGATCGGTAAATTCTTCTTAGGAGATATAAATCTGGTTCCGAGTGAATACAAGGATTTGGGTGAAGATGTGGCTGATATATGGGCAAACCTTCTTGATGTAGCTAAGTCTGTAGGTGCTCTTACATTAGATACCTCATCTCAAAACACGAAAGGTGGTGTCCCTTTCAACCAGTTTGCTGTCTATGATTTGTCCCAGACAGAGCAACTTAAAACAAGAATGGAACTTGCTGAATGGTCGAGGATGAAATGTTTTGAAATGGTTGGTATCACGCCTCAAGTAATTAACGGCCCCAACAGGTATGAGACCGCCACCGGGGTCCAGCAGGGCGTTACAGCATCTATGTTACAAACACAGATATACTTTGATAACTTCGGTTACTTCAAGAAACGCGCTTTGGATCTTCATCTGGCTGTTGCTCAACAATGTCAGGAAGAAGGAAAGGATATTTCTGTAATGTACACAAAAAGTGATCTTACCAGAGCGTTTTTATCTATAGGAACCGACGGTCTTAGTCTAAGGCATCTTGGTGTTCAGGCATTATCTAATTCCAAGAAAAGGGATGAGCTTGAGAAATTTAAAACTTTCATGTTGCAGCTAAATACAGCCGGAGGCGATATTTACGATCTTGCATCTATCTTCACATCAGATTCTATGGTGGAACTTATACAGAATGCAAGGAATACTCGCGCATACAACGAGCGTCAGATGCAGCAGCAACAACAGAATCAGATGCAGCTTAACCAGCAACAGATACAAGCTGAAGCTGCTGAGAAGGATAAGCAACGTCAGCATGAACTTGCTTTGGAAGACAAGAAAGGTCAATACAGGATACTTCAAGAGAAGATTCAGGCGGCAGGCAGGGCGGCAGACGCCAAGAGCGACGCCACCTCCCTCAACTTCCTGGCTTCTGTTTCAGATCAGACCGTAAGGCAAGCTGATATAGAAAGCAATGAAAGGATAGAGGATAAGAAAATTGAAAACGATTCCAAACTTCATGATGATGAAATGAGAATAAAAATGGAAGAGTTAAAATTAAAATCCAAAGAGCTTGCTCAACGAGCGAGGGAAGATGCCACCAAAAGGTATGTAGCCGGAATCAATAAGAATTAAGGATTAAACATCCCCAAATTTCATTAGAAAATCTCTAATAAAATTTGGGGATGTTTAATTTTTAGTGAAGATTAAACACTTATAAGTTTTTTATCTGAAATATAGGTATTTAAATATTTTTGCAGTATGGGAAAATTAGAAAAAAATGGAATAGTAGAATTGGACGATATTTTTAGTATCGGTCCGGTTGATGATGTTTATAATAGGGAAGAAGATATTCTGCCTATTAATGGTAATGAACCGGCTAAAAAAGATGAGAAGCCTGTAGAAGAAGGTTCTCAAATTAAAGAAGAGTCGGTTGTTGATCCTACTCCTGATCCTAAAGAGGATAAAAAAGGAGAAGAGAATGTAGTTGATGTTAATCAGGATCAGGTAGAGACCCCGGTTGTCAATTACAGAAAAGTATTGGATGCCCTTTCTTCAAGGGGAATCATTCCCGATTTGAAAGATGTGGTGTTTAGCGGTGAAAATGGCGAAGAGATTACTATTAATGATCTTGATTTTAGTAAAGAAGATTCGTTGTGTGACATACTATCTACAGTCCTTGAAAGCCAGAAAGAGGATATTGTTAAGGATAAGATAGATGTTACTTCTGTTTCTGATATTACCAAGAAGCTTATTCAGGCTGATAAGGCTGGCGCTAATATCGTTGATATTCTTAAGCAATATGATACGAATGTCGCTCCGATAGAAAAGCTTGACATTGAAAACAAAGCAGATCAGATAAAGATCGTTCGCCATTATGTTGATCTTCTTGGGTTGCCTAAAGATGAAGCTGATGAGTTTTTCAAAGGCATTATCAATAAAGGAGAAGAGTATGTTGAAGCAAAGGCTATAAAGTATAAGGCTGAGCTTGATAAGAGAATGGATGATATTATCCAGCAACGTACTAAAGAGGCTGCCGAAAAGAAGGCGAAGGATGCAGAAGATTTTAGAAGGTATAAGAAAGACCTTAAGTCTTCTATCCAGGCAAAGTATCAGCTAAATGACACTATGGTATCTAAAGCTCTTGATTTTGCCCTAAAACCTTCTGAATCGAATCCCGGAATTACCAAAGCATTTAATAGGGTAAGGGAGATGATGATGAATCCGGAAGAAGCGCCAGATTTGATTATGTTTCTTATGAACCCAGGAGAGTTCATAAAACAGAAGTCGAATCAAGCTGTAGTTGATGAGAAGAAGAAAATTTATAAGCTCATCAGCCACACAAATAAAGACAAGAGGGTAGCTCCGGTAGATGATAAAGGTGATCAAGTTCAAGGTGTGAAGTTCGATGAAATCAGTATAGATTAAAAATTAAAACATTTTTTCGTTCATGGCTAATGTACTTTTAACAAAAAATTTCCCGGCCACCATGAATGGTGACACGGTGATTGGATATACCGACGCTAAAGTCGTTAAGCAAAGTATCGTAGAGCACGATCTTAGCTCTTTAGAAGATTGGTACTACGAAAATCCGGATAAGAACCATCTGGGTATGCTTGAGTTGTTTTCTAACATTACAAACTATCCTCTGCCTATGTATATGGGTATGATTAAACAGGATGCTACTATTACCGTAAATGGTATCAATGGTTCATTCCGTTATGATCTTCCGGTATCAGAAACGTATGAGGTGGTTACAGTAGAAGACACGTCTTTGAAATATGCAAAACCTGGTATTGATGAAAGCTTCTTCGAAATTGTGTTGAATGCACAATTCAAACAAGGAGATGTTATTACTTACGATGTGATTAACGGTTGCCAGGCTCTTATCTCTACAGAGCGCCCTCCGAAACAAGAAGGTGAAAACTGGAGATATTGGTGTAAGCTGTGGGGTCGTTCTCGTGCTAAATACTTCCCGAAAGACATGCTTCGTGCCGGTATTAAATACTGGAAGGTAACAAACGTTCTTGGTGAGTTCTCTACTCAGTTCTCTGGTGTAGGAGGTGCTTCTAAGGCCGGTTCTATGACTTGTGAATTTACGCTTGGTGGACACCGTGGTGTTGAAGGTGAAACGACTATGTACGCTGGTATTAAGTCTTTGGCTTATGCGGACGAACGTACACAGAATTTCATCGACAAGGCTTACCAGAAAGTTCGTCAGCTTTCTGAAATCAGAGGAGGTGATGCAAGTTATGCCATTATCGGTTCTCGTCTTGGTGACGGAAGCATTGATATGCGTACGGCACGTGTAGCCAATACAGTGTCTTTGTTCTGTTTGGCTGAGTTGGCTAAGATGGAAGCATACGAACTTATGTTCATGCGTGGAGGTAGAGTTAAGGGTCATAATGGTGTTTTGATGAAAAACGAAGGTTTGTACCATCAACTTCGCCGTGGTTTCGTTATCTCATATGCACGTCCGGGCGGTATCAAGCGCGAACACTTCCTGGCTGCTGCTGACTATATTTTCCGTGGTCGTAGCGATATGCCGATTGAAAATCGTGTAATGAAATTCAAGGTAGGTGCTATGGCTTATAAGAACATCGTTGAAATCTTCCGTGATGAGTTCTTCGCTCAATTAGGTGCTTTGGCTCCTCTTATGGGTACAGAACGTCTCATCAATAACCCGGTAACAGGATCAAACGATGCTCTTGAATTAGGACCTGTAAAGATCAAGGGTGTTACTATTCCGGGTATTGGTAAGGTCATTGTAGAACACGAACCTTCTTTGGATTACGTTGATATGGTAGATAGAAGCCAGTTGGTAGACGGTATGACTCCTATCACATCATATTCATGTATTATGGAAGATTTGACCGCTCCTGAATATTCCAATGCATTCGCCGGTATTCCTGCTTCAGCCGAAGCTCGTATTGGTAATATCAACAGCAACGTATTCTACGTTAAGCCTGATATCGGTTCTATGTGGTGGGGTTACGAACAAGGTAGATGGTCATCCAGGGTATCGGCTAAAGAAATTGTATCCAGCCATCCTCGTATGTCGGAACAATTCTGGTGCCACTCTGTATCGGCTTGTTGGGTAAAAGATACCAGCCGGTTCGTAACAATTGAATTGTTACCAAGCTCTTTGTAATCATAACTTTTAATATTAACTTGCGGTCGGCTTTAAAACCGGCCGCAAATTTTGTTTCTAACATAGTCTTTTCATATATGAAAAGACGTAGGATATATAAAAAGATGGGAAAAAAGATTTTTGAAGAAAGCCATGAGTCTAAGAAACTGCTGGCTACCGTAGGAGGAATGAAGATATATTCCGACTCTATTTATGTTATAACAGGTAAGATGGATGAAGAAGCTCCTTCCGGATATCAGGAAAGAGGCATTTCCAAGACTCCTTTCCCTGGTAACAAGACAGTATCTTGTTGTGGATGGGATAAGGATCTTAGGGTGTATGATACCGGTTTCTTCATCAATTCAGCATGTTATAAAGGTTACTCACTTGAAGACAAGAAGAATGAAATGGATATGCGTATTAAGAATATTCGGTATCCGTTTGAAGAAACTGTCAATGAGGACCTGGACCAAAAGAACTTCGATTTCTGGGATTCTTACAGAATTGACTTGTATGATGGTCGTTTGTTCTACACTAATGACGTTCGTGATTTATTTGAGTTGTATATAGCTATTTTGTCCAAGTCTCTTACTCCTAAAGAGGAAGACGGTAATCCGATGTATGTCGAATCTTATTATTGTGTAGAAGACAAGACTACGGCCGTAGATATCAGGAAACAACGTCAGATTGACAAGGCTGATATTTTATACGAGTTCATGAACAAACTGAAAGGATCTGAGGCTGAAAGAAAAAGCATCTACGATCTGCTTTTGTATCTTGACATCATATACAGCGTAGAGCTTGATCAGAGCATGGTTCAATACATATTCACTAATTGGATTGACGCCAAGAATACGAACGTTGACATGTATAAAGAAGCAAGCTCAAGGTTTTTATCTGACGACGAATCTTCCGAAGGGATGCAGGTGATTAAATTCCATCGTATGATCAGGGAAATGATTGAGGGCTTGGCTGTCACCGTCAACACCGACGGACTGTATCTGAATGGCGAGCTCCTGGGCGCCGACGCCATCTCTGCATCTATGGCTATTGCTTCCAATAAGTCGATGTTAGAAACTAAGTCACGTGTCCTGGAAGCGTATAACGCTTTAAAGAACAAGCATGAAAAAATAGAAGGCACTAAGTCTGGCAAGAAGAAAAAGGAAGATGAGAAAGGTTTCGATATTGACCAATATGCTGACAAAAAAGAGAATTTATGAAAATCGTTGATTGTTATCTCCGGGCCTTACAGAAGGCTGAAGAAAACATGACCAACGGTGGTATAAAACTTGACAAGGCACGTTTTGTTCAGCTTTTTAATGACGAACAAAACCGCCTTGTTCGTTATATCCTTGATAAGAAAAACGAAGAGGATATACGTTATATACAAAAGTTGGTTGTGTACTCAAAAGAACTTGATAAAAAAGAAGATAAAGATAATCCGGAAAGTACTTTATTTTCATTTCCTTCTGATTTCTTTTCTTTTTCAAACATATCAGGCGTATTTACCGAAGGTGAATGCACGGTTACTGATTTTAATATGTGGGAGGCTAAGAACGAAAACCCGCATGAGCTTCTTGCTGACTTTTTTAACAAACCCGATTTTGATTTTAGGGAAACATTCTATACAATAGGAGAAGATTCGGTAAGGGTGTATAAGTCTGGTTTTGATGTAGACACCGTTTATCTTACGTATTATCGTTATCCGAAGGAAGTTGACATCGAAGGATATATTAAATCCGATGGTTCTAATTCAACTGATATAGATCCTGAATTAGATGACAAATTAATCGGTATTATTCTTAACATGATTGAAAAGCAATTTGCTTTGAATGAAAGCGAATACGGACGTTATCAAATAGACTCAAACAACGTCCAATCTCCTTTGTGACAAATAAGAGGCACATCCTAAATTAAAGATTATCAAAAAGCATTAAGAATTAATTAATTCCTAATGCTTTTTGTTGCTTATATGACTATCGCTATTTTTGAGACAGATAACAGAATACTAATTTTTAAAATATTATAAGGCTATGGCTATCCATAAACCGTATGACAGACACATTATCTGTCCTCCGCACGCTAAGTTGGCGGACGTAGATTCTTTGTTGCTTCAAGAAGGTCAGATCGCTATCTATGATTTGGATGGTGAGCAGACTAAAGATGGTTTGAAAGCGTTGAAAGACTTGAAAGGATATCGTAAGGACGAACAACGTTTCCAGATCAGAATCGGACGTAATGAGATGGTGAACGACCGTGTATCTGATGATAAATCATTCTCTACACCTACGTTTGCTATTGATGAAATTATAGAAGTGTATGCTTCTGCTCCGAAGAGTAAAGAAATTAAAGTAGATGAGGTTATTTTCGGTTATAACGGAATTGACGACAGTACCGCTATTACAGCAAGAAAAGGCGATCGTATTCCTATCCATATTAAGTTAACAGGACGTTTGTTTGAGCTTCGTGGTTATCCGATGGGTGAGGTAAATATCGATGATTACATCATTTTCGAAAACTGTCCGGGTCGTGAGGATATGTGCTCAGAATGTGATCCTTGCGAAGATGTTGATATTTTGGCTGCTATCTTGAAAACAATCGAACGTATCAAGAATCAGCCGATTGCAGGTGGTGGCAAGGTAGGTGATTTTGTAGAAATCCATCCTATCCATTCTTGCGATGAACTGGAAAAAACTCCGGTGGAAACCGACATGAATTTCTATTGCATGGAAATGTGTGATACCGGTGATGCTTATGCTCTGGCTCAGCTTAAGGCTGCTTATCCAGGTTTGGATATTAAGAGAGTCGGACGTCATCTTTCTACATCCAAATATCAGGTGATGAAAGAAGGCGGCAAGCCTTCTGATTATACTCAAAAGCTGTCTTCTATCATGAAAGGCTGCGAAGAGTGCCCTGATGGATATACTAAGGTAGACGGAGGTTTGATTTATGCCGTAACGTTAGAGGATGATGGGGTTGATCAGTCTACTGTAGTAGAAAGCATTAAGAATGCCGTTAGTAGCACTGCCGAGAAAACAGCAGCCCAAGATGGCGGCGTAGGTATGTACACTGTGGCCGTAAGCAAGAAACTGACGAAGGCTGATATCGATGCATTTGTAGAAACTAATCCGACTGCTACAGTAACGTTCGTTGCTAAAACAGCAGATATGTGTAGCAATCCTGCTGTTACTACCGTTAGCTGGGAAACATGTGGTTCTTGTAAGATTTCGAAAGAAGCTTATGAAATCACGTTGCCGGACGATGAATGTGGTAACAGTGCTAAAGAAGAATTGCAGGCAGCATTCCCGTATCTGACAATCGAAGATTACGGTACACCTGGTGGATGTCAACACAAATTCAAAACAACGGTCGTTACTAACATGGTTTGCGACGAATGCGATAAAATCTTCAAAGACTTCTTCGTATCTAAAGCTCCCGAATCTTATCGTGGACGTAACTGGAAACGTTTGGGTGCCGTAGCAGGAGATCAGTCCATTATCGCCGATCCGCTTCCTAAGAACTGCAAATGTGGTATCTTGTTCCGTGGTATTGACTACATGATTTCTCCGTCTGACTGTTTGATTGACCGTCTGACATTCCAGGAAGGATCTGTTCGTATTGCTGTAAATGGCGGTTATCCGGATGAACAGCGAGAGGCTATCAGCACGTACTTTAACCCGATCCATACCGAATACAAACAGCACTGGGCTCCGCGTACTCACCTCGGCGCTGAATTGCTGGATAAGGAACGCGAACAACGTATGTTCTTCGATTTCCGTAAGACTCACCAAGAACTTATGGAACGGATGTTTACCAACGAAGAAACCCGCTTAGACCTGTTGGCTCCGTATGCTGATTATTCAGTAACGTTGAAGCCGGCACGTTATTCTAACGGCTTCGGTAGGGTAATTGATGATCATATTACAGTACACTTCCATGTACCGTATGGCGCTCACGAAGGTATTCAAGACCTTATGGACTTGTTAGCTGCTTCGGCAAATATCAAGCCCTGCAAGATTTGATTTTCCTTTTTTCTATATATCCCAAGGGGGAGGAGGCTGGTCCTCCACCCCCTTTTTTGTAATAAAACAATTTGAAATAAGTTAGTTTCATATGAATGGCGTGGATTTTTTATCCGGTGCCTTTGGTAGGGGCATTGATAAAATAACCAACATAGTTGGAAAATGGGGTTCCTCCCAACCGGTAGATGACAGCAAATCCGGTATAAAAATAGGGGACAAAATCTACCAAGTGGTTGTGTCCTTAAATGGCTGTTATTGGTATCTTGACGAAGAAGGCAAGAAGCATCCTGTTTCTGGTATTCCGGCCACAACCGAATGGGAGTGGATTAACATAGCTGAGAAGGTTATCAAAGATTTCAAAACCTGTTACCGTACACCTGGCGGAAAGGTTGAAGTATGGAGTTGGTATCTTCTTAACGATCAGATGGATGTTCTTAAAGAAACCCATAGAATTACCGACAGTACCGATATGGATAATCCGGTAGGTAAAGTTCTTACTAAAATACCGGACGAGTGGGTTATGATCGACTGCGATCTTCCTGATATGACAGAACGCGACATTACGTTCGTCAATAGATGTTATAAGACTCCGGATGGTAAGGTTGAAATAGAAGGATTGGAGGCCATAGATGATAAGATAAATATCAGGGAATCTATTTATACCGTTATTCAATCGACGGACGATAATTTCCCTGCCGGCCATGTTTTTAAACTAATTCCAGAGAATTGGGTTCGAATGGTTTGTGACTTTCCTGACATGACAGAACGAGATGTAACTTACGTTCTTGAATGTTACACTACTAAAAAAGGAAAAGTTCAAGTAGAAGGTTTGGTAGCCATAGATAACATCCTTGGAGCCAGGGAAGAGGTTTACACCGTCCTTCAGTCAACTGATCCTGATATTAAGGTAGGAACCGTGCTGGATTCCATTCCCGAAGATTGGGTGAGGATGGTCTGCGATTTTCCTGACATGACGGACAGGGAAATTGTTGAAGTGGACGAATGTTATAAGACTGATGGTGGCAAGGTCAATATAAAAGGCTATCAAGCTATTGATGCCGTTCTTGGTGTAAGGGAACAGTATTATTATATTGTTAAGACAACGGATGCCGCCTATCCTCAGTGGATGAGAATAGATAAGATACCTAACGAATGGACGAAAACCGAATGCGATTTCCCTGATCTTACGGAAAGACATATTATGTCCGTAGATGAATGTTATACTACTCCTGGTGGTAAAATACATCTTGGTGGATACAGGTCGGTAGATAGCATAATAGGTGTCCGGGACGAGTATCTTATTGTTTTAGAAACTACCGACCCTGATATACAAAGAAGCGCCACATTCAGCAAAATACAAGAAGGATGGCAGCGTATTGTTTGTGATTTCCCTGATGCTACTACATCCGACACAGAAATAGTAGAAAACTGTTATAAGACGGAAAAGGGTAAGGTTCAGATCCGAACATACATAACAATGGACGGATACGGAAATACAAGGGAATTGAGACATATGGTTCTTAAAACAACCGATCCTGATTACAATATCGGATCTAATATTGATCAGATACCGGTGGGTTGGTTAAGTATCGAGTGTGATTTTGCGTCTGCTACACAACGTCATATAAGACAGGTAAAAAACTGCTACGCCTCTGATGCCGGAAGCATTTACGTTGAGGGGGAAATCGTTTACGACAATGACCTTGACGTGGACAAGATGGCGCTGACGGTCATGGAAAGCACTGACCCGGCGATAGCCGTAGGGACGGAGCTGGCGGCTATTCCCTCTGGCTATGTGAAAACAGTTTGTAGATGTAATTGTTGCAACCACTAAATCTTATTGTCATGAGCTGTAATGAATATTTTTTAGTAACACTGGAGTCTAAACCGACTCCAGTCCGTCATAAATACACGAATTTAACAGACGAATGGTATGGTCCTGATGGCGTTAAGTACGAAGATCCTGATACGATAGCCAAAATCGAAGAACAAGCTACAGATAAGAATCGTATAGGGGATAACACTTTATATCAGAAACTTATTGAAATACATTCTCAAGGAGAGTCAATAAAATCAGACATCGGAGACATAGGTTCGGTATTAGATTATATAAATGGGGAGGAAGTGTAATGGGAACCATATCAGATAAGTTAATGAGGATCATAAATACCAAAGAGGATATAAGGCAAGCCCTTATATCCAAAGGGTATGATGTACCTACTTCCATACCTTTTAAAGAGTATGCTAAAATGATATCGGACTTACCATGTAGAGTGGATTCTTTTCCTGATATAGAAGGAATTGTAGCTCGTTATTCAGCATTAGGTCTTACTAATGAGCAGATGGCTGCCAATCCCGTATGGGTTGATAAGACGGGTAATGGGCACGATTTACAAATGAAAAACTTAGCCTGGGGTGGTATGTCTGGGGTAGGTGGATATAAATTAAACTGGAGTGATTCTAACACTTGGGCAAATTATATTGTTCAAGGAGTGTATGGTACAGGTGAAGTTACTGATAATACAATCCATATTACAAATGCTAAAACCTATAATGCGCTATTTGAAACAAAGACAAGTCTTAAATCTGTTGAGTACAAAGTATTGATAAAAGGATTAACGGATGATATATATTTGCGTTATGGTGTATTTAATGATGGGAAAGAATTATGGACAGAAATAAAGAACGATGGTATATATACTTTGCCGTCGTATGATTACGATAGTAGATATAATATGAAGTGGAAAGTGATGTCCCAAACCTATCCTATAGATTGCAATATTACCATCGAACAACTTCCCCTCTACCCTGGTGCACTTGTCTTTGATGGTGTAGATGATTACGGTACCTGTGATAACTTCCCTATTCTGACTAAAGAAAAGGGATATACGGTTGTGGCGTTGAGACAGTGGATTACATATAATCCAAATGCAATATCTGCTATAGCGACAAACGCATCCGATCAATCTTTTAATGGTGCGTTCACTTTTGAAAATTACAATAAAGGAGCAGAGCAAACTATTTCGTATGGAGCTACTCAAATATCATTACAATATTCAAAATCTCCTTTTTCTTGGCAAACAACATCTAAGTATAATGGAGTTAATATTGCCAATGGAAACAAAGATGCGACAAATTCACTTGTTTTAGGCAGGTCATATCCTCAAAGAGATGATTTTGCTAATTTTGCTATCTGGGAACTTGTATTTCTTGACCACGATGCCACCGAAGAAGAATTGACCAAGATCAAAGACTACTTCGTCAAAACCTATCCTTGGTTATTCTTTGATCAAGCATGGACTGTCACCGGCAAAACCAACGAGGACGAAGATCGTGCTACTATTGCCAACATTACGGGCAATGGTAATAATCTTGTGCTGTCGAATTCTGGGTTTGCAGAAGGGAGTGGGTATGGGTTGTATGCTGAGAATTATGCTGGTGGTAGATGGGTTCAATCTACTGATAGAGCGGATTTAACTTGGACGAGTTATTCTGTAAATATAACTTCAGTTAAAGTTGCGTCTACACAGTTATATTATCAATCCTATCCTGAACAACCTTCTTTTATAGTTCCTTCTTATAAGATAAAAGTTTATGGACTGAAAGATGGTCAAACCCTATCTTATAGACAAGCAACTTCTGAAGGGCAACAATTATATAAAATATCAGAAGATGGAACTTATACATTACCGTCTTTTCCATTTAAAGCAAATGGAGATTGGTATGGATTTACCTTAAATAAGGTACAAGAATCCTGTGACATTACTATAGAGCAAATCCCCGAATACGAAGGATATCTGGTTACTGATGGGGTGGATGATAAGATAACTTCGTCTACATTTGAAATGGGTAATGATTGGACTGTAATAGGAGATTGGGAGCTTATAAATACAGGGAAAAATGACAATGCTGGTATTGTAAAATTTGATAGTATAGTCATTTATAATTATAATCCAATACTTATTAACATAAAAAATGGTAGAAATAATTTGATTCCCGATCAAAATACCGTTAATGCAATTTGTTCTGATGGCAGGATTTATTCAAAAGACTGGAAAGAATCTATTTATAATGAAGAAACGGAATCTACCAGTAAAAATTTCTTAACTATAGGATATTCAGGTAACGCATATACTAAAATTGCTTTCAAAAACTTAGCGATTTATCCTACAGTCCTCTCCAGGGAAGATTGTATCAAAGCATATAACTATTTACAAACTTTAAAAGCAAAATAATATGAAATTCATTATCATACCAAAAGAAGTATATAATTCCGTATCTGAAGAAAAGAGACGTGAATTAGGAATAGGCAGCCCAAGAGCGAGCGTAGATGGCTCTAAAGTTATTTTACATGTAGAACATTATGACCTTCTATTTAAGTCTTTAGACATGCAGGCTGATGACGAACCTCAATACCCGTATCCGGTATATGACAGCCCTTCTTCTGAGCTTGAATCTGTTCTTTCATCTAAAGAATGGGTGTCTGATGTTAATGACGAGCGTCTTTGATCTTGTTATGGTTGGGACAATTGCTATATTTGTGAAAAGTTAAATAATTAAAGCGTGTGGTAGCGTTATCTGCCATATAATCATCATGTTTCAGATAATAATCGGATGCGTTTTGGCTAATATCCTTACGATAGCAATCATCGGTTTAGCCCTGTATTTAGTGTATCGTAAAAACGAAGATCGTTTAAAGGCTTTGGATTCTAAGATTGATCAGAAGGTTGAGGACGTAAAAAACAAGGTTGGTGCGGTGATGGACATCGTAGACCAGGTCAAGAAGTTGTTGGATAAAATTAACAAAAAATAAATATGGCAGAAATAGGTTATAACAGTAAATTCGAAGGCCAGGGGGTTGATTCCAGACTTGAGAATGTGGTGCAGGCTGCTCCTGGAACAGGTTCGGAGCCGGGGAGGGGAGGCCTCATTCCGGCTCCCCCTGCCGGAAGTCAGGACGGTAGCAAGACTCTTCTTAGTAATATGACATGGGGAGATCATGTAACAAAACAGTACATAGATGATGCTGTTTCGGCAGCAGGGTGGAAGAAACAGATTGTTAGCAAACTTCCTACTGTTGAAGAAGCGAAAGATAATGTCATGTATCTCGTAAAAGACGATGTGGCATCTACAGAAACTAAAAACGTGTATAACGAATATATTTTGGTTACTGAAGAAGGTGGAACTAAGGTGCTTGAATCACTTGGTATGGTAAGTACAGGAGTAGATTCATCTTATCTTGATTTATCCATATTTCCCAGTACTTCTGGAACTCTTGATGAGGATTCGTATGCAAAAGTTCTGAATGCTTACAATAACAATATTACATTAGGTAAGCTTAGTTCTTATTATTTTTCTTTGGATTATTTTTTAGACAATGATAATTCTGAATTAAAAATAATAGCTGTTTTATTTAATAACACCAACTCAAAGGAAGACGTATCTGGATCTTATATAGACATTGAGATGGCAACTTATGTTGTTTCCCAAGATAAGACATATAGAGCTATAGCTAATACGGCTACGTTGTCTAATGACATGTTATCTTATTTGAAGTTTATGGCTAAGACTCCTAATGTTGTCACAACATTAGCAAGTTTGCCAATAGATGCTCATAATATCATAGCCAACGTAGCTTCCGCTACGAACCTGTCTATGGCCGTATCTGCTGAGGATGTTGGGAGGGAATGGCAGGTGCGGGTCAACAACACTACCGGCACAGACATCACGCAGCCGCTTCCTACCTCTGGCCTGTTCCAGAGCATGTCAGACGATTGCGTAGTAGTACCTAAAAATAGTTTTATAGAATTAAGTATCTGGTATATTAATGATAAGTTAGTTATCAGAGTAGGTGAACAAGCTTAACAGAAAGGATAGAGTATGGTTTATGTAAATAAAAACGTAAAAGGTTTTTACTGGGAAGGATACGAGTTGGATTCCTCTTCTTACGAAGTAGGGTATTCTTACCAAGATTTCTTAGATGGTAAATGGGTTCAACTTGACTCCGATCAAGAAAAATTCCATCAAGACAATCCTGATGCGAGTGTGAAAGAAGTTATTGCCATGCAGCTTGACCCGGGGCCTCCTGGACCAACTGAAGAGGAGTTGCTTGCCAAGGCTAAGGATAAGAAAGTTTCTGAGGCCAGGGAATATGCTTATTCTGATGCTGTCCGCTCTTATAGCTTGGATGGTAAACAGATATGGTATAACAGCAGCATGAGGCAGAAGGTTAAAAACGATATTGATGTAGCAAAAGGGAGCGGGATATACACCGTATCTGTAGCAGATTCAGAATACGAGCTTGATATTGCTAATACGGCAATGAATGAAATGCATGTATATGAATCTGAATGCGATGATCGTACTGCTGCCATAGAAAAGGAAATAGCTTCTAAAATTGACAGGAGTGAAGTTGAATCTATGAAAGTGGATGAAGGATATCCTGAGAAGTTGGTAAGGACAAAGGATCAGATCATAGAAAAAAATAAGATCCTTGAAGCTAACGATCCGGAGAAGGCTACAGCCATGTACATGAGGGCGATGATCAATACGCCGGCTATGTTGGAGAATACTGACCAGAGTCTGGCTCTTAAGATAAAAGGATTGTATCCTATTTGGGATAAGGATGGAGTTTATGGCGACAAAGGTCTTCCTATGGGAACTGCTGTTGTAAAGGGGCAGCGTTTTCGTAGTAAAAACCAGCCTTCAGATTTGGATTGGACTTTGTTTGAAGTAAGGCAAAATCACAATCTACAAGCTGATTGGGTTCCTGGCCAGGGAGGTGGAGCCGAAAGTCTGTATATGGTTGTTCAAGAAAAGCATTCAGGTACCGTAGACGATCCTATTCCTTGGGTATATAATTCTATTTTAGAGAACGGAAAGTATTACATAGACAAAGAAATTAAGTATCTTTGCATAAGAGATTCAGGCATCCCTTTGGCTTACGAGAATCTTTCTGATCTTGTATCAGCCGGATACGTAAGGGTTGTTTAGGTCGTAATTTGTTGTTAATGTTATGGATGGCCCCTGTATATTTATTTATGCAGGGGTTTTTCTTTAATCCAAACTCCGCTTATTTTAATATTTGGTAAGGTTCTGATTATCTTTGTGAAAAAGGTTAAGTTATGGAAAGAAGTGATATTATAAAAGAATTGAGTCAGTATTTTAGTATTGTTGAATTAGTTGGTCCTAAAGAATACGGTAGAGACAAAGATCTTTGCTGGAGGTATTTAAGAACTGAATTGCTTCACACGATACTGGTTTTAAGGAAAGACATATTGAAAACGCCGATGACGGTTAATACCTGGAAGTCGGGTGGAAGGTTTGATGAGCGTGGGTTTAGGAACAATATTTCGGATATAGTAAAATCCAAGACCGTATCAGGGTCTTTGTATGTCAGTCCTCATATGCTTGGGGCAGCCATCGATTTCGATGCTAAAGGTATGACGGCGGAGGAGGCAAGGAATAAAATAATTCAGTCGCAGGATTTACTTCCTTGTCCTATTAGATTAGAATCAGGTACCAATTGGGTCCATATTGACGTATATGACTCTCTTGGAAGTAGCAAGAAAGTAACTATGTTCTAATATGGCTTACAGATTTGTAGGAAGGATGAATTTAGGAAGTTTCTGGGCTTTTCTCATTTCCGGATTATCAGCATTGTGGATGAATTTCCAGGAGATTCACCACCTTATATATTCTATATTGTTTATATTAGCTATAAATCTTTTGTTAGCTACTATAAAAAGTATCAAACACTGCTATATCCGAAGAAAGAGAAAGAGGCCTTTTAAGATATTGACATGCATAAGCGAAATGGGAGTTTCGAAAATCCTTCTTGAGTTCGCGACTTGCTCTTTCGGGTTGTTTACCATATCCGGAATGGATCTTATTATGTCTATGGGAGGGCATAAATCCCCAGAGTTTATAGACATGCTTCTTCGGTGGATTACGATATTCGCCTTAATATTATACGGTGGAATGGCATTCAAACGCCTCGGCGACCTTGCACCTGATTTGATGATAGTAAAAGGCGTTAAGTATTTCTTTAGCAAAGTAAGTTGGTGGCAGAAAGTTCCATTCGGAGAAGAGCTTAAAGAAGGTATTAACAACGGTGATATACAAGAGCTTTTAGACGAAGATAAGGAGGGTAAAAGATGTGTTCGCAAAAAATGAGAGCCAGGCATGTGTTAGGAGTTCTTCTACTGTGTTTTATATCTTTCTTGTTTGGTAAAACATGCAAGAAACAAGAAATAATACACGATATAGAAATAGATACTGTAATAGATACCATTATCCAACCTGTTCCTGTTCCTCAGTATATAGTTGACGTAGGGGAGGTAGAAATACCTTTCCCTATGGATGCTATAGTTGAAAAAGATACGATAAAAGACACTGTCTATATCAATATTCCTATACAAAGAAAAACATACAACACAGATGATTATCGGGCTGTTATAAGCGGATACAGACCTAATTTGGACACGATGATCATCTACCACAAAAAAGAAATAATATACGAAAAGAGCCGGCGCTGGGGCATAGGACTGACGGCAGGGTATGGGGTTGGGCGCGAGGGCTTCTCCCCCTACTTAGGCGCTGGAATCTATTATCGGATATGGTAATAATCACGTCCTATTTTATTTAATACACAACATTTTAAACTTTTATCACCCCATTTACTTATCTTTGTGGAAAAAGGTAAGTTATGAATTATATCGATATTTTACCACAGATAAGAAATAACATTTTCTATGTCAGGATAGTAATGACCGACTACGATGTGGAAAATCAGATGGTTATTAGAATAGTAGCCAGAAGAAATGACGGTTTGTACAAGACGGAAGTAGTACAGTATCCAAATGAAGGAACTGATTACAACGGAGAAATCATTGTTCCTATGTTTGGTATGGCTAAGTCATTGGTGGCCCAAATAGTAGGAGTCAAGATAAATGGTACCGAGGTACGTGTTAATAGCACTGAAGTAGAGGGAGCTGATATAACAGCCAGATACGATGATTCCCTTACCAGAATGGGGTGGGAAGAGAGCATGAACAACATCCATCTTGATTTTGAGGTTGTAAGTACAAACAACCCTAAAACGCTTCGCATAGCCGATCAGTCGGAATGGGGGATATTGGCCGACAGACCGGCTATTATAGGGATCGTGCCACCTGAAGACGAGAATAAGTATGTTTATTATCTTGGTAAGAATCAGTTGAATGTATTCAACAGTAAGACTCTTGGCATAAATCCGGGTCGCGGAAATGATTTTGAAAACCTAAAAGATGGTATATACGATATTACCATAAAAGGAAGTCCTTCCTCTTATTCATTTAACAGAAAGTATTTAAAAACAGATCTGATCCGTCTTAACATAGATAAGATATGGGCCAGGTCAACTGTGTTATGTGATCATGAGGATGATGACGTTATTGACAAAATAAAAGAAATAGAGTTTCTGCTGGCTGCGGCTGAAGCTAATATGAGATTAGGGAATTTTGAAAACGTAAAACAATTATACGAAAAAGCATCTAAATTGATTTACGTTCTCAATAATTGTGAAAATTGTGGTTGCAAAATGTAATTAATTAAATATAAATAAGTTATGGGATGTGGATGTGGAAGAAGTAATATTACTTCTGTTAATAGAAATAGGGCTATAAAGCCTCAGTCGAATACGACACCTAAAGCTGATTCTAATGCGGCTTGTATTCAGAAATATGATGAACTTGCTGTGTTGGACAAGAAAATCATAGACCTTCATCGCAAGTTCAGGTTTGTAGGAGGTGTAAGTAAAAGGTATGCTGATATTCAAAAGCTGGTAAGAGGGTGGATTGTTAATTTGAAGAACGAGTGCCCGGATCCGGATGATCTTGCTACTTATTCTGAATACATAAATAAAGAATACGCCAGGTATTTTACCGTGAAATAATATGTCAGCTACCGGAAGTACACAGCAAATTCTTTTCCCTTCATCTTACTTATGTGAGTGTGCTGATCGTTTTATAGCATGTAAGGCTGATCAGTATCTACAATATCATAAGTATAAGGTAGGTATCAAGCCTGATATGGATACGGTTCTTAAAATAGATCGTATGAGAAGAATCGTATGTGAAGGGGAATGCGGGTTGTGCCCGGACGAGATTCAGAAATTTAAAGAAGAACTTAATAAGATCTTGTCATGAAAAAGATGTATTACAACAAGGAATACAGAAAAGCTTTCAAGAAATCTGACTGTCCGGAAGATCTTGGTTCTGAAGAAACGTTTATCGTTCATGAGGCTGAATTTTGTTCGGATATAAGCCAGGATGATGCAGATAGGAAAGCGGAAGAGTTTGCGGATAAAGAAGGTCCGTTGTATGCTAATAAAGTAGGTGGCTGTTGCGAGGTATATTATAACACAAGACAGGAAGGGGATTTCTTTAAAAATGATTGTCCTGATGGTCAAAAACAAGAACAACCCACACATCACGTGGTAGAGGCCGGGCGTGTATGGTCTAAGTTTAGTACCGAAATAGCCAACTACGAAGCTGCGAAGATTCTTGAGCAAGAAGGGCAGGCTGCCGCTAACGAATCTGGAGTATGTAAAACCGTTTATTACAACGAAGATCAACATGGTTGGTTTAGTAAACGTTGTAAGGAAGGATGGAAGGCTCCTGAGAAATACAGGAGGATATACGCTGGTACCGTAACGTCTTTCATTAGCGTTGATGATGCCAATGAAAAGGCTAAGAAGATACTGGAAGAAGAGGGCATGAAATGGGTTAATGAAAATACCAAATGCGAGCCTGTTGTTGATGAATGCAAATTTGATTTTTGAAAATGAGCAACGTAAAATTTAATCCGACAGAAGGTGAGAATGATAAACTGGTGTCGGTGTTTTCTGAAATAAATGAAGGTCTTGATACGACTTTGAATTACACTATTTCCGATGAAGGGAATAAGGCTAAGAAGAACATCGTCGTTAATCAAGTTGGTAAAAGGGAAAAGTTTTTATCGAAGAAAGGGGAGGAATCTGAGCCTTTTGTTTTGTCTGATGGTAATACTTTCAACGTTCTTAAAGAAGGTGCTTCAGGATCGGCATCCGCTTGGGCTGAGGATCAGCTTCCTCCAGAAGCCACGGAATCAGTTGGCGACAAAAGCCTTCTCCCTTCTTGGGATTTTTACCTTATAGACATGACTCAAAATACCGGAGACAAAGTGTGTCCGGTTGGAAAGCTTCGTAAGAACAATCTCCTTAGATTTGAAAATGGAGATTTTGCTCCTACGGTAGGCATAACCGAGGAAATGAGAGCCGAATGTGATGTGGAGTTGTATTTGGATAGCGGTCATAAAAATAAGTATTGTAATGCTGGAGCATTTGACGCTAAGGCTTTTTACGAAGAGTATGGTATTGGTCAAAAACTTTATAATGCTTCAGGATCAGAGGTAAGGATTTTAAGACCTTGGGAGACTACTTCAAAGAATTATAGCATATTCTTAGGATGTAGCAAGAGTCTGTATATCGTTGATAAGGTAGTTGGAAAAAGTGGGAAAATATGGTCTGGGGTGTACGACGCAGACACGGTTCCTATGCTGGACGGACTTGACCTGCGCCAGACGTGCCCTGTGCTGCCGCCCACGGCTTTATCTCCTGGACCGGTATGTACAGTAGACTCCAAGGCAAGGTCTTTCTTTTTCTTGTATGAAGGAGAAACAAATTGTAAATCCGGAGCCGGAGTTGGTAACGCCTGCACGATGTTTTTAAATGGAAGAACTTATCCGAGAAGCAATGACGTAAATCAAATCAATATAGCTAAGTATTCGAGGGCTAATAACGTAGATCCTGAATCTTCTTATCCTTTTTCTGAAGGTGGGTTTTTGACTTTGAATGCTTATATCATATACCTTGAAATGCTGTATGGCACTAAATACTTGGTTAATCCAGATACTTTTGGGGGTGGGATATCGAGCAACAATGGAATAGGTAATGATGTTAATTATAGGAAATATGGAGGGGTAAAATATCGTAAAAAAGGAGAAGAGATCTGGTTGTATGGCGCATGGGCTACAAATTCTCCTATTATCCATTATGAACCTACTAAAAAAACTCACTTCTCTTACCTCATAAATTCAGAGTATCCTAAAGAACAGTGCATGGAAAGCCAGATGGCGGCTTCTTTTGCATTCGAGACAGGCGTAGAAGAAGGATCAGAGTTTGATTTTTATGGAGGAAAATACTGGTATAAGAACGTCCAGGGAGCCAAGAGTATGGCTGAAGGTCATATGAATGTTATTGTGTTTAAGGAAATGACTGGTACCATATCGGCCTTAAACGAAAATGATGAACCAGCAGAATTTGATTTGGAAGTTATTTTAAGGATGTCTTTGTACGATGGTATGAATTTGTCTGGAGACGTCTTTAGGTATTGCGGAGGAGGATACGAACAGGTAGGGACTTGTTTAAATGATCCTAATGTCACTCGAATAGGTAATACTATTGATATTTATATAGAGCCAGATCAAAAGAAATGGACATATGAGAAAAGGTCTACTATAAATAATGGTGAGGTTTTTGATTTTGAATCCAAATATAAGAAGATAGCAACTACCCAAAATTTAGGAGATGGTTATGTTTTACATCGTATCCCTTATACCGAATGGAAGGGTAAAAAGGGAGGAAATTATAATTCAGGAGAATGTTTTTATACATGGGACAATTGCTACTGGGCTTCATCTGTTGGTATAAAGTCCAGATTGGCTGCTCGTTTCGGCGGTTATGCGGCCTATGGCGCTTGCTCGCCTCGTACTCTGCATGCGCATCACGCCACTTCTAGTCCGAATCGCTCCATTTGCGGCCTTGCCCAGTTGTTATTAGACGTCAGTCAACCGCAGGTTTGATGGGTGCAACCCATTGATGGCGCAGCCATCATAAGCGCAGCGCTAAGGCGCAGCCTTATATACTATATCACGGCGCAGCCGTATCTTGTTAATATAATATTTTATAGCTACAAAACAAAAATTTAAAATATTTAATACAAATTGTTTTGTAGCTATAAAATATTATACATACATTTGCAATGTTATTAGACAACAGAGATAGTTAACATTATAAACAATAAAAATTTATTCAATGAAATCCGTTAGTCTGCTAACAAGTCTTACATTAGGATCTGACCTCTGAAATAGCAAATAACGGTTGAGAAAAAGGTTAAAAAGAATTGGCTGCTCGTTTCGGCGGTAATGCGAACAATGGCAATTGCTCGCCTCGTAATCTGAATGCGAATAAAATAAATCCGAATAATTTATTATTTTAATCGTAGTAATCATTATATTTGCCATGTGGATATAATAATTGATACATGAAAGTTATTAACGTTGTTGGGTATGAAGGTATATATGCAGTAAGTGATACTGGTATTATTTTCAATATTAAAAAAGGAACTGTAATGAAGACTCGTATTAATATATATGGTTACGAGGAGGTGACGCTTTCAAGTGCTAAGAGTGGAAAGAGCAAAATGAGGGTGCATAGGATAGTATATGAGTCTTTTAATGGTAAGGTAAAAGATGATTTGGTAATAGATCATATAGACAATAATAAGTTAAATAATAATCTTAGTAATTTAAGAAAACTCACAAATAGAGAGAATATATGTAGGTCAAAGGTTTCAAAATACGGAAGGGGAGTGCATTACTTTGAGAAGATAAATAAATATGGTGCTTGCATTCAGATAAATAAGATACAATATCATTTAGGTGTGTTTTGTGATGTTGAAGATGCAAGAAATGCATACGACAAAGCTTTATCGGACTGGAACGATAATGGTATATTGCCTTATAAGAGAGATAGGACTGTAAAAAAATGTAATGCATGCAACGAGGTGAAATCTGTATCTGAATTTTATTACATAAAGGGTCATGGCTATCAGTATATGTGTAAAGAGTGTCAAAAAAAGTACGGAAAAGAATACAGGATTAAAAAGAAAAAAAATGCGAATAATAACATAGAATACATTGATTGACTTCTTTTTGTGATGGTGTGGATAAAAAACACTATCTTGCACCAAAAAAAAGAAAGTCATGAACTCATGTAACACTTGTAAAGATGACAGACCTGATATTCTGAGATCTAATATCTGTATCGGGTCTGATCCGTGTAATGACTGTACGGACAATTGCGAAATTCTTCCAAAAGAATGCGATTGCCCGTATGGTCATTTAAGCGATCATTGCATTCATTATACAGGATGCAAGACATTCATATCCAAATTAACTCCAGGTATGCCTTATAATGAGGTTATGCATAATATAGAACTGGTTTTTGAAAACATAGATAAGTTTTTGGATGGGATGGTTGAAGAAAATACGCTTTTAAAACAAAGGGTTGAACAACTTGAAAAACAGTTACAAAATGGAAAAGAGTGCACAAATTGGTAAGGACTTAAGTGGCAAACACGTATATGTTCCACATGTGGACGAGACGCCGGTGCCATGCCCGGACGGATACACCTGCACGAACTGCGTGTACTGCGCTGACGGCATTAACTCTGGCTACTTCAGTCTGGCTCAGAAATCTGATCTTACGGCTTTAATCAATGCAATGATATGCCGTATGGAATATCAGGATGGGGAAATAGAATTTTTAAAACAAAAAATAAATATTTTAAGCAATAATGGCAATAACAGGTAACAACGGTTGTTTTGGCAGTCATGGTGGGTGCGAACGCCCGCATCATTGCGATATTCCTTCTTCTAAAATATTCTATGATGGGGAAACTATAGAAGAAGCTGGTTTGTATCATGGTATGCCTTTAAACAGGGCTTTGGCTAATTTAGCTAAATACGTTTCAAGGGCTATTAACGTAAGTGGATCTGTCAATACAGAAGTATTTGACGGTACTTCTCATGTGGTTCTAAAGAAGGATCCGGCAGAGATTTTGCTTGTATCTTATTGCGGAGGTGTCGTACCTTCTGATATGTATAAAGTCCAGGGCCGTACTGTTAGGTTCTGCCGGGATATGTGTCAACAAGATGAATTTGCTGAAGTGAGGGTTGTTTACCGAGAAGAGGCAAATAGTTCTTATGGGTTCCATTGTTAATTTAGGAGGATAAGAAATGGCAGAAAAATGCAAAGGATTTATATGCGGGGGTAATCTCGTTGATGGCTCTGTGCCTTCTGATAAGTTAGATAAAGAAACTATTATCGAGCTTATTAAAGAGATTCTAAAAGAGGAAATGCACGAATCTTGGCTTAAGGAAATAATAGAAACCATACTTAAGGAATCTATTGATTCGGATTGGCTTCGTGAGTTCTTTAAAGAAGTTCTTAAAAAATATGCTAAAGAGGAATGGTTTAAGGATATCATCTGCGGCTTAGGATGTGTTGGCGTACAAGAGATATTTGATGTTATTCCTACTGACATAACATTTGAAGCCACAGGCGGTACGGCTACGGTACAGGTGGTTGTCGATGATGGAGTTGAATGGGAGTTGACACTTTAAATTAAGGAGGATGATTATGTCGAGAGAGAAAATATATAAGATGGATGATGGTTCTTGGCTTACCTCGGACAAGAAGGAAGGTGTCGGTCGTGATAAAATGAATTTCGATGCTCCATCTTGGAAAGGGAGGGAAGACAGGATCACTATCCGAATTGTGAAGAAGTCCGATACCGAAAGCATGAAAGCCATTACTTTCAAGCAAAAAGGTATTAAGATCACAGAAGTGTCGGTTAGTAGGCTGGAGTTCCCTATATCTGGTGGAGATAAGCAGATCCTTATTACTACCAACGCCGCTTCTATCAATGCCCTTATTACAGGAGATAGTGGTATAAAGGGTGTTATAAAGGCATTTACCACCGCTTCTGGTCTAAATATTGATGTCAATGATATTAGGCTTGATTATGGTTTCCCTGGTGATCCGGGTCTTGAAGACACGTTCCAGGTTTCGATGATTGTTTCCATGCCTGGTAATGAGGATGGGAATGAAGTTAATGAGAACATAACTATAAATGGTGTACTGATTCCTATTTATCAGCCTGGAAAGGTCGTTCCTTACATTAAATTGGATAAGGAATTTGAACAAATTGAGGGTAGTGAAACAAGCACGCAGTTAAGTATAGAAAGTAATATAAAAGATTATGTTATTGAAATAGTTGAATGCGAGTCTGTGGATAAGGGGGAAATCTACCTGGACAAGGATGTTGTTGATCTTGATTCAGATGGATCACCGGAGGTAATCAACGTAAGTACAAATCCTGAAAATTTAAGATGGAGGATTAGCGAATGAAAGTAGGTAATTGTTGGGCGAACATAGATAAGAAAGAAGGCAGTCTTAACAGTAAGGTTAATATTTACTTTGATGAAAATGATACTGGTGCCAACAGAAGTGTCAAGATAAGGGTGTCTTCCAGGGATGGTAGCGTATCTGAAGAATGTACGGTAGTTCATAAGAAAAAAGAACAGGTAGTTTATAGAAATAAAAGGCAGTCGGCTCTTTTCACAAAAGAAGGATGTAATCCTGAGACAGAGAAAGGGGAAGAGCTTGAGTACGTTGTTGAGGCCGGAAAATACACGTCTATCATATCTCAGTCTGATGCCGATGACAAGGCTATGAGAGACATTGAGCAAAATGGTCAGAACTGGGTTAATGAGCATGGTCGTTGTATAACCCTATTATGGTACAATGTCAAGAAATCAAAGTCGTTTAGAAAGAACGACTGCGATCCTGATACCGAAGAAGGAAGTTTGGTTACGATGACGATCGAAGCCGGGCAGTTCTCTTCTTCCATAAGCCAAGAGGATGCTGACCGTAGGGCTGAAGCCGAGTTGAATGCCAAAGGTCAAGACTATGCTAATTCTCATGGCACTTGCAATACCATAAAATGGTACAACGACAGGAAATCCAAAATGTTCCAAAAGACAGATTGTGAGGTAACTGAAGTTGGATCTATGGTAGAGTACGTTGTAGAAGCCGGCCGTTTCTCTTCTTCTGTTTCTAAGGAAGATGCTAATCAGAAGGCTTTGGAAGCCTTGGAAGCTGAAGGTCCAGGGTATGCTAATGAGCATGGCACCTGTGAAACCAATTTATGGTATAACGTAGAGAAGTCGAAAGTATTTTATAAGAATGACTGCGAAGATGGGTTTATCGGAGCACCTTACACTTACACGGTAGAAGCCGGTAAATACACATCAGACGTAAGTCAAGAAGATGCTGATCAGAAAGCTCTTGATGATATAGAGAAAAATGGTCAGGATCAGGCAAACCTGAATGGAGAATGCGTTACTGATCCAAATTATTTCGTTGGAAAGGCTTCGGCTCGTGTTCAGAAAAATGATTGCGATGCTGAATCTCAGACCGGAAGCTTTGTCGATTTAACTGAAAAGGATCTTGCTGGATACCCGGATGCTTTTGTATCAAGGGAAAGCCAGGAGGCGGCTAACGCGCTCGCTCAGGCTGCTATGGAAGAACAGAAACAGGATCTTGCAAATAAGAAAGGCACTTGCATAGATAAAAACCAATTTGTTGGTGTATATAGCAAGGTATTCACAAAAGACAATTGCGACGGAGAAGGCGTAGGTTCGCAGGTAACAGTAGACCAAGATGATGTAACCGGTGGTCCTTTTACTTCATACGAAAGCCAGGAGGCGGCTAACGCGCTCGCTCAGGCTGCCGTCGAGCAGCAGGGCCAGGCCATAGCCAACCGGGACGGACATTGCACGTGGACTGGTAAATACAGTGAAGAATTTACCAAAAACGATTGTAATGAAGGTCAGGTAGGGTCTAAGATTACCGTAACCGAACAAGATGTAGTGGGCGCCCCATTTACATCCACCGTGAGTCAAGATGATGCTAATAACAAGGCTAAAGCTGCTGTCAAAGAACAAGGACAGGCTATTGCTAACAGTAAGGGTAATTGTGAGAATATGACGGTCTATACCGGTCATTACAGCAAGAGATTCGTTCCTGAATGTGAAGCTTGCCATAAGGGTGTAGAAATGGAGGTTACGGCCGAAATGGTTAATGGTAGTCCTGTTACGTCTACAGAAAGCCAGGATGCGGCAGACGCAGAAGCTCGTAGGATCGTAGAAGAAGGAGGCCAGGCCTATGTTAATAAAAACGGCAACTGTACGCCACTTAGCACCGATCCTGTATGGGAAGACGTTGTTCCGGAAGAACTTAGATGTAATGAAGGTAAGTCTCAGAAAAAGCAACATGATACCAACGAATGTTCTGAAACCCACAATCAAGAACGTTGGGTAGATGGTGGGAGCAAAGTTTGTAGCTGGACCGGTCATTACTCAGAAACGTTCCAAAAGAACGACTGTGAAATACCGGATTCAGGAACAGAAGTAGAGGTAAGTGAAGCTGATGTTGAAGGCAATCCTTTTACTTCTTTCGTAAGTCAAGAGGATGCTGATAATAAGGCTAAGGAAGCTGTTAAAGCTCAAGGACAGGCTATTGCTAACCAAAAAGGTAAATGTAGGTTTGTAGGCGTATATAGCAAGCAGTTTACAAAAGACAATTGCGGATCATGTCATCATGGTGTTCCGATGAGTGTAACACAAGATATGGTAGGCGGACCGTTCTATTCCAATGAAAGTCAGGAAGAGGCAAATAGGCTGGCTCAGGAAGCCGTAGAAGCCCAAGGTCAGGCTTATGTTAACAAGAACGGGACATGCGAAATGGACAACACCGATCCTGTATGGGTAGATTCTGAACCACTTGAAACCAAATGTGAAGGAGGCAAATCTTATAAGAAGCAAGTCAATACCAACGAATGTTATGGTGGAGCAGATGAACGCTGGGTAGAAGGTGGAGATAAGGTATGTACCTGGACCGGAACATATAGCAAGCAATTTACAAAACAGTGTGCTGATGGAGGTGTCGGATCTGAGGTTACTATAGACCAAGATGATGTAACCGGCGGTCCTTTTACGTCTACCGTAAGTCAAGAAGACGCAAATAGTAAGGCTCAGGCTGCCGTTGAGGCCCAAGGTCAGGCTCTTGCTGACGCACAGGGCACTTGTACTTGGACCGGTAAGGCAAGTAAGGTCTTCACCAGAAACAATTGCGGAAGCTGTCAGTATGGTTCGTCTGTTACCGTAACCCAAGATCAGGTGGGTGGTCCATTTACGTCCAATATCAGTCAAGCTGATGCTAATAAGAAGGCTCAAGATGCTGTAAATTCCCAAGGTCAGGCAGTAGCTAATAAGAATGCTGATTGCTTGCCTGATAGCACAACACCTTCTTGGTCGGATATCGGAAGCACCCGTTGTGACGGGTGTACGTCTCAGAAGCAACAACGTGACACCAATCCATGCTCTTCTTCTTATAACGACACAAGATGGGTTAATGGAGGTGGAGAGTCTTGTACTGACTGGTCTTACTATGGAACAGGAGACTGCGTAGGTCATACTCGGTACAATGCTTATCGTGATAGTTGCTCTGGTAGCATAGATCGTCAATATTCTGTAAGTTGTAGAAATTGCTGTAATTGCGGATCTTACGGTTCTTGGCAAGAAAATGGATGTAATGGAACCAAAACTAAGTTTATTCGTTACGATGATTGCGGAAATTCTGATACTAAAGAAGAGTATGTTATTGGAAGTTGTGGATATGCTCCATATGAGTTTCAGTTCCATGATGGAAGAACGAGCAAGTCGAGATCCGTCTCTGGAGAATCTCAGAATATTGAAGAAGTTATCATAAGTACCAAAAGTGGTTCATATATAGGTTATTCTGTTAAATCGAAACCTTCTTGGTGTTCTGTTGATTACAGAGATCAGACATCTGAAAGTATGAAGGCTGTGGTGACGTTATCTGCCAATACAACATCTTCTTCCAGATCTGGTGACATTGTTTTTGTTCAAAATGAATCTGGAAAGACAGTTACTCTTAGTATTTCGCAGGCAAGACAAATGCTGTATAAGTTCACATTCGATGATGGTACTACTTCAGATAAATCTTTATCTGTTCAAGCTGCATCTAATGATGCTCAATATACAATCAAAAGTACATTGAATGGTTCTTATCATGGTTATAGTACTACATCCAAACCGTCTTGGATTACGACTGAATATAAAAATCAGACCTCGGATAGTATGGTTTGTGTTCTTAAGATAACTGCCAACACAAGTACATCTTCTTCTCGTACTGGATCCGTTTTGCTTACTCAAAATGACAGTGGTAAAACATTGAAAATAAATGTTACACAAGCTGCGGCAGAAAAGCCTTTTGTTACTATTTATTTAATAGGTGACAGTTCTCGTCAACAGCAATCTGCCACTATGAATAAGAAGGGATGTGATTACAGTTGTCCAAGCGGAAATGTGATAATGGCTATGTACATGGGAGGGGATGAAAACGGAAAATTCCAATTCTGGTATGCGCCATTGATACCTGAAGGAGGTCAAAGTGGTGTAAAAGTGACTTACGGAGGAGAGGCTCAAACAATGGCAGTAAGTACTAAAAACGGAGGACGTCTTAATGTCCCTGCCGGATCTGTTGTTACCGGTATTTATTGTACGAGTGTCGAGAATGGATATTTCGGATTGAAATATAGACCTGTTTATATAAACGGAGAACCTGTTTCTACTCCTTCTGCTTGTGGTAGATTATCTGATACTTGCAATACTAAAAGTTGTGGATGCTGGGTAAGATGCAGCTTTAATCCATTTACGGGTATGATTATGGAAGGTGACGAAAACGGATGCGTTTATAGTTTCTGGGGTAAACCAGCTGCATCTGTTAGGTTGTAATAAGCACATTAGGGGTAATTAATTTAATTGCCCCTTTTGCTGTATTTCATTTTGGTTATGATCTTTACGAAAACTCCTTCTTTTAAGCATGGGATGGAAATGTTTTAGATATTCTATTTTTTTAATACAAACATATCCATTTTTTTTATATATTTGTACATAAAACTCGGAAGGGCATTTCCGAATTGGAGAGTATGGGTAATTCCAGCGGTAGAAATACCGGGGTTCCATACGTTTGTATCCAAGAATCCCGCTGTCTTTAAGATCGGGAGTATGTCAATAGAATAAAAATGATTAATATTGCACATCATTCAATTTTAAAATTTTAGTATCATGGCTTGTAAAAAGAAAGCTCGTCAGGGTGGTGAAGTCGATAAGAAAGACAAACCTAAAATGCGCCAAGGCGGTAGTGTTGGAGGCAAGATGAAAAGAAAGAAGACGAGCACTAAAAAGTGATTGAAAACCAGGGGAAGGTGCTGATCGCCTTCCCCATTTTAATAACATAACAACAACATATTATGAGCAACAAGTTTATTAGCAAAGGGCAAAGGAATGTCTGTGTGACGTTTGCGAAGTACTATCCTGTATTGATGCAGGTTATTATGTTAGCCAGCATTTTTGATGAGTTTTATCCTTTTAGTATCACTAATTGGCTGTATCCGATATTAGGTCATTCTCTATCATGGGACCTATTTCTGTTAGCTTTTTCAAAAATGTTTAAGTTTTGTATATGGCATAGGTTACTAATCTACAGTATGATGCTTAATGTGTCAGTAGAATGGGTTATGGTTAATTTCAATATACCTATTGAGCATAACATCGCAATATTGTCGTTGATGGCTGTAACTCTTGTTATAATCATTGCCTCTATCATTTTAAGATTTAAAACAGGTTGCTTTAAAGAAGATGAAAGAGATTCTGACAGAGACGCTGCGTAAGAGTGGTGCTGCGGTATGTGATAAAATAAAGGCCATGTTTTTGAATGGCGAATGCGATCATCTTACAGCCAACGATCTTGAGACATGGACGCAGCTTGCTAATCCGGCTAAGTACTATACCGGAGAAGAGGCTGTTTCTTATCTTAATGTAACTTCTAAAAGATTTTATGAATATCGTAAGGCTAAGTTGGTTCCTGATCCGGTTAAGATAAAGGGATTCCCTAAACCTTTATATACGAAAGTTATGTTGGATGAGGCCATAAAAACCATATCCAGCATGAGTGAAAGAGAGATTTATATGAGGATCTTGAATGCTAAATCAAGAGAATCAAGAGCAAAAGAAAGGAGGGGAGCATGATTACCAATGGTGAATTTGTATCAAGAGTTGTAAACGGTATTCATGCCCTTGACAAAGATTCGCATGTTAGTCGGAGATGGATATTGAATATCGGTAGAACTAAAGCCGAATCTTATACAGCACAGAGATGGGATGACGGAACGTTACTTGGCGACCACCGGCTCCTAACTTACGTTACTTGCCTGGAGATGATTGAAGTTGATAAAATAGTTTGCTGCGATGCCGAATTTGCGTTGTGTAATACACTTATGCGTTCAAAGCATAAGCTTCCAGGACTTCTTTATTCTGCCCTTAGACCGGCTATTACTAAGGTGACTAACGTAGATAACACTATATTTTTTAAGTTCGCTGAAATAAAGTCGTATCGCAATGAACAAAAAAGACCGTATGCTAAATACGTTAAAGAACGTCGTCCTTTTTATTATGTAGAAAACGACTATATTTATATACCGGATTTTCATATAGAGCTTATTAACGTAGAGTTCTTTACAACAAGAAGAAAGAAGGCGCTGGAGTTAATGGCCTGCGATCCTACACCTAAAGGGTGCGAATCTGAATGGGAATACGAATTTATTTGCCCTATTAAGCTGATTGAGTATGTAGTGGCAGAGACGATAAAGGAAGTAGCATTCAGGCTACAGATTCCTATTGATGAAAATCCGAATCTTGATTCCAATCAGAAAAGTCAAATTGTTCAATAATAAAATATTATTTATCTTTATTTGGGTCTTAGTTGTGAAACCAAGACCCATTTTTATATAACTTAGTAACATGAAAAGAACATCAATACAATCACCGTATTTTGCAGCCTACTACCATCGTCTTATGAAGAGAAAGAATGGTTTTAAGAAAGGCATGATAAGAGATAGAGGAGAGGTTTTAAGGCTGTTGTCTATTATATGGAAAACCGTATCAGAGCATTATGTGGAAGCTGATGCTGGTGTTTACGTAGATAACGTGGGCTACTTATGCCATGTGCTTATACCGGGCCAGCGCTTTACCGTCAGGCGGGACCTGGACATCGTGAGCAGGCTCGGCACCAACGGCTACCTCTACAACCATCTGGCTATGGATTTCGCAGACTCTAAAAGATATTACCATTTTGTAATACAAGATAGCTTGAAAAAGAAGTTAAGGGTTAAAATGAATAAAGGACGAAGATATCGATTTATGTACAATGAAATACTTGCTAAAAGAAGAGTGTTTAAAGATTTCCAGATTAAGAGAGTTTTCGAAGATAAAGAATTAGGACACAGAAAGTCGTAGAAAAAAAGTAGCGATCACCCTTTGTAGATACAGGATAATCGCTACTTTTGCATATCCGTCTACTTTCTCAAGCAGGCGGATACAAAAAAACAATTCCTATTATGGGAACAAAGGTAAACAATTTTCAAAACAATGCGAAGAACAGTAACATTATTTTGACGCAAAAATCCAGCGAAACGGAAACAAACGGGAGCGTAACAATCTTTAAAAATTCAGAATTTGGAGATATTAGAACCATAGTAGATCCAAATGGAGATGTGTGGTTCGTGGCTATAGATGTAGCTCGATCACTTGGCTATGCTACGCCTAAAAATCCAATAAAAAGACATGTTGATGAAGAAGATACCATTCTTTTGCAACTGTCTGATTTTCAGAGGGGCTCGTTTTGGGCTCCCTTGGAAATCAATGAGTTAGACAGCATACGTGTAATCAATGAATCTGGGTTATATTCTCTTGTTTTGTCATCAAAATTAGAATCGGCAAAGAAGTTTAAACGATGGGTAACATCCGAGGTTCTCCCCTCTATAAGAAAAACGGGTTCCTATTCTATAACACCGAAAGACTATCCATCTGCATTAAGAGCATTAGCTGACGAGATTGATGCTAAAAATAGAGCCATAGCCGAGAGAGCGCAAGCAGGGGCGGAGAGACAGCAGGCGATAAAGACCATAGAAGAGCAGCGTCCCGATGTGGAGTTTGCGGAGTCGTTCAAGAAAGTTGATCATGAAAACATGTGGTTGATTAGAGATGTGGCGAAGAAGCTTGAGCAGAATGGAATCATCATCGCCGAAAAGAATCTCCGTTTGTTTCTTGAGGAAGTCAAGTTCATGTTCAGGAATGGGCAGGGTAGATGGGAGCTATACAGTGATATTGTCAAAAATAAGTTTGGTGTTTACAGATCATATTTTGTTGACAAATATTCTGGGGAAAGAGTTAATCAGCAAACCATCTACATGACAGGAGCCGGATATGAGGCTACACTTAAGGGGATAAAGGAAAAGTGTAGGAGCCTTTTCTTGAAGTATGGTAAGTTTGAAGATCCTAACTTTTGAAAATACAAAATAGGGTATTAGACAGATTATTTATATCTTTGTGGAGGTCAGGTTCGTTTCCTGTCCTCCATATTTTTTGTTATGACAGTCGAAGATTATATCATAGAGTTAAAATCGTCTTTAAGATCATTTGACAAGCGTGATCTGATAGATGAGGTGTCCATCTACAAATGGGTAGAAATTGCCCTGAAGAAGTTTGGAGGTGATATTACTATGCGCAAAGAAGCGGTAGTGGATGTCAAGCGAGGGCAGGCCCGTATGCCTGGTGATTACTTTGATCTTATTCTGGCTTTCAAATGCGATTTTAAAGGATATGAGGTGCCTGAAGGTGATAAGATGATACCAGAGCTTCAAAATACAATAGCTTGGAAAGAACGTACCGAAAGAAGCTATAGATGGTGTTCGTGCAACGAATGTTGTAAAGAAGAATGCGAGAAGGTGATAGTTGAAAAATTTTATATCAATGTTCATGATCGCGATCATGAAGTTCGTTGCTATTATGACCGGCCGGTAATGTTAGGTCTTGCTAAGCCTATGCTTCGTGATTCTTGTTTGAGTAAATGCCGGAATAAGGTAATCAAGGATAGTCCGTATGAGATAAATATCGTAAACGGATTCCTGTATGCTAATTTCGATGGGCCTATTTACATGCAGTACCGGTCTCTTCCCTTTGACGGAGAATCTAATATAATTATACCAGATACGCCTCAAGGTCTGGTTTTGGATTATGTGGATAATTTTGTAAAGATGAGATTCTTTGAGGAACTGATGTATAATGGAGAAGCACAAGGTGCTGCCGATTTGTTCAAGTTGTATGCACAGCAAGATTTGGTTAAGCTGAAAAATGCTAAGACCGAACTTAAGATGATGGGAATGACATTGAAAGGTATGTATGAACCTCTTAGGCGGCGTCGTGCCGAGTTTGAGATTTATTCTAAGGCATATCCTGTAATTGACAACATGCTTAAATTGGTATGACAGAAGTAGTTCTATTTATATATTTGTCTGGCGTTATCGCATCCATGATTGTTTGGTCAATCAGGCAATTTAAGGGAGAGGCGAGTTTGGTAGAGACAATGTACTGCCCGGTAGTATTTTTGTTGAGCTGGATATACGTATTTGAAATATTTAAAATGAAATAATATGTTAGAGGTTAAAGCAAGCGAAATAGTAACCGCCGACAAAATGAGAGGCATAGGACCGGCAAACATCATCTTCACAGCCGGCCCTAATCCGGTAGCTGAAGATCGTAGAGGCGTAGCTAAGGTAACGGCTGGTGGAGAGAGTAAGAACGTTACAATCACACAAGCTGCCGGCGAGCAGGTTGTTGTAATTCCTGAGTTCGATTATCTTGTTCTTAGGTATGGATGGGAATCAGAAGACGGCTCCGATTTTGATACTGCAACCGGTTTCACCAATACAGGCATCTCAGATGTAGATAATAAATACGTTGGATGGAGTAAGCAGTGGGCTACTACCCAACAACAGGTAGGTGATTACCTTGTTTATGGTGGTGATAACATGCAGTCCGGTCTTGAAGGTGCGCTTATTAAGATGAAGACCTTGCTATCAGCGCCTGGAATGGACGAGTCGGAACCTAATATCAATGCTGATATCTATGGTAATTGGTATGGAAATAGAGGGCGAGGAAATGTTGTTGTGTCTTTTACAGCCTACCTTGGAGGAGAGATGGTTAAACAAGGATTTAATTTCATTAATGAAGGAGGCACGGAAGTTTACTCCGACAGCATCACTACTAACGTTTCGGCTCATGGTGAAACCAATTACCAAAATATAAAAGGTTTGTACACTAAGATGGGTACGATGGTTTATAATAAGGAAAAGCGTGATTGTGTTATTGTTATAGGTTAAGGTGATGGAAGGTCTTTGGGATAAATACAATAGGATTAAGGAGGTGTTTTACCGGGATTTTGTTTATGATTCCAGCTACACAGAGCAGGCCTCGTGCATCCCACTGTCGTCGGTGAAGAACGGGGCAGGCTGGGTCGGCGACGGAACTATCAACCTGGCTCATTATCTCCAGTTTATATACACGGAAATGGTTCTTGGCAGCAAGACAGAAGATGATGTGCGTAATTCCATATTGGTACTTACCCGTCTTGCCGATACTACTTATGATCTATTTTTTAATAACAACAAAGGTATTTATTTCAAATTCGAAAAAGGATTTTTCTTAAGAGACGATATCCATAGCGAAGACGCGAGCAAATTCGGTCTTACCAAGATAAGCTCCGGATATACTAATGGTATAGAGTTAAAAGATGAAGACCCTTGCTTCTCCCCATTCACTTCACAAGATCAGATCTGGAATCTGGCTCCTATATTAGCTTTCTTGTCAGAAAAAGGATTTGAAGAAGCCGGGCAAGTAGGATACGATATTTTTGAGTACGTTATTAGAAACAGACACAAGATATACAATCCTTATTATAGCGCCTTGCTTCATCATTGGACATTCCTTCCTGATATGGATACCGATAAGGTTAAGCCGTGGGATAGGGTCAGCGACCGTAACAAGAATCTTAAATACAAAGTTAAGGTTAAGAGAGGTGCAAACAATTGGTACTTCTCTGGAGGATTCAGATGGGCATTTAAGAAGTTTGGAGGCAAGTGTAGTACATTCTGGCATTGCCTATGGTATAAACCATTTATATTTTTAGCAGATAGGGTATATCATCCATATGTATGTAAATGGTTCGGTATTAAGGTTAAGAACAATTCTTACTATTGCCTTGGATCCACAAATGAAAAATCATGGTACGGTCCTAAGTTCAGAAAGAGGCTGGTTAGTAAATTTAATAAGTCTTTGGAAGGTGGAGAATTGTTTATGCCGCATCTTGTTTTTCTTAAAGAGTGTGAAGATGTTGATGAAAGTAAGTTAAGGTCTTATCTTGAAAAATGGGAATGGGATGGAGTTAATTCTCCTATTGAGTTTTTGATTTTGTGCAACTGGTATAAAATTATTTTTTTTGACAATGAAAATATTTTATAATTCAAAAATAGCTAAGTTGTTTACGTTCATTGACGGCTATAAAACAATTATGCTGTTTGGAGCCGTATTTACCGAATGTGATGCTATATCATTGAAGGCCGAATATCATGAAGAGGCGCATTGTAATCAGTATCATACAATGTTTTGTTTTGGTATGTTTATATCGTTGCTTACAATAGGATTGTGTCTCTTATTCGGTAATGCAGGGTGGTGGATGCTGTGGCTGTCTCTTATTCCGATATTTTTATACTATTCATGGTATTTAATTGAGTACCTGATTAGGTTGTGCATATATCGCAATCACGATAAGGCATATCACAATATCGTATTTGAAAGAGAGGCTTTCGACTTAGAAAAGTATTGGAATAAGCATGATGTTTTGAGGAAGGAGTCGAAAGGATTTAGCTTCTTGAAATATTACGGGAAGGAGTATTATCATGAGTAGGAGAAGATATTTTGAGGAACAGGGATCTGGTAATGGAGCTATTTATCATTGTGTTGAAATCGATACCGATCATGATAATCGTTTTGAGGTACTTGATTTAATGAGTAAAGATGAATCAGATACAATTAGCCCAGATAAGGTGAATAATGTCTTGAATCAGCTTAGGCAAGGATCATGTTTTAACATTCATACTCAGAGTACAGTTTCTTTTGAGATTATAGAAAAGAGAACTAATGCTATATTTATCAAATTTAATCCAACTCCTGCTCCAAGTGAACAACATGGCATTATATATAGGTTTCAGATAAACAATAAAAAATATGTTTTTATGTTTTCTAACAATTATGACGGCAAGAGTGACCTTATACAAAACGCAGATGAGGATGTTGATTGTATGACATACGCGCAGGATACCAGTCTTTATTCTAATGATTCTTTCTTTGTATTTGTTTGGTTATGTATGTTAAATATAATTATATGATTTACAGTAAGTTATTATATATAGGGGGGGGGGTAATCCTTAGTATGTTATGAGACGTCGTTTATTGCAAAAAAATAGGGAACTTGAAGACTTTATCATAAGGTTTTATCCGGCAGGAAATTATACATGGACGGTTCCAGCGGGATGTAGGGAGGTTGATGTGTTTCTTGTCGGAGCTGGTGGAGGCTGTTCATATAATTCAGAATTAGGAACTCCCGCCGGCGGTGGAGGCGGTTATACTAAAACATATAAGAAGGATACCGCTGGCTATAGAGATGGCAACGCGATAACTGTTACACCAGGACAAACTATTGAAATTATAGTTGGTGCAGGAGTTCATGGCGCAAATGGGGGATATTCACAGTTTATGAGTTCGCTTTACCGGGCTGAAGGAGGCCATCTGTCTCAATGGAATGGAGACGGAAATGGTGGTTCGGGAGGTGTAGGGGTAGATAGATTTGCTCATTCGGTCGGAGGCTCAGATGGTACAGGCAGTGGTGGAATATCGGGACAGGGACAGGGACATACGACGCGTGATTTTGGGGAATATAATGGTAAAAGGAATGCAGCAGGTGGGGCAAGCTCCTATAATAAATCAGGCGGGGAGACATCTTGGCCGGGAACATCAGATTATACAGAAGGGAGTGGCGAAGGCAGTAATGAAAGTAGTTCTTTGCATCCTGGCTGGAGTGCCGGACTTGGTGGTGGCGGCTACGGTGGTGGAGCAGGGGGAAATGCATCGGGAAAATCGACGAAAGGTGGTGATGGTACTGTTTTGATTAGGGGTAGAAGATATAAATCGTAAGTAGATGTTATGAGACGAAGATTTGAAAATGTTAATATGGTGATGGGTAATTGTTTCTCTCCTGTAATGGAAGGGAGTCAATTTAAATGGAATAATATTGTAGTTAATAGTCCAGTATATATAACTCCAATAAGAAGAAAGAAATTCAAGATAAGTTTTGGAGAATTTGATTTATCCAAGGTTTTGTCTAATGTATCATCTAATTGTGATATTATAATAAGAGATAAATCTGCATATACATTTCTATTGTTACTTCTGTCTGCTGATCATTCTAAATGCAGTTTGTTTAATAATCATCTAACAGTTAATACCCAGGATTTACCAAGATATATTTTTTACATTGATTCCGAACATGAGGAACTGTATTCATACAAAGACGGGGTTTTAGAAAGTAATGTGACGATAATGGATCCAGTTGATAATTATTTCTATAATTATATTGATATTCAAATAAGAAATTTCAATGATAATCCTATCCCCGATTTTTATGTAGGTGTGGTCGATAAAGTAGGAGACTGAAAATGTATTTCTTTTCTTCACCTACTTTAGAAATCCATGATTAAATCTCTTTTGCTATCTTTGTGACAAACAGTTATAAAATGGCAGCAGAAGATAACAGAAACATAGCGGTTCCTCAAACAGGCATGAACCGAGATCTGCATCCGTCGAGTCTTACGGATCAGCATTATACGTTTGCCTTGAATGCCAACATCGAATCCGAGGATGGTAATGTTGGGATGAGATCTAACGAGCACAGTAATCTTAAATGCATTGATTTCGATGGGTTTAAGGTTATTGGTTACAAGAATGATCTTACTTCGGGCAATATCTATTTTTTTATAACAAATCCTGAAACAGGCGTATCTAAGATAACTTATTTCAAGCCTGAATCCGATACAAGTATCTTATCCGATTCCGATATAGAATCTATGGTAGAAGGATCGGAGTCGTTGTGTTCTGGCATGAAGACCTTGCTGGAAGACAACGAGCAAGATCCGTGCCTTAAGTTCTCTATCTATCATCCTATAAAAACCATAGAAATAAAGACAGAGAAATGTGGGAAATGTATTTACTGGACTGACGATTATAATCCTCCCAGGTATGTTATTGTAGACAAGGCTCTGACGGCGGATGATGAAGGAGATATTTGGTATCATTATCATGGGTATAAGATATGCGATAAAGAATATGATAGAGACAAATTCATGCAGGAGAATGGTTGTTTTCTGGCATGTGAGAAACTTAGGGTGTTTCCGCTACTGGACCAGCCATGCGTGGAGCCGGTACAGATAGAGTACGGGGGCAGCCTACGTGCCGGCGTGTATCAGTTTGCTGTGGCCTTGTGCGATGAATTTGGCAACGAGAAAACTAACTATACTTCATTAACTAACCCTGTTCATGTATTTGACGAACAATATATTAGGATAAATGATGGTAAATGGGGAGAAAGAACTAATCTTGGTATAAGGCTTAAGGTGTCTAATTTGGATAGGCAAGTCAGCCATTACAAGGTGGCTGTTATTCAGAATACTGTAGGATACAATGGGGAAACGCAGCCGGTAGTTGATTATTTTATAGAAGGTATTCATCCTATTACAGAGAAGACCATATACTATTATTCTGACCTTAATAATAAAAGAACCACATTTGAGCATATTTCCTTGAAAAGGGCTGTGTACAACACATCAAGAGGAATAGTGTCAGTCGGAAACCGTCTTCTTCAATATGGTCTTACGGCGGAAAAAGAATGGAATTTACAGCCTGTAGTTTCTCTTATGGGGCATTTTCTAAAATGGCAGGCATCGGTAGCCCACGAAGATCTATATAAGGATGGTAACGCTTGTTCGCTGTATGTAGGGTATATGAGAAATGAAGTGTATCCGTTTTCTATCTCGTTTAAGACATCCACCGGATATAAAACTCCAGCATTTGTTCTTATTCCACCTCCTTCTGATAAGGCAAGAGAAGAAATGAACAAAGACAGTATCCCATACCAGTCTATAAATGCATATGCTCCGGATTGTTCAGGAGTGGAAAGAAAATATGTATGGCAGTATAGCAATACGGCAGGAGATGGGGTATTGATTGACGACGATGCGGTTGTTATAGATGAAGAACAGAAAGAGCGTAACAACTCGGCTACTGTAGGTCAAACTGTTATAGTGGAAAGCAATTTCGCTACTTTTAAAGGGAAATCAAGATTTATTATCGATTATGATGATATTGTAGGAACCCCTATAAATTATTTGTCTGAAAATATAGGTCTTGTAGCTTGTAATAATAAGGAGAATGGAAACAATGAAAGACAGATATGTGATATAGCTACCAAATACAGAGAAGATGGAACACAGGATTATATGGAGCCAATTGATCATATTAGGTTACCAGAAATGGAAGGAGACTGCGAAGTCCCTCATCGTCAAGAATCTATATTGTCAGCTCCAGTTCCACTAATAACAGGCCTTGTAGAAGATTATATCTATAAGGTTCTTAGCGAAATGGAACACGTCTCTACAGATTATCTATATACCACAGGAGGAGAAAATCAGAATAAGTATTCTGTGTTGTTTAATTACGAGACAATGGATTCTTTATCTGAATGGATGGAGGAAGCATTTTTTGGGTATAGCGCTGGCAGCATATCAGGTGATGGCAATCAACACCTTTGTTCTGAGTTTTATCCATACTTACAACCTGGATCTGTTTTAAAAACCGTGTCTGATGCTATATACGTATTAGATACCATGCCTTGTACATGCGGATGTTATATTGAGAGTTATTGCTCTGATCCTACTGTGTCAAGAACTGATTATAACAACTTTCAGAATTATAATTATCTTCTTGGAAGTTATATTCTTCATATAGATGGATGGAGCCAAAAGATAAATGGTGTAGGAGATTGGCGAGCCGGTAGATCTACCAGTACAGTCATAAATAATCAGTATAGATCAAAGAACGGACCCAGGTATTGTATTGAGCAATTTTGGCCTGAAGCTTCTGAGAAGTTGCAAGATATGATATATAAAAATTCGGATACCGGTATAGATGAAACTGATTGGAAATTTGAAGGGTATGTAAACAATGCTACATTTGATAATCCTACAGGGGATAAGCTTAATATTGGATTCGCATCTGAATTTGTGGTATGGAAGTTTGTCAGAAATGTAATGACAAATGCAAGATTTATTAGAATCAATAGACCAGAAGAGTGGGACATAGAAGGTTATAAAGACGAGAACAAAGTTCTTTATCTTGAAGCTCTTGGAAAGATAGATGGCGTAATGGATGCTGTGTCTACCAATTACGTTCGTGTTTCTTTTTGGAAGGATGTTGAAACATGGTCCCCTCTTGGAATAGTACCAGTTGAATTTGATAGACCTGAGTATGAATCATCTCATTCCGTTATTGTTAACATAGCAAAACCAGCTTTCGGAGAAATAAATGAAGAGTTTTTTGATTCTATAGGTCAAAATTATTTTTATGTTACAATAGAATCTCCTATTGTGGCAGTTCCTTGGATAATGACGTTTAGAAAAATTCAATTTTGTTCTTATAAAAATTATGATACCCCAGAAGAAGAGGAAGAAGAAGGGAAGAAGCCTTCCCGTGCTATTCTTGGAGTCGCTTTTGCTACGGGTAAAACCATATATCCTTATATTTTTGGTGTAAGAGAAAAAGAAATAAATAAGGTTGATTTGTCTGTTGATTCAATAACATTAAGATCAACAGTCGTATTTGCATCAAAATGTCAGACATGTGGAGATAGGCCCATCAATTGCAAGCCTCGTCCTTATAAATACGGAGATTTTGCATATTGGGAATCATCTGAGAAATATCCTGCTAATTTTGAACTTTATGATAGTAGTAGGATGAAAATAGACACAGGCAGATCTTATGATGATCCAAAAAAATCAGAAGCTTATTCTAATATTATGAATAAGTTAACAGAATATTATGGTGCTCCTTTGTCAGACAAAGATGGATTATCTTATTTCAAGGGCCATTCTTATGGAGGAGTAGATACTTCTACCGTATTTTGCCAACAACCTATACGTCATTACCGGTTCCCGGATAATAAGCATATACCTTTTATGAACAGTGATGAACGTGGATATGACATAGCTTCTGAAATATATCCGGTAGGTATTATGGTAGATGAGAACACCATACAAGTGTTTTTGGATTTTGCGGTGGATTCTGGTTTGATTACGCAACAACAAAGAGATACGATTGTAGGATATGAACTGTATCGTGGAGATAGGAGGCTAAATAGGTCAGTTGTGGCTTCAGGATTAGCCTATGATATGCTTAGATACATAGGAGACGATGGTAATGTAAATATCTATCCTAATTACCCATATAATGACCTATCACAAGATCAATATAATTATACGTCTGGCAAAAGAGACGAGTTTATATCCCATCCTTTCGACAAAGGAGGAAACGTGTGGTATTCATTCTGTTCGCCTGATATTTATTTCAACAAGCCCGAACTTCCAAATGAAGTATGTATAGACGGGTTTCAAAGAGGAATGTCTGTGGGCAGTTTCGTACCTGTCGAAGATCATCCAAAATGGACTATCTTAGGTCCTGCCGCATACACGATGGCTGCGTCACTTGCCGCAGTTGAATCAAGTGCGGCAATAGCCGCTATGATAGCAGAAGAGCTTCAGATAAGGGCGCAGTCTGGATACATAGGAGGGTCGGCTGGTCTTACCGGAGGAGGATTCCTAACGAATTTAAGTGTGGCTATGCTGTTTTCTTCAATGGTGTCAACCATCAGTCAAACTCTTGCTAAGGGACCAATATTGTACGGTAAGTACCGTTATGATTGGCTTAATACGTTTATAAACAATGGACCAAGACGTAATCATGCATGGTATTATACTTCTGTAGGATTATATAATTCAATGATAGGTATAACAGACCAGGATAAGTATGAACGAAATTTTGCTCGTGGTTTATCTTCTGCTAAGTACATGAAGTCCGGTGTATATCCTATGATGGATGCCAGTATGTCATCTAAATGGGGAACCGGTAAAAACGATAATGAGGGACGATTCTTATTTGTTAATAATATAGATCGTGAATCTTCGTTATTTTTATCATTTGGTGATCCAGGTGAAAAGGGAGATGGTAAATCGAAATATTTATTGGAATATCCGAACTATGTCTACAACTACGACATTAGCCGTATAGATGATTCGGTTATTGCTGGAAGAGATGTTGTAGCAGGAAGAACATCCGAGCAATCCAAATCAGTTTCATACATCTGTTCTCCGTATATGAGGCTTATGCGATATAGGCCGGATCAATATGGTCAAATAGAAGATATAAAATGGATTTCCATAGGTGGATGTGGATTTTTCACTAATGAAAAGAAACTGATGTTCGGTGGCGATACGGTGATAACCAGGTTTTCGTTAAAGAGAAAATTCCCTATTTTTTATAATAGCGCTTTTGGTATTGGAGATATGATACCTTTCCCTTATATGGATTATAGAAATGTCGGATATCCTCGGTATTTTGTCAATTACGACACCGGGGAAGACGCTCTGGAGGTTACGGACAACGAACGTTTTAACAGTTGGACATCTTCTAATAAAGGACGATATCAGTTCTATCCTAATAGAAAAAGCTTATATGAGCTAAATGGTGATACGGCCGGCAAGTACGTTGATGGAAGATTTTACACATGGTTTTATGGTATTCCTCAATTCCTTGTAGAGTCTGAAATAAATTGTAATTTCAGATTAGAGGGACCTCAGCCCCATGAATTATTCTACCCAAAAGTAGGAGATTTTGTTTGGTGGACGCAGGAGAAGAACGTGTCTATACATAGGGATAATGATTACAAGATAAGTCCTATCTACTCATCAAGAATGACGTTGACGCCTAATGTATTGCCGGCGACATACGAACGTCGTTTTTATGATTGTGCTTACCAGCGACCTAATGGTGTTATATGGAGTAGGGCTGACGTATCTGAAAACAGTCAAACAGATCCGTGGCTGACATACAAACCTATGGACTATCATGAGTTCCCAACCAGCAACGGGAAGCTTATTCACATGAAGCGTATCGAGTCTAATCAGATTCTTGTCAGGTTCGAGGACCAGGTTTCACTCCATAACGCCATAGACGTAATCAAGGAGCGCACCTCCCCAGGGCAGGCCGAGATGGGCACCGGCGGTCTGTTTGCGTCCCGGCCTCTGGAGTACAACACGACCGACCTTGGTTATTCTGGAACACAGAGCACTGAAATAATTAGTTCAGAATTTGGTCACTTCTGGGTAGATACTAAAAGAGCACAGGTATTTATGACCGATCCGAACGGACGTAATCTCAAGGAACTTAGTGTAGGTATCAGGCATTGGCTCAAGCGTCATCTTCCTTTTAAGATTCTTAGATACGGAATAACTAATATCTTAACCGGTACAGAGATGACAGAAGAAGATACAGACAATAAATTTATCGGTCTTGGTCTGTCTCTTGGATGGGATAACAGGTATAAGAGGGTACTTATCACGAAAAAAGATTATATACCTGTTAAGAACCCGGCATATTATAAATATGATGGTGGAAGGTTCTTATACAATGAAACAGAGGTGCTGTCAAACGATAAGGAAATATCTTTAAAGGACGAACAATATTTCAAGGACGTGTCGTTCACTATCGGATATTCGTGTCTGAAGCAAGAATGGATTTCTTATTATTCGTTCTGTCCTGACTATTATATAGAACAGCAACAATATTTCCAGACAGGAATAAACTTCCCGGCATCGGATGAAGAAGGTGGCTTATGGAGCCATTTGCTGACGAATAAGAGCTTTCAGACATTTTACGGAGCAACATATCCATTTATATTAGAAGTGCCGATAAAAGAGAAATATAACGGTTCTACGCTGGCTTCTGTAGAATACGAGCTTGATGCAAGGAAATACGTAGATGATGTGAATTACACTCTTGACAGGAAAGTAGGTTTAGATACGATAACTATCTACAACGACACAAACAACTCAGGCGAAATTCATCTTGTTCCAGAAGAAAAGAATAATTTAGCACAACGTATATCATATCCGAAGATCGTAGGTGACCATACTGAGGTCCTGGATACTGAGGTATATAGAAGACATAAGTTAAATGACTTCTTCAACAGGGTTGACGATGACCGATCTGAAACACCTATCTGGATCAAGGACGATAACGATATAAATAAGTCGGTTAATTCTGATGCTCTTAATTTCATACGGTCATGGCTGGACAGGTTAAGAGGAAGTTGGATGCTGATGAGGATAAAGAAAGTAATTAGCAACCGGAAGATTATATTCCAGTGGTTGATTTCTGAAGATAAGATTAAGAATAGATAAATTACAATATTTAATAAGTTGAAAATAAGTAGTTTTTATTTTGTGATTTAATAATAGTTGAATATGTTTGTAGCGCCTATTGATCCATCTCGGACAGATAGGCGCTTATTTATGACAATTTAACCAATAAAACCACCATGCTTTAGTAGGTGGATGAATTGGGTTGATTAATTTTGAATCAAAATTACAAATAAAAAAATGATTTCATACAAATACAACATCTATCATTCAAAGAAAACGAAGTATCTTGACAAGATGTTTCGTGAATGTTGTTTTGTGTGGAATCATGCTTTAGCTCTACAACGTAGATATTATAGACTGTTTGGGAAATACATACCAGTTGGTAAGATGCAAAAACATTTCTCTAAAAGAATTAATAGAAATCTTCTTCATTCCCAAACAGTACAAGAAATCCTTCAGAGACTTCGGAAGGGCATTTCCGAATTGGAGAGCAAGAGTAATTCCAGCGATAGTAATATCGGGGTTTCTTGCGCTTGTATCCAAGAATCCCATTCGCTTTAGCGATGGGAGTATGTCAAAGAGGATCTAATATCTTGAACATAGCTGGCTGGTCAGAATCTATCTTCGATGTTATTAACAGCAAGTTCTGCGGATATAAGAATATGATTGAAGAAATTAAGAAAATAAAAATATAATCATTGATTTTGCTTCAATAGTAAACAAGTTTTAGCTTTAAAGGTATAGCCGAAGAAGTACGTGAGTATATCTTCGGCTTTTTTGTTTATCTTTGTTGAAAAACAGTTTGTTATGAAACAAGTATTATATAAAAATGATATATACCCCTATAATGTAAGGGTATTGCTTGGAGCAGATGAAGAGTATATAGTTAAGACGTTCGCCAACCTGGAAGTAGAAGATCAGAGCTGGGAGGGGTGGACTGATGATTATGGTGGCAGAACTATTTTCGTAGGAAACCGAACCAATCACAGGAAAGAAATATGTTTCTTATTTCATTCGCTGTCTGATATGGATGTTAGAACCATAGGACACGAATGCCTGCACGGTCTTTCTATTTATTGTAAGTATCTTAATATGGATTACGGTTTTGAAGTCGGAGGAGATGAGCATGCCGCCTGTCTGATGGGATGGTTAGTTGATAAGGTTTGTGATGCTTACCATAAGTTTAAGAAGGAGGAAGAAAAAGATGGCAAAGAGGGGTGAGTACATAGCATCAAAAGATAATACGTCTGTAGGAAGGCCTGGCATAAATGAAAATGTTAATAATGTAAAGACTGGTGATTTGGCCGGTAATAATATTATGTCTCTTATTATGTCTTTTATGCCTGTGATAGGAGACGTACAAGATGCAGTTGATTTAAAAGAGTCTATAGAGGATAAGGATGCCGTGGGTATGGTTCTTGGGGCAGCAAGCCTTTTACCTTTTGTCGGATCTGCTGCTACATACGCAAACAAGGCGAGAAAGCTGGAAAAGATGAAGGAATCTGTCGTGTCTTATTATAAGGACATAGCGATTCCCATATACAGAGAAGTCTCCAATAATAAGATATCCAAATTAGATGACGGAGCCAAAAAAGCGTTTCAGATAATGGACAAGAAGAAAATGGACCCAGAACGGATATCTGATTATTTAGATTATTTTGAAGGTATAAAACCGGATGAGCTTAATGCTGCTAAGCACGCCTATGAGTATATGAAATACATTGATGACTTTTCGGATGTGGCTGATGACAGATTTAATGAGATAAGCACTTCACTCGTCAGCAGAGAAGATCTTGAAAAAATGGGACATGGTACGGCCAGAGGTTTATACGATCCTGAAACCAGCACTATATACATTAGAGATGATTTGGATGATGATGGTATATATTACAATTTAGTACATGAAATAGGACATGGTATTGATAAAAATGACCATCTAAATAAAATAGAATCCGGGATAGTTATAGACGATGATGGTCTTAATCTAATAAAAAGAGCATACGACGTTCCGAGCAATATATCTCCTAAAACAGATTATGAAAAAAGATTGTATAAATCATCTGAATCTATTAATGAGAAAATACAGACAAATAGAGAGCTTAGAGCGAAGCTGTATAATATGCTAAAAGAAGAGATAGGTGTTGAACATCCTACGTTGGGGGAGCTACGGACTTTGATTGACGAAGGAGGATTATCACCTAAAGTGACAAGCAATATTCTTAGTAGCCTTAGTGGGTATGGTGAGGTATATGCTAAAAACATAATGTCTGGAAAACAATACGAGCAAAATGATTTGATAAAAGAAGCATTAAAAGGCGTGCCTTCGGTGTTACTTCCGTATGTTTTGTTAAATGCGTACAAGGAAGATAATGAAAAACCTGATTTTAAAGAAGGGGGATGGTATCCAAGTGACACGCTCATTGACTTTCTCATAAGTAAAGAATGTTTTGAACCGAGAGTAAGAGTACCAAGCAAGCCTAATAAAAAAACAGGTAAAAAAGACAAGGAGACGACCGGTTATGGTGTAACTGATGAGGATATAGTAAAAAGGAATAAAGGAAAGACAATAACAAAGTCACAAGCTAAAAAAGACTTCAGAGAGGCTGTAAGAAGACGCATCGGTCAGTTTATGGAAGCTACTCCTAATTTTGATAAGCTAAACAATAACGAGCGGGATGCCTTGTTTTCGTATTTTTACAATATAGGGTATGGAGGTTACACTGATCAAAGTCCTGAATTTCAAAAAGCGTTGTCTAATCTTGATAAAGAAAAAATAGCTCTTAACATTGATTTTGATTACAACAACGAAGATAGGAAAGGAGCTATGAAAAGGAGGAATGCCGAAAGAAGATTATTTCGTCTTCCGGTGGGAGAGGATTTCGAATTTCATATTGAGTCTGATAACTATCCAGAAGAATCTAACGTGATTGATAATGCAAGCATAGAACCAGAATCCGATTCTATCCTTAGTGCTATACTTAGCACAAAAAACGATCTTGAATTACAAGACCCGATTTCCACTACAAGAGGTGAAGCCTTTAAAGAAGCCAGGAAAAGAGGTCTTAAGGAATTTACATGGAATGGAAAGAGATACAATACCAACATCAAAAAAGAAGGTGGAGTGGTTGGTAAACAGCGTGAAGCATATGAATACTTTACTGGAAAACGAGGCATGTCCAAGATACAGGCGCTTGCCATCATAGGTAATCTCATGGCTGAATCCGGTCTTAAAGATGACATATACGGAGACAACAGAACATCATACGGCATACAGCAATGGCATAATGAGCGCATGGATAAGCTATTCAAGCACGCTAAAAAGAAAGGTCATTCTACACCAACATTCAAAGACCAACTTGAGTTCTTAGCTGACGAATACGAAGGAAAGACCGGATATTCTAATTTCTTATACACAAGAAAAGGAAAAGAAGGACCAGGGTATTACAACTACAGCCGGCAGGACTTCATGAACGCCGATAACCTTAAAGATGCTGTAATAGCTTGGAACCAAGGAGCAGGGCGCCCTCATAAGAGTGTTATAAGAAATGATGACCGTTATAACTATGCTATGGAAGTTGCTAAAAATCTTGGTTTGGAAATTGAAGAAAATTCCGTATCTCCGTATGGTCAAATGGGATTCGGAGATGATGCTGAAATAGCAGCATCGGTAACACTTCCAGAGGTAGAAGTGGCAGCCACCCTCCCTAACCCGGAAGCCTCGTCCCAGGAGGGACAGTCCGAGGAAGAGAGATTCCGTACATGGACTGAAACGTATGGTAAGGACATCGTAAATCATTTACTGACGTTAGACGGGAAAAAGGATGGTGATGACAGTGATTACAGCATGATGTATAAACAGCATGAAAAAGAAAGCGAAGAGGATAAGAAAATGGCTTTGATTAATGCCGTGCTTCCCAATATACAACTTCGCATTAAAGGCGTCACTGACAATTAGAACAATTATTTTATTTCTCATATTAATAAAGCGAAGCCGGATTTGAGACTCGTTATGCGGATACCGGAGGTTGAAGAACGATATCAAGATAATCCGGCTTTTTTGTGCGATTTCGTGAAGGATGGAACTATCATCGCCTTGGTTTAACAGAACAGACCTACGTACCTCCACTGTCCTGACGGGTATGGACGCCCGTCTCGCCTACCAGCCTGCCTAATTCTCCACTGGCTACCTAATATAACTATTAACGTCACTCCATCACCTATCTCCCTTCAGTCGATAGGTTCAGTCGTTTTTAAATATTATAAGTTCTTTCGCATCGTTCCCTTTGGTCACGATACTCAATCTTTTAACACAATTAGGCGAACAATACAATGACGGAAAAAGTAATTTGTCAATCCGTTCACTCACTTAACTCCCTTCGGTCGTTAAGTTCATTCACTGTAAACAATTATATGAATAAATGGTAAAGTATATAAAATAATATAAATAATATAATGAGTAAGATCATTGAAAATGGTCTTAATATTAAGGAAAACGGAGACTATTTATAGGCGTAGTTTTAATTCAAGATTTGTTGTCCCACCCCTGAAGGTCAGGAGGTTACGTTCAGAACCGTTTTCCTGTCTCTTATCCAAACCGTCATAAAATAAAAAACCTTGTATCCTATTTCTCTCAAACCGGATACAAGGCAGTGCATTTTCTTCTTTTTATGTAAAATCATATATTTGCACTAAACAACAAAAACAATATGGAGACAAAAATAACTGAAATAATGAATCCTCACAAGTTACACGACAAGCTCTTCAAGAAAGAGCAGGTCTCTCCGATAGAAGTTATATACAATAGCTTCAGCAACTTAGGGTACAATGTAGTACGCCGTCCATCCGGTCAGTGTTTAGGCAATTTGAGATATTTTAATCTATTTTATGACAAGCATACTCATCATTTCTATCAGAAAGACAGGAAGTTGAGATATTGTAGCAACTTTCTCATATCTGATTACTGGAAAGATAGAGTGCGATGTTTCATAGTTTGGAACTTTGGCTTTGGAAGATTCTTTCCGTACAATGACTTTATTGAGGCTATGGTTTACGACTATCTCCGATATGGGAGAAAGTCAGTTCCTTATCTTAAAAGCGTGCAAGAGGCTGAAGAAAAGTGCGTAAGGTTCTATATCCGGTCTCAGATAGATATGCTCCGTAAGGAAGGATATGCTGCATATCGGGCTAAGTTTAAGGAAGAACGTCCTCAGTATTTCATCGGAGACGATAGGACGGTGTTTAGATGCCTTGACAGCTCTTTGAAAAGAGAAGAGAAGATTGCTGCATGCGTAGCCCACAAAAGGGCTTTAAAAGAAGGGATAATGACTTCCTTCATCAATCACCTTAAGAAACATCCTACCACTTTATATTCGTGGTTCTCGTCAGAGGTAGATAGCGAAGGAAAGAATAGGCTCTGTCTATCTGAAAAGGCTGTTTCGTATTTGAATAAGAGACTGGTTCGCAATGGGTTAAAGTCTCTTTCTGCATCATATCTTTTTAGAACGTTTAGAAAAATGGTGAAGATCTTGTTCGGTTCCAATGTCAGGTCGTTTTTGAATAGCTGTCTGATGTCTGTTTCAACAGAAGAGGTTTTAACCAAATCTATGAAGAAAATAGTTTCCAAGACAGTGCTGTTTTTGTACAAGAGAGCGCTTAAGAACTATCGCCGGGCATGCGGTCTTAAGTACGACCCTGATTCGGGCGGTTTGTCTGCCGTACATGATTGATTTTTAAACGTATCCCATAACGTTGGATTTTCTCGTTCGTTTCTCTTATCTTTGTGAAAAAAGATAGTATGAAATTACGAATCATAAAAAATCGTCCGATATTCGCTCCTGGCGGTAGTGTTCAGGATAAGAGACAGGATATTAATGTATCCTCTACTCAGCCTATTCTTGATTATGGAACGCCTGTTAATAAATGGGGTGAATCTGATATTCAGAATATATATATGCCTTCTGATGTGACTTTAGAAACAGAGGAGGGGGAGATAAATCCATTTAGTAGTATGCCTACATCCGATCCGTTTTTTGAAAATCATGATGCAGGATATGCAGGATATCTCGCTGATAATAGGGGCATGGTTAAAAACGTAGAGAAATCAGTCGTTGATAATGCAATGAATTTAGGTGGTGTTGATGCTGATTCCTCTAAAGAAAAACGTTCCCAAGATGGTAATCCTCTTGATCCTATGACTACCCCATATTATTCACCTGATCTAACCGGCAGAGCTCAAATGTTCGGTACAAGTCTTGGTCGGATAAGAGCCGGTAATAAGGTCGGTGCTAATGTGGCTCAAGCTGCCTTGTCCGGTGTTAGTTTAGGATTAGGTCTTACTCGTAATATCATGGGAGCTTCATCTGCTGCGTATGCAGCCAGCAGAGACGAGCAGGCGGCGAGGGAAAAGCTCGAAAAAGAGCGCCGGCAGCAGTTTATCCGATGGGAACGTGAAGGCGGTGGTGTTAACCTCGGAAATGGACAGAGAATAGATTCTTCCGATTTGACAGGAGAATACATTTACCCTCTTCCTAAATCTATGGAGGATAATGCTAATGTTGAGATAGAAAAAGGAGAATATGTTTCGACTCCGGATGATGTTGGTCCTATGGAGGCAAAAGGTAACAGGCATGAAGACGGCGGCACTCCCGTTGATTTGCCAGAAGCTCATATTATTTCAGATTACCGTACTATTGATGATGATTTTGCTTCTTACGTAAGGGAAAATTATGGCATTAGAGCTACGGAAAAAGATACATATGCTACGCTTCTTGATAGGTACAAGAAAAAAATAGGATTGTCCGAAAAGTATGATGATCAGGAACGTGTTTTCAAGAGGCTGGAAAAGAATAAGGATGTTAAGGATAAAAATACTTCTGAGTTGAATAATTCTATTCTTTCCAAGTACGTAAATGATAATCAAAAGGAAATAGACGAACTTGAGGTGCAATTCAGGTCTTTTGCTGATATTGTCTATAACAAACAAGAGGAATCCAAGCGCCAAGAAAAGATAGATGCTTTCTTTAGAGATGGCGGAAAGGTTGATTTAAATGCCGTAAGAAAGCAGGCTAAGGCTCTTAACGTATCTGAATCTGATGCTAAAAATTGGATATACGATGAGTATGTAAAGAGAGTTAGGAAAATGGCTGAAGGCGGCCCTACCAAAGAGCAAATAGAGTGGGGTAAGAAAGTACAGCAGCTTTTAATGAAGCAGTTTGGACGTGCTCTTAATATGTCTATAGTAGATGTTGCAGACAGAGAGCAGATCCTTAATCCTGATTCTGGTGTAAATTCTAATCAAAATCTGCAACACAGAAGCAGTTCCGGTTATGGTAGGGTAAACAACAAAGCTATTTCTAATTTGCTTGATATTAACCGTTGGGCTAATAAATACAATACGGATGGAGATTTTAATACAGAAGGATTCCAGACTGGATACAATAGCCAACTAAACAACCTATGGGCTTTGGCAGAATCAGGTGCTATAGCCAATGCCGAAAAAGCCAAGAAATTTAGAGACGAATACGGATTTTGGGGAGAAGATGCTGGTAAGTACGACCAAGGAAGTAAATCGGCATATAACTCATTTGCCGTAGATGACAAATTTGGGCAAACTACGGCAACCAGATCATTTTATGGATTGGATGTAGTTACTCCTGAACAAAAGAGATTGTTGAACGAAAAAGGGATAAAGAATTATGTTGACTTATTTGGTGATAAATCTGATGCAGCTAAGAAGATTCTGGGTGCCGATTATAATAAGTTTGCTGCTTTAAAAGATAGCGGTTTGATGTCAGAAACAGACTTTGTTTTAGAAGCCGTAAATCCGGCATCAAAACCTATAGAAGCTGAACCTGTAGGAACCGGCGCTAAATCTCCCAACCCAGGTTCTCCAGGCAGGATAGAAGTGAAGAAAGAAAATCCTGTTATTAATACTACTGTAGAAACGGAAGCTGAGGAAGAAGATGATACAAAAGGAAGAAAAGGTGTCAATCCTGCTTTATCAGGTCCTATATTCCCTGAGATGTTGAGGATGCTTGATACCGGATTAGAGATAGAGGGATTGGAAAGGCATCAGGCTCCGAGAATAGATCCTGTTCTGCAATCTGCTGATCAGTATATCAACGAGCTCAACCGCGCGACATCGGCTCAGTTGGACGCAGTAGGTGACGTGCCCGACTCCCAGCGCTCCGCTATTCTGGCTAATATGAACGCCATAGCCGGAAGCAATATAGCCAAGTACATTAACGAAGTAAATTTCAATAACGCAAGGCAAATAAACGAAGCTGATAGATTCAATGAAATGGCTTATGTTCAGACAGACGATAAGAACATAGCGGAAAGGCAACGTTATGAATCTGGGTTATTGAAGGCTATGGCTATAAGGGATGAAAATCTTGCTCGTTATTATGATAGCATAAACAGCGAAATACAGAATAAGTTCAATGTTCGTACATCGTTGAATACCATAGCTTCCATAGCTCCGAATATGAGAATGCTTCCAAGTGGCCAAATTATTTACGTTCAAGGTAATCAGGATGTGATGAATATGGGTGATTATTCTACACCTTACTTGAGAAGTTTAAATGAAGAAGATGATGAAACTAAAAGAAGAAGGAGGACCAAATAGTGGCTTCACAGTATAGTATTTTAAGGCAATATGCCCCGTATGTTAGTCCTTACAACATAGATCTTGTTAAGGACGTCATGATGTACAAACAGCAGAAGGTTGATGCTGCTCGTGAAAAGATCTATACCCAGGTAGATTATCTTATGGGTCAAGAGATAGATAAGCCTGAAGCCCGCGCTTATATGGAAGATAAGATGTCAGGTGTGATTGCTAACATCAATCAAAAATTCAAAGGCGTGGATCTTTCTTCTGATGGTGTTACGAGAGCCATACAAGGAGAGATAAGTTCGGTGTTAGATGATACGGTCATTAACGCGATTGCCGGCACAAAAGAAGGCAAGAGGGTTATGAAGGAAATAGAATCTATAAAACAGAATCATCCTGAACTTTATTCTCCTATTAATGAATGGCATGCTTTGGACCCTTATTACAAATGGAGGTCAGATGGTAAAGCAGGATCAAGGTTGGGAGGTCTTCATTATTCTCCTTATGTCGATTATACTAAGGAGATAAATAAGCTGGTCAGTGATTTTAGGAAAAACAACGAAGGCAAGAAGATTCAGACAACAGAATATGATGTTAAAGGTAATCCTACTGGTGGAATCATAGAAGTCAACGTAGATGAGCTTACTGATTCCCAGATAAGGAATTTTGTGTCTGCTAACTTATCTGAAAACATGAGGAATCAGATGAGAATAGAAGCATCATACATGGCAGCTACCAATCCGGTGTTCAGTAATCCGGATTTGGTTAGTCGATACATTGGGTCTTATGTCGAAAGATACGATAGGCACATAGGAGCATTGGAAGCAAAAAAGAAATCAGTAGGGGATAATAAGGATATTATTGATCGTATTGACAGTCAGATACAGGAAGCTAAAAATCAGAAAGCAGAAGCCAAGAGGGAGGCAGATATGATAATAGCTTCATCAGATCCGGTAGCGGCTGCTAATTTTGTTGTTGCCAATAATCTTTTCGATAAGATGACTGATGCATGGAGATACGACAATACAAGTTTTGAAAGGAAGAAAGATGATCTTTATTTTGCAAGGTTGGCAGAGGATAGGGCTCAGCAAAAGTTTTTGACTGATAATGCTAAGTCTATGGTTGAAATATCGTTGGCAAAAGAGCAACTTGCACAGGCTAAGATTGAAACCGAATACATGCGTACTTACGGTTCCAAGATGGGCACTGAAAGCTCATCCGGAGGCACAAGAGGAGCAGGCGGTGTAGGAGTGCCGATGGCTCCTATGGACGGGCCTACGGCTATCAATTCTGGAACGGGTAAGATAGGATCTGTTAATTTGGCTAATATCCCTTATGAACAACTCACATCTTCTTCCACAGAGCGTAGAGCAAATTTATTGAAATTATATAATTCATTATCTCCTACAGACAGAAGTAATATCGTTGCAGCATCATACGAAGAAGAAAAAACTGACCCAGGATTGTATGCTAATATGACTCCTGAAGAACGGATATATTCTTATTTAAAAAATAATGGAGGTCAGAAAAACGGATATTTTGGACAAGGAAATAACAGACTGTCTGAAGCTTATGATGCTTTACTTCTTTCTGATTCTAAGGCAAATGGAGCTACAAAGGCTATAAATAACATAACTGATTATCAAATAGATAATATAGTTACTAAAAAAAATAAGGATATTATCAGTAAAGTTCGTAATGCTAAGTTTATGAAAGGAAATTCTTTTATAAATCTTACCGATACAGATGATAAGGCTGGAGCCTTCCTGCTCGCCACAGCCATAACAACTGGTGTATCTGATGCCGTAGGGTTCAGAGGATACATGATGGACCCTTCAAGAGGAATAGATATTCTTAGTGCTATATCTCCGTCATTAGGAGCTAAGGCGAGTGCCGGCAAGTTGGGGAAAAACATATCTGATGCTATTACAAGCGAGAATAATGGTTCTTCTACTGGTACATTGGCTCTTATTAATGGAATGAAGAAACTCAACGGCGATCCTGATTTTAATATATCAGATTATATGACCATAGATAAGGATGGTGATATAGATTTAAAAGATTATCAGGAAGGTGAACCATTAACTATTACCCAGCTAAGATATGCTGAGAAAAACAGTAGAGTGTCTGATATGATAGCAGGTCAGATGCAGGATGAGATAAAAATGTCTGTATCTCCTGATCAGATTTCTGATAAGTTATCTCAGTATCATTACCTTGATTCTTACAAAAGATACAATTGGAATGCCGATTCACCGGAAAAGTCTTTGCAGAAGGCTCAGTTTAGAAGATTGTCTGGTTACATGGCAGGAAAGGTAAATAATCTGGATCCTACTGCTATTAATGCCATTAATATGGATGCCGAGATAGATAATGGCACTGTTAGAAGATTCTTGACTGCTCAAGTAGGTTCCGGTAAAAATTCTTATGTTACAGAAAGGGTTGAGATTACGAATGACGAGCTTCTTAAGGCGGGTATAGATCCTTCGGTCGAGGAGCGTAATTATCCGGTGGATGGTTACAAATCAAGTTTTGGAACCTGTGATTTTGTAGATACCGGAAAGAAGGAAGGTTATTCTTATGATAAGTATCTTATACGTAATGGTCTTCCCCGTTTGGCTTCTAAGGCTGATGTTAAGAATGATCTTTATGATATAGTAAAGGTTCATGGTTCTTACCTTAAGCCAGAAGAAATGAATGTTGTTAAAACCCTTGTTGATAATTTTATTGACATGTCTGATAACATATCAGTTCAGTTGGAGGGAATGGATGACAGGGGTTCAAGAGAGGTAGCGGTCAATTTCTATGACAAAAGGACTAAAAATTCTAAAAATCCTGCATTGTTGTTCTCGGATTTTGTTCCTTTGGATCCAGGTAATGATGAGTATGCGGATTACTGGAATAGCATTCACCAGAAGTGTCCTCAGTACTTCTTTGTAAAATACGTGAAGGAGGCTGTTCAAGAACGTCTTGATCAGATGAGGGATCCGTATATGAGAGGAATAAATATCACGCCCAATATGAATGACAAGTTTAGTAAGTTGAACGATTTTTTGCAGAAAATTTATGGCTGACAATAATATAGATAGATATAATCCTGCTGCTAAAACCACTTACGAAGATGTGGCAAGGCAAAGGAAATTAGCCGAAGAAGAGAATTACACTCCGGCTACATTACCAGAGACGACAATACCTCTGGTTCCTAATTATATGCCTGGTGAAGGTGTGTATGCCCAACCTAAATTTCCGGATTACGCATCAAGGATAGCTGCTGCCGAATACGAAGAACCGTATATAGCCAAGGAGATAAGCAACAGCTACTCGGAGGCACTGGCTCGTAACAGCTACAGGGGGGCTACACCTGTCCCGCCGCCTCTTAATCCCTATGGACCGAAGGTAAGTATCCGTGAAAGTCATCAGATGGGTAATGATGGGGTATGGCGTACAAAATATTCTAACTATATTCCGGGTATAAACAATGAAGATTATTATGCCAGGAGACAGAGCGGATGGAGTAAGTTTTGGAATGGTGTAGGCAAATTCGCTTTAAAATCCGCATTGTACGGTGCACAAGGAGTTGTGTCATTGCCTGACAAACTTATCAATATGGCATCTGAGGGAAGTTACAAAGCTGCGTTAAACACTAACATGGATAAGTTTGTAGGTGATCTTGACCAGCAAATAGACATGCTTCTTCCCCATTATTACAAGAAAGAGGTAGAAGATTATAATTTCGGTCAGAAGCTTTTTAAGGATACCGGTAATTTCTTATGGAATGATGTCCTTGGTAACGGAATGTCTTTTACCGTAGGAGCCATGATATCAGCGTACATGACCGGAGGACTTGGAGTTGGATCATTGGGCAATATAGGTGCTAAATTAGGTGGAAGAATCGGAGCTAAGTTAGCAGCAAGGCAAGCTGCAAATAGGGGTATAGGAAGCCTTAAAAGCGTGTTTAATGACTATGTAAGAAAAGGAGTTGCTACCGGAAGAAATGTAGGGGAGGCGGCTAAAACCATGACGTTGTTGGCTACCAGTGCCGGATTCGAGTCATCGGTTGAAGCAAATTCTTTTATGAAGCAATCTGAGTCTGATTTCAAGGATTATTATCGTAAGATTTATGGTCGTGATCCCAATGCAGAGGAAATGGCTGTTTTTCGTAATTCTAATGCTGATGTAGGTAGTGCTATATTTGCCGCCAATATGGGTATAGTAGGATTATCTAACTGGCTTCTTTTTGGTAAGTATATAGGGTTAGGAGGCAAGGCTATACCAGGGTTGGAAAAGAAGCTCAACAAGCATTTATTTGGATTAGGGACGGAAGTTGCGAAGCCGGGAGAGATGGCTATTAAAATAACCAATCCCAATATAGGACAAAAGATAGCAGGCAATGTTTTCAATATCATGAAAAGGCCGGTGTCCGAAGGCTTATGGGAAGAAGGATCTCAAGGTGCTGTTCAGAATACGGCTGAGGAATATGTTAAGTCAAGATATGATAATGTAGCCATGAACGGAGCCGTTGATGTTCTTGATGCTATTTCTGAAGGATTTAAAAAGCAATATACGTCTAAAGAAGGATGGACTGAAATAGGAATCGGTGCTATTATCGGTTCTTTGTTTGGTATGAGGGAAGGCTTCTTTGGGGTTAAAGAGTATAGCAATAGTCAGATCTTGCTGGAAAGGCAAGTGAATGAATACAACAAAGCATCTTCTAATCTTAACACGGCGGCTTTGAATACGTTGAAAAAATCAATGAGTTTAGGGCCTCAAGTTCGTTCCGATGCCCAGTCTATGACTGGCAAGGAGCTTGATGATGCTATGTTTGAAAAGATGTCTATTGACAACCAAATGGGAACCTTAGAGGATTCGGCTGAAAATTTTAGGCAGATGATTGATATGATGCCTATTTCGGAAATAGCCGAAGCTAATGGAATGTCTTTGGAAGAGGCAAAGAAATACAAGGATTCTATTATTGATAATTATAACAATCGTCTTTCGGATTTCAGATCTGCCCAGAGTTTTGCCGAAGATCTTATAGGTGATGATTCTAAGATTGAGTTTAGGAAATACGTGGCTCGTAATGCCTTCCTTGGTCTTCAATCAGAATCAAGAATGAAAGACATAGCTTCTGTCATAGAAACGCTTTCGGGGCAGCCTCGCGTGGCGGATGCTCTAAGTACGTTCTCCCGGCTGTCGGACAGGGCAAGGGAGCGGGCGATGGCTATCCGTGGCATACGGTCAAGAATAGAAGAACTTGAATCCGAAATAGAAGATCTTGCCACCCGCCCCCGTAACGTAGATGGAAAAGACCCACAAGCTGAGTCCATACAACGAAAAACCAGAGAATTGGAAGATCTTAGAACCAATTACAATAATTCGTTGTCTGAGTTATCAACGTTAATAGGAAAAGAGTTTTCGATAGAAGAGTTGGTAAGTAAAACCGAATCTGTTTTATCATCTCCTCTTTCTCCCATAAGTTCACAAGATGTAATAGAAGCCTATGATACTCTTGTGGCTTTTGATGATTATTTTAATGTAAAATCAAGACAGGAAAAGAAGTTTACAGCCAAAGACAAAGCCATGAGATCCTTGGTAAATGAATACCGTAGGAGTTTGATGGACTATAGGAATATGAATAATTTCTTGTCTAAGATGCTTGATAAAAGATTCTTAGCTGAGGAAAACAGGGGATTTTCAAAAGCGCTGTCTTCTCTATGGTCTACTCCTTATAAGGGGGATGACAAGGTTCCTGATTTTGCAGAGCCTAATAAAGTCGGTGAATATGACACTGATGAGGTAGTAGATCAAGCTGTGTCAGAAGGTAAGATTTCGGAAGACGAAGCTTGGACTATCAAGGCTTTTATGCATGCTCTTGATAAAGTAAGGGAAGATAGGATGAAGGAAGCAGAAGATGATATAAAAGAGTCACCGCTTACGGAGTCTGTATCGGATGAAGATTATGAGGCTGCTATGGATAATCCTATTATGGTTCCGGCCGTAAGGCAGTCTATAATTGATAAACTATATACAGGTAATGCCGATCTTCTTACTGAGAGAGAAAAAGATGTGTATGATAAATACAAACAAGATTTTGATGATTATGTATCGTCTTTGGGTGACAGTCCCGTTAATCTCATAAAATCATTATCTGAAAAGGCTGATAGGCTTACAAGTCCGAGATCTGTGTATGAGGATAATAAAGCTATTATTGATATGGCTAAATCCAATTTGGAACCAGATCAAAGGAAGGAACTTGATGATGCTATTTCTTCGTATGTTGATATAATGAACAGACGGGACAAAGGGGAGAAAGTTGACGAAGATAAGCTTGCCGATTCGGTATTTACCATAGAAGATCTTGGCCAGGTTGGAAACATCACGGATCTCCTTCCTTATATCGAACAAAACAGGATTATTGATAAAGGTCGTATTTCCGAATCTACGTTAAGTAATTTTGGGGAGGATGATGCTAATATAGATTCTCTTGTAAATGAATTAGACGAATCTGATAATACGCCGGGAGCCAATATAGATAGCGCCCAGAATCCAGAGACGTTGATGGTAAGAAGAATCTCCAATGACGGCAATGAAAGGTATGAAATTGCAGGTCTTAGAGCCGATAAATTTATATCTTCTATAAAATCATTGGTTCCTATTCAAATAAGCTCTGAAACGAACGCTAATGGTACTAAAAGGTATTCTCTTAACATAGGTGGAGAAACGGCTACTATAATTGAACTGCCTTATCATGCGAGATGGTCTATAGACAAAGAATCGGCTCGTGTTCTTAACCGTTACACAGATGTGTCTATTCAGGACGTGGGTAATTCATATTCTTTGGTTTATAAGCGTCTTGATTCAGACGAATTGGTTCCGTACAGAACAGGTGTTGGATTCGGAGAGAATGAAGTAGATAAAATAGATCAGGAAGCATTATCTTCTTTGAAGAAAGGAGATAAGGTTAATCTTGAGATAGATGCAAATGATACCTATAATCAGTCTCTTTTTGCCGAATACAATGATGCTGTTCAGTCCGGTGATAAAAAAAGAATAGAATCTGCTGAAAATAAGCTGGTATCCAATATGGTTATCAAGGTCATGAGTGGAAACAGATTCGTTTCTGTTGTAAAAGCTGACACAGGAGGCATAGATGGTATAAGTAAGATAAGAAGAACGGCTTTTAACAAGTGGAAGAAGGACGCCGGCCGGTCGGCCACCATCAACGTCGGCACGCATGTTGTTGCCCAGACCCTTCCTGGAAGACCGGTGTTTAACATGAGAGTAAACGGTCAAGGATATGGTCAGGTAGAAAATCTCCCTATTACCGAAAAAGGAGCTGAAAAAGTATCTGATGTCGGATATGTATTAAATGGCAAAGTCGTGCTTAAGAACGGATCTAAATACACAGGCTTCCCATTTGCTTATTCTATATTAAATGACAAGGGGAATAATTACAAAAATGTAAGAGTTCCGGTAGTTGTCATCAAAGGTAAAAACGGTCTTAATTATCTTTTCCCAGTTAGCCTGCGTTCTGTGGAATCAGAGGAAGGGCGGAAATGGATGTCTTTTATAGATATGCTGCTTGAATCCGGTGATTCTGAATTGCTACAGATGGGTCAAGATGGTATACAAGATCTTAATGCGTATCTAACCAAGTTAGGCCTTGATCCGGCTTCGTATCAAGTATCGTATTTGAATCCTATTTCAGGGCTTAGAAAAGCTCGTGAGGCTATAGAAAAATTATCTACGGTTCCTGATGTTGTTAAATGGGTAGAAGATGAAAGCAGGAATGTGAAAGACATTGTGACGTCTGAAGTAGAATCTGGAATAGATTTCGAAGGTGAGATGTTTGTCGCTCCTAAGATCAGGATTCAGTTTGGTAAATCATCTTCCAGACCTAAATCACTTATAGAGGATGATCTTCCTTTCTCTGATGAGGGTAAGACCGTTACTTCTAAAGAATACGTGGATGTTTATGAAGAGGAAATGCCAGAGGAAGGGGCTGCCCGGGAGACTCAGACGGCGCCATTAGCTCAGCCGGCTCCTGCGGCACAAGCTACGCAGTCCTTACATGGCAAGAAGCGCACCTCCAGAAAAAACTTCTCTCTTATGTTAAACGAAATAGAATCTCATATAGAAAAAGAAGGATTGCCGTCTTATGCTAATATTTTTGATTTTATAGCAAGGAAGATTGTAGGAGGTGATTTGAGGTTTCTTCGTGAGAGAGGTAATCCTAAAAGCCTTAAGGAAGAAATGGGATTAGAACCTAAAGGAACAGTAGGTGATAAAATATCCACTCCTTCTAAAAAGGGAGGTAAGACCTTAGAAGAATATGTTTCTTGGCTTCGTTCTCAAACAGATCAGGTGGTGGTTGATTATGTTGGTCCAAGATCTGACGAACAAATTATATCAGAGTTGAAAAACTTTTTGAAATATATTAATTTTGTTCCAAGCAAGGCTTTGAATTATTCTCTTAGAGTCAATGGCATGGATGCCCTAAAAGAATATGGCACAAAAGAGGAAGTAGAAAAAATGGAATCTGACATCAATAGTTTGGTTTCTGAAGTTTTGCCTACGGTAGATAATCAAACTGTAGAAGATGTTTCTACTGCAATAGAATTAAATAACCTGCCTGCCATATGGAGACCTATGGAAAGCCTTGATATGACAAACGAGGAAAAAATAGAGTTTTTGAATAACGTAGCAGATTTCCTTAGCGGCATTCCAGAGTATGATGCTGTTGTGGAGTCTATAGAGTCAGAATCAGATAATATTTTAAATGATGGAAAAGAAGGAAGTGCAGAAGGCGGTGCAGTACGCGCTGAGGAAGATGGCGATAAAAAGGGAGATGGAAAAAGAGAAGGACAACCCAGAGATGATGGCAAAGCTGAGGGAGATGTCTATTTACCTGGATCTGAAGAAGGAAGAGTAGATAACTATAAGAAGAACGGAGATAAGTTCTCTGATATTGCCGAAGTTACTTTATGGTTACTTAGAAGGGCTGCCGGCATAACCTCTATCCCGGAAGGAGAAGAGGTTTATGTAGAGGGGGATGAAGTTAATAGCATTATGACCGATATGGAATCAAGGTACGGGATAGACACCATCAACCACTCGCATACGACTAAGGCTATAAGGAATCTTAACGGCGTATCAGGTTATAAAGTAGAATACGGCTTAACCTTTTTAACATACGATCCTTTTATTAGAATATCCAATCCAAGGAAAGAATCTAAGGCCGAGAAAGACGAACCTCGTATATCCGAAGAACCGCTTACTCACATATCAAGGGTAACAACCCCTTATTTCCTGTACGGCGGTGATGAAGCATATACATCTGTTCCGGCTAAGGTAGAACCTATACCGGAGAAGATAATGGGTCGTAATGGCATTAAATTTGGTATGAGTGTAGTCGAGTTAACCAAATTAGGGTACAAAAAAGCTGGTGGAAACTGGATATATAAATTCTATATGAACTCAGGTGTGTATGATTTGTATAATATCAGTACCGGTGAAGCGTTTAGGGTAAAACCGGATCTTGGAGTTAAGATAAGTTCCAGTGCATTCATCCGCTCTTTATCTCAATCTGGTAGAAAAATACAAAATATGATGAGTAATATGAGCCAGGAAGAGATAGATAGAAATAAGAATCTCGTAGAAGGTTCTGATAATTCGGATTCGATAAATGAGTTAAATAAAGAGTGTTGAGTATGAGAAGGAGATTTTTTTAATGCTGCGGATAATTTTGTGGGAGGATGTTATAATAAGTTATCTAATGAAGAGATAAAAAGGCTTGGAGGAAAAAGACCTTATGTATGTCAGTTTAATAAAATTCATATACATATAGGGCCTGTATTAAAAGATCATGATTTCGATGTCAGTGATATAGTGTTTAATAGTGACTGGAATTATGGTGGTTATGAATCTACGGTTTATCATCATAGCAATAATGGTATTTTTATATTAGGTGGAAATAAAATTGGTAATATAGAAGACCATATGCAAGATCTAACATATTGGTACGAATATGATCCGAGTCTTAATGAAAATTATTGTTATTATTATTATGAAGCTGATAATAGTGGAAATGCTATTAAGTTGAATGGTGAGTTTAATGATGTTAGCACTGTTTTTAACATTCCCAGTTTGAAGGTTACCACTCTTCGTGATGGCAGTTTGAGTTTTCCAGAGATTTATATAGAAGGAGTTTGGGATCCGTCATTGTATAAGTCGATTTTATAATTAACTTTGCAAAAAAGTTAATTACAATGGGTGTCAAATGTCAGATAGAAAAAAAGGAAAATGAAATAAAACGGGTTAAGGCTCCTAACGGGGAGCCTTCCGTTCTTTACGAAAGTGCTTTAAAAGTATTAGGAAACAGCGAGCGGGCCCTTCAGGTATGGGCTAAGGCTTACACTCCTGGTTTTTTGTCGTATTACGGTCATTGGAACAACCCGGCTCCAGGGGAGATGTTTAATACCGATCTCAATGGCGAACCTCTTTTAGAAGACGTGCTGTCGTATATGAAGCGTCAGACTTATTTTGCTGATCCTTTAACGGCTCAGGACATTAAGGATGTAAGGGATTTCCTTTTGTCTACTCATTATTTTTTCAATGCGTCTTCATTGTCTAATGCTATCCTCTTCGATTTTTATGTAGATGGCAGTTTGATACTGAATGAGCAGAAATTAAGGAGATCCGGTTTGTATGATGAAACAGAAATAAGTCGTATTTTATCCGATCCTTCTGTTTTAAATGAGGTTTCGACTTCCATGAGAAAGTTAATAGATTCTTCTATTAACGAACCTGATAGGGAAAAAGATAATTATTTTATGTCTATTGACTATCAGTATGGTCCTATTGTTTACAAGGAGGGAGTGTTTAACCAATTTGGTAAAAAAGTACCATATAATCCTTCTGAGCTTTATTATGCTATGCGTAAAACAGTAGCCGGCATAAAAAACTTTTCTGAATTTTCATCTGCTTTTGAATCGTTGAGAAATTCATATCCTGAACTGGTTGAGAAATTCGTTTCTGATAAAGAATTTGCCGAATCTATGTTTGATGAGTTCTCATCTACGAATAAGATTCCGGTAATAAACATAGAAGGGGATGATGTGGTAGAAGGCAAGAGAAGATCCTTGTCTAAGCTACAAGATCTGTCTTATTACAATCCTGGCAAAATAGAGTTCCTAAGAGCTCGTATATCAGCTTATTTACATAGGGCTAATGCCGACACCGAATCCGATTTAAGAAGCATGATATGGGATATAGAAGAGGCTTGTACGTGGTTTGGCATAGATATAATAGGGACATCGGAAACTTATGATGGCACAGAAGAGTCTTTGAATAAGATAGATAATTTGATGCTGGATCTTGATATTTATGTGGCCAGGCATAATGATGTAAATTATGCTCCAACGTTGGCATCTTCTATAGATGATGTTCTTGGTGATAGCACAGATTATTATTTTGGATTATTACCGGAGTATATGGATAATTTGAATATCGTTTATTCTGAATCCGATATAGACCCAGTAGAGGCATTTGAGAAACATTCATTGCTTAAGGTAGGAGATAATCTATATCAAAGGATCAGCAAAGATGATCTTAACGAGATGTATCAAATATCAACAGTATTAGCCAAGCACAACCTAACTCATTTTTCTACTAAAATATATCCTGAATCTTGTTTTAAGAACGGCGTTTTGGATAAAGAGAAAGTACGGAACGTAGATAATAATACGCTCATGGCTTCCATTAAAAAATACGTCAGATCGTTCATGGATTCTCAGAACACGGAGGACATGATAATGACCAGGATGGCGTTTGGGCACCCGGCGGTACTTGACGTTCCTTACGTGGATGTGGATCGGGAGTATAGTCGATACATGAACAAAAAACAAGATAGCGAAAACCCATTATCCTTATTCGATTTATACCAATCTTACCTTGACAACAAACTCCATAAAACAAAATTATATGATAATGCCTATAAGTATCTTGACTTCAAACCTGGTCCATCTTTGGGTCTTATTTCTGATGATCCTGATATTTTGAAATCAATAGAATTATCTTTATCTGGAAAAGACAGGTTGATGTTGTTTGATTATAGCATGACCAGTACCGACCCTTCTTTATCAGAATTGTTTTATTTGGAGAAGTATGACCCTTCGTATGCCGGGAATGATTTTGAACACTATTTTTACACCAGGCACCCGTATTTGTTAGAAGAAAAATCGGGCCCTAATATCGTAGAGCAAGATGGTGTTATAACAGCCGAAGGTATTTATGATAATTTTATAAGAGTAGGTAATAAGATATGGTCTAAAGTAAGCGAGAGTAGTTCCGGCTCTATCTACCAAAATCTGACAGGAACCGAATCGGAGGTGAAATACGATTCTACTCAGAAGGCTAAGACGGTAGAAACTGATTACGCTCCATACCAAAACAGATCTGGCTTGACGCAAGACATGACCGTAAGCAAGTCTGAATTGGATGATCTTAATAAATTGGAATGCAGGTAATTTTTGTATATATATAATATAGTTTTTTCATAATTACGATTTGGGAAGTGAGGCTTGTGAAAGTCTCACTTTTCTTATATATGCACGTATATCAATAACATACAAGAAAAGTTAGATTTTCATTGTTTATGAATTATTTTTGTTAAGTTTGCAATATTAGTTTCAGGAAGGGATTATGGAAATAAGGAAAAAGTAAGAACCGAACGTCACTAATAACAGTAGGAAATGAGAATCAGTACCATCAAACGTAACAACAGCATTCATCTTATGTATAAAAACATTATGAATGATTTAGGTCAATTAAGAACTGTAGTTTCAAAATCCTATATTTATAATCTGATACAAAATCAAACCGGATTAAGTATCAGAACTATATCCCATGTCTTGAATCACACAAAAGAACAGGATACAGATTCTTTGTGAAAAGCATACATTTTCATACATTTGTGTGTTCTTTAGTTTTTAGATTTAAGTTTTTCATGGTATTAGTTTAGATTAGTGTAGATCAGGGTTCGCAGTGATGCGGGCCCTGGTTTGATTTAAAAAGTATTAAAATATTTGCTATTTAAAATCCTGTTCCTATCTTTGCTCCAGAAACAATGAACAACGAGATCCCACCTCTGGTTGTTTGATGTTGAAAGATATTTTTGGCTCATTAGGGTTTGTCATAGTGGGATCTGACATTCTCTTTTGGGCCTATTTTTTTATCATGGATAAAGTTTCTGTTTTTGAAAGTTCGGATTTTGGAGAGCTTAGAATTATTGTAGATCCAAAAGGAGATGTTTGGTTTGTGGCGTCAGATGTGGCTAAATCTCTTGGATATATAAATGCTAAAGATGCGGTAAAAAGACATGTAGATGATGATGATTCTATGCTTTTGCAAGTATCTGATAATCAATGGGGCGTAAAACGATCTATATTGAAAACCAGATATATAGATAGTATAAGAATAATTAATGAATCTGGTTTATATTCTCTTATATTATCTTCAAAATTAGAGTCTGCTAAGAGATTTAAGAAATGGATAACATCTGAGGTTCTTCCTTCTATTCGTAAAACAGGAGAATATAAAACAAGTTCAGGCGGCAAGGGAATTTTGGTTCCTGACTTTTCTAATCCAGCAGATGCAGCAAGAGCATGGGCCGATCAGTATGAAGCTGCTCAGAGAGCTATAGCTGAAAAATCTCAGGCAGAGGCAGAGAAGCAACAAGCCTTGAAAACAATAGAAGATCAGCGTCCAGACGTTGAGTTTGCAGAATCGTTCAAGAAAGTTGATAATGATAGAATGTGGCTGATTCGTGATATTGCCAAAAAGTTAGAACAGAATGGTGTTATCATCGCTGAAAAGAATTTTCGCTCATTTCTTGAAGAAGCTAAGTTTATGTTTAGAAACGGTCTTGGCAAATGGGAGTTGTACAGTAATGTAGTGGCTAAAGGATACGGTGTGTATAGATCATATTTTGTAGATAAGTATTCTGGAGAAAGGGTTAATCAACAAACTATCTACATGACTGGTGCCGGATACGAGGTTACACTCAATGGTATAAAAGGAAAACTTAAAAATGTATTTTTAAAATATGGTAAATTTTCTTGAGTTTATTTATAGGTAGTGTTTTAAAAGAATAAAAAACACTACCTTTTTTTTGTTTCTGTCTTTTCTGAAAATACTTCTCTTCTATAGGAAATAAACACATCCATATTCCACCCTGCAATCATGATCTTTGTTACGTGCTTCATGCACGTATGTTTAACAATTAAATACTATAAAATTATGGGTGGTGATAAAATCGTCCTTTTAGATGGAGCCGGGGCTAACGGTGGTGGTGCAGCCACTAACGGTCTTCTTTCATTCCCGTTTTTCCCGTTTGGAAAAAAAGGAATAAAAATGTTATACCGGTCGGCGGGCAATAGAATACCCGTGGCCGGTTTGTTTCACATAACTTTTTTTTGGATATGAATATAGCACACGAATCTAAATCGAATAAAACCCCATTGTATTTAATAGGAGAGTTGATTGGCGTACCGAATACGGTTATGGACTCAGCATTGCATGAACTGAAAGATAGAATAGACAAAGACCCTAAATATAAAGATGTTAAAAATTGGCTCGAATCTTTACCCAAGATCTGAACCTATTTTTTTCAATACCAGGCCCGATGCGATTTTAACGTATCGGGTTTTTATTTTAATTCATATTGTTTTATTTTAAATCTAATTAATTCATGAATGTCGTACTTTTGTTGAAAAAGTATTCTATATGGAAAATAAGGAAGATTACGTTGGTTACGAAGATCAAGAACTGTGTAACCGGTATTACAAAGAGGCTGAAGCCATGAGGCAAAATCAGGACTGGCCTCGGCTTAGGGCTGTCCCTGCTCCGGCTAAGGGAACGCCATCGCCCGGCTGGGGACAGCTTGGACGTGGAAATGATGTCCGTGTTAAGTATGTTAGCATCAATTCAGGATTAGGAGGGGACAGATTATGACTGTAGAAGAATTGGCTAATAAAAGATATGGTGGCGAATTTGTTTTCATGCTTGGTCATTTGGAAGGTATAACAAGATTCGTTTTTGAATGTTTTGATCCCAGACCTGATCACGAAGGTAAAAATACTTATATGGTTTCCCATTTTGATAAGGGACTTCGTAGAAGAGATGTGGTAGATGTACCATGTTATATGAATGTTTTAGCAAAATAAATTAAAATATTGTAAATATCGTGGTTAGAATCGCATATTTCGGAACCGATGGCTGCCCTGGTCATTACGCTATTCCGATACGAGGTAAATTCACAGAAGAGGATATTAAGGTAATAGAATCTGTAGATTGTGATGATTTCTATAAGGTATTTGACGTCATGCGTTTTAAGATAGCTGAGTTTAAAGGATGGACGATATTGGGGATCCCGGCAAGCTTAGACGATCATAGACCTGGAAGCAAAACCGTTATCTTCATAGAGGGTAAAGCTAACGAAACTGACTTTATGGAAGTTATACAAGAGTATTCTTTTCTTAAAAATAAGGTAAAGAAACTTGCCGAATTGTATCATGATGGAGAATGGCTTGCGACTGGTAAATTGAATCAAGATCCGCCTACTAACAAGGAGCGGTTTCAATTTACGTTAGACAAGGATGATATTATTAACATGATTAGGGGAGTCGATTTAGATCCTTATTCTGATGTGGCGAATGAAATGGAGAAAATCGGATTGGGATCATCATCTGATTCTTCATATGAGGGTCCCATATGGTCTTGGTTTGTTAACAAAGTAGAACTTTGGCAGAAGAATAATGTATGGGATAGTTTCTCCGCTGAGTTTTTGTGGGGTTTGTATTGTAGGATAAAGAAAGTATAGTAACAATTAATTTAAAACAAATCATGGAATTAAAAGATTTTAAAGATGTGGTTAGAGTAATGACAAAAGAAGAGTTCGAATCAGCAATCAACGAAGATATTAAATTCGTTGAAAGATTTAAGCATTTTTTTAAACATGATGATGTTGCGAGGATAATAGAACACGTAAAGTCAGTGTTAGAAGCATCAGTGGACTACTTCTATCCTAATCATCCTGAAGTAGAATTTGAAAAAGATTTTAATATACAATACGATGTCAATAATATCTTGAACAAATACGGCCACACCGAAATGGGTATGTATAAAATACAGCTCTATATAGAGAACATTTTGGGTAGTATTCAAAACAAGCTCTTTGTTCTGAATGTGCCGCTATTGAATATAGTAAGGGAGACGAAGTGGTGGTAGTTCCTGGAACGTGGCATGGTAAGTTCAAGAAAGAATGGCCTACTGAAGAAGAGAAGAAGCATATTGGTAAAAACGGTATTTTAAATATGTAAATTATGTGTGATAAGGAAATTGTTGTATGCGCAGCTATATGGGTTCAAGATCACAAGAACAAGCCTCACGGTCCAGTAAACATATCATCCGGAACCGTATTTTGTGGATTGAGACATTGTTCTATCATTTCTCAGTTTGCAGCTTATGGTATTGCTCATAAAAACCGCAGTGTTCAAGGATTTTTGACGAGCAAGAATCGGTTTTTAACAAGAGAAGAAGCATCTGAACTTGTTAGAAACAATAATCAGGAAATGGTAGTAGATAGGAGTGCTATTAGAGAACAATTGTATTCAGAAGATTTGTATTAACTAAAAAAATAAAACAATATGGGATTTATAATCAGAAAGTCAATATTTTATGATATGATGGACGGCAATCAATTAAAGTATGAATTTGACAACAGGGATTTAGATCATATCACATTTAAAGGTGATGGTAAAGAATCTTTTTCATTTAACAGAGCACTTGTTGAAAATTTAATTGAGACATTTGAAACCATGCAGGATATATACTCCGATAATTATAGGCTTAAGGTTTATACTGGTAATTGCATAATTCAATTGAACGTAAATCCAAAGGACCCCAGTGAATCCTTTTTTGACGTATATGATAGAGATGAGATGAAATTGATATACGGAATAAAGATCAGTATTCTGAAAGAAATGTTTATCATATGATTACCAAGCAGGACATACAAACAGCAGCATCGTATATTTTCCGAAGCAGTTTTGTCTCGGAGGACCAGGCAAGGAAAGCAATGGTAAAAGCCGGCAATAACGCTACCAAGATCCTCGTCAAGACCTTTAGAGGCAAGTTGTTCAAGAAGGCTTTTGGAAGAGCTCGTAGAGGAAAGGATATCAGTTCTTTTGAAAGACAGGAAAAAGAAAGTGGTTTCAATTTTCTACATAATCCTAATAATGGTCGTATGCAAAGCGGTCATATTATAACAGATGGAATTGGTCTGTTTAAACAAATAATTCATGAAAGGTAAAAAAGTTGATATTCGTTTAGGCAGAGGTCTGGCGAATCAGATTAAGATAAACAAAACCATCCCAGTGTCTCATAAACCAAAAGAAGAACGTCGAATGATGTTTATTTGTGGTGATGATATTGCTTCTCTTATAAAGCGGTTTGAAAACGAATCAAAGTAATATAAAGTAGGACATGTATCTTGTCCTATTTTTTTTATATATTTGTGGCATGGCAAGAGGTTATTATTGGATACCACAAACAGATGAAACGTTAAATGGCAGAAGCTATTACGTGGCTAAGATAGTAGGAGATATCACGTTTGATACTAAACGAAAAAGAATCGTATTTCAAGCTGATAGGTATTTCCCTGTAGGATCTGTTTTCCATTTTACGCACAATTGCTTCAACTATATCATAACTTGCCGACTTCGTAAGCCGGGGCTTTGGTTTGAAGCCAGGAGAGAAGATTCAGGCTCTATTTGCCCTGAAGATATTGAGCGCTTTGAATCGGGAAGGTTTATACACCGAGATGGGTACATGCATTACATATAAGCTGAACTTGACGATTTTTCGTCAGATTATAATTTTTTTTCATATTATTTTTAAGCCATCAGACTGAGAAGTTAGATGGCTTTATTTTCTATGATATGCTTGATTTTTAACTACCTTTGTCTCATAACAAAAATGTTTTACTATGACATCAACGTGTATTATTAAAAGAGATAATAAAAAGAAAGTTGTTTCTGTCTCTACCAGATCAGGGGACAGGTCTATGTTGTTTGATAAAATAGCATCTATTCCCCTTATGGAGAACAGGGAACGGGCTACTACTGTTTTTAAAACCGTATTTTCTAATAAGTTCTTAAAGGCTTTTGGCGACTGGAGAAAGAGAGTGCCTATCAACAAACAGGCTTATAATAAGGTAAAATCCAACATCGATCTTATCCCAGAAGCCTACAGGGAAAGGGTGCTGGATAAGGCTTCTAAGATGAGTGACCCTGTTCTTGTGTCAAAATCAGATGCACCTTATGAAATCCGAGAATCGGGCTTTGGATTTTACAGCCAAGATCTGGGTGATAATATTATGTTGGTAGATGCTATGGTCCCGTCAAGTATTTCCGTACCGGAAGGACCGGGAATAGACGCAGGGCAGTATCTACAAGATGCTATATCTTCGGACTTCACTCCCGTATCTATGGTACAGGATAAGGGTGTTAATTATATGGTTATAAAAGACGGTCTTAAGATATTTAGCCCAGAAGAGCTACCACAGACAGATTCTAATCCTGTGGGTGTAACGTATCAGACCGGAGAGCCTCGTTTGTTTTTCATGAACGATCGTAGTCAATTATTTGAAGATTACGGAGAAGCTCTTCGCTCTGGCGGAAATGATATTAGAATAGGATTCTTATCAGGCACCGTTCAAGAATCTACCGTGGATGGCGTGGTAGACATTACTTACAAGGCTGGAAAGTATGTTCTTAATAATCCCAAATCTTTTATACCGGTCATGACCGCTTCTGCTTCTACTTCTTTATCAACAAAAGGTGGTATAATTAACTACCTTATAAAGAAAGGTCTTTTGTCCGGATCTAAGATATTCGATCCTGAAACAAGAAGCTATTATCTTACAGGAGAAGGTCATACAGGACAAATTAGACTTTTCAATTCAGCCTTATCCTACACCGATCTCCGTAATCATTTTGGTTCAGATGTTTCCATGAACGACCAAGGTATGATAACCATAAGCTCGTTGGATAATAGTAAGGTAACTATGAGGCTCGCCACCGGAGGAACGGAAAGGGTTAGCAAAGAGCAGATAAAGAACGATCTTAAGTCAGGAAGATACAATGAATTGGACGCCAAGTACGATCATTTTGATGCGCTTGTAGTTTCATTCATATTAGAAGACAACGATCTTTATGCTGATACTAAAGCTAAGATCGTATCAGATTATAGCAGGCAGGAACGTGATCAACGAAATTCTATTGTCGAGATACTGAAAACTCTTGGCGTTAGTGTCATAGGTATGACCGATTATATAGAGAAGTACCAAACCAAATACGGGCACGAACCTTCTGCTAAGGCATTGGCGGATATTGCCAATAACGTAATAGCAGTTGGTGAAGATGCTACTTTATCTGATTTAGTAGAAGAAACAGCCCACTTCCTTGTAGAGGCATACAGAGATCAGAATGCTGTTGAGGCTGTTCTGCAAGATGTAGAAGGTACGGAAGAGTGGAACCAGTATGCAGGTCGGTATTATAATACATACGGTAAGGTATATGAAGGAGCTGAGCTTGATAATGCTGTTAGGAGAGAAATTCTTGGAAAGATCCTCGCCAGGGAGATGCAGACCGGCACAGCACAGGCGCCGGTAGAGCCCACCTCCTTCCTGGGGCGCGTCCGGCGGCTTTTCTCTGGAATAGTAAGCTGGCTTAAATCAGCTTTATCAACCCAAAGACAAGATTTGAATAACGTTATTAAAAACATTCGTGATCTTGCCATTACTGACATAGATAAAGGATTTGACACTTCTCTGTTAAAGGATAATGACTTTACATTATACTCCCTTTCTTCTATGAACAAGAACAAGTTTCTTGAGTCTAAGATCAGATCGCTAAGAAAAACATTAAGAGACTTACGTCAGATAAGCTCTGATAGGGCTGTAACTACGTCTATGACCCTTGCTCAGCTTAAGACCATAGAAGATAAGATAAATAAAGTAGAGACCGAAATAGACAAGAATGAGATGGCGGCTGCCATGAACAGCATGATCTCCACAGCCGAAGCCCAGGTCAGATACTTAAGCAATGTGGTAAACACCATCCTTCATGGTGATACCAAAGACGGTAAGCTTCACTTCAATACCAATGATCGAAAGAACGTAGATATTATCAACAATCAGGTTCTTCCGATCATGAACGATCTTCGAGGATATATCCGTAACAGAAGTACCGAATTTGATGAACGTGAAAAGCAGGATTATACAAATAGGATCAATACCGTCATTGCCGACATCAATGGTATTCAGTCTGATATTAAATCAGTACAAGACCTTGATGAAAGTACGTTGCTTGATAAGTTAATGAACGAACTTCATGTGCCGGCAGATAAGGTAAAGAGAGTAAAAGAATTTTTTGACAAGGTTCAACACGATGTTTCTTGGATAAGTAGGTGGTTCGGTATATTAGAGCATTCTTCCAGTCCGTTCAATAACGCTCTTGGAGCTATGATTGCAAAAGACAATTACAATGCGATGGTGAATGCCCAGCCCGCCATATCCGACTTCCTGGCATATGCGAAAAAGCATGGTTTTAACAAATCTGAATTTGAAAAACTGCTTCAGAAAGTAGACGGCAAAACTTCTAATTATCTTCGTAGTGCTCTTGATATGGCTAAATACGATCGTAATAAGAAGCTGGCGCAGATGCGAGCGTTTGCGACTGCCATGAACATAGAGATATCAGAAGAAGAAATCAATGATGTGGTTGACAATAACCGTAATTACGTATTTAAAAGAGAAGTAGTTGACAAGGATGGAAATACGGTTACTGAAAACGCTAAATTCAAACCATCGTCTGATAGAGTTAATACCGATATTTTTACCATCGAGCAGGAAAAGATCTATACGGAACAGATGGAAAAGTGGGATGCTGAAAATTCGGAACTGGAATTTAGCGAAAGTTATGCCACAAGAATGGAATCCATATACAAAAAGGCTGAAGAAGAATTAGGGTATCCGGTTTCTCAAACAACCAAAGAATACCTTAATGCTCTATCCAGGCAAAAACGGATATTGAGGCAGCCTTTTATTGATAGCGGTGGTAATTTTGATGAGGTTGCTTATTTTAAAAGCAGCAATTACGAAGAAGAAGGACTGCTTCGTAAACAACGTAAGGAAGCAGCTTCAGAATACATATATGTAGGAACCAGGAGAGTGGAAAAAACTGGCGACCAACTTAAGATGGCCAAAGAAATACAAGCCATAAATGAAGTTTGGAGAAAAGAATCAAATAATGCCACTAATGCCGTATCAGAATCGTTTTTGCAAAAATTAAGAACGATTCAGAACGAGTCAGGAGGAGAAGCTGCGTTGAAGACACTTATGTTGGGAGGTCACCTGTCATTTAATGATCGGTTTTGGAATGATGTAGAATCGGAACAGTCGGCACGTACCGAATCAAATAACAAGGCTTCGTATCTTAAAATGGCGCATGATATCATTAGTTCTACGACAAGTGATAGAGATGCGACTGACGTAGATTCGATTGTAAAAGATATAGAAAAAAATAAGGCCATTATCAAGGAAATAATCGGAAACAATCGCGATGTGGCTGATATCGGAGAAATTAACGAAGCGACATTTACCTCATCTGAAAGAGATGCTTTTAGGGCCGCATCTGAAGCTATTGAAGCCGATTACGCTATCTTAATAGATTATGCTAAGATGGTGGGTCTTGAAGATATTGATAAGTACCTTACTAAAAGCAGTAAGGCTGAAAACGAAGTAAATCAGTCTTATTTAAATGCTCTTGCTGACTCCAAGGAAGTGGAATGGAAGTTCGTACAACGTCATACTACGGCGAAGAAAGCAAAAAGGATTCAGGCTTTAAGGGATAAGCTGTTTAAGGCTGCTGATAACCGATATCTGTTTACCGTATCTGAAACCAACTACCTGTCAGAAAAGCTTGGTATAAGCAAAGAATTAGACGGTAGAGATTTCAGGAATGCTGTTAATGCTAAGATGGCCAGCTTATTTTTAAATAATACAAGAGAAGAGGGTATAGAAGCTGACATAAAAGCGGGCATAGAAGAAGCTAATGCTATTGTTAATGAATTTGCCAGGAGCCAGGTTTTTTCGTACTATAAACGCATGGCGCCTACCGGATATGCGGCCATGATCGACAAAATAGGTCGAGGTGAGATAGATGTGGCGCAGATGGTTAAGGACGTACAAAACGGTACATCCACCCAAGATTATGGCATGGACATATCGTACCTTTCTTTCGACCCTGCAAGGGCATGGGTGGCTGAATCTGAAGCCGAAAATAGCGGCCGTAATCCTGATTATGTAAAAGATCATGGGTATGGTCATCGCATGCCTAAGAAAAGCCTGTATCGTGACGAATCGTATTTCAATGACTTTGGTATCAAGTATGATGCTGACGGTAATGAAGTTGCTACTAAAAACGTAGATCAGTGGAATATGATTCAAAAACTCAAGGAAATAAAAAGACAATCACTTGATCTATACAAAGAGCAGAGCCCGAACCTGTATGCTATTCCACAGATATCAAAACAAGATATAGAACGTATAGAAGGATTGGGTATTAACTTCAAAAATACGGTTCGTAATTTTGTATCAGATCTGTGCCTGGACAGAGTAGACGATTCTTTATACGGTAAAACCAGACAAGGGGAAGTATATGATCCGGAAGACAGACTTAGGTCTATACCCAAATACTACATATATGAATTGGAGAACCAAGATGATGTATCTCACGATTTTGGCTACTCTTATTCTATGCTTATGATGCAGTCATCGTTATATAACGAAAAGCAGAAGTCTATAGAGCTTGCCCAAGGACTGGAGCAGATGTTACTGAATAAACAATTTGAAGGCGGTAAGAAGGCTGAAGCAACCCAAGCGTATCAGATGTTCAGGGACTTCTTCAACGATCATTATTATGGCATTAGGATGAACACCAAAAAACTTACGGTGAACATCGGAGGATATACGGTAGACCTTACAAGAATTATGATGGCTGTTGAAAGATTTATGTCGGTCATGAACTTGGCACTGTCTCCGTTTGTGGCAGCTACCGGCGCCCTGACAGGTCATATCAACCTCATCATGGAATCTGCCGTAGGACAGTATATAAGCAAAGACTCCCTTAAATACGCATCGGCTGAATTTTCACGCCTTGCTCCATCTTGTATAGCAGAAACCGGAGACATAGATAGGAAAAGCAAATTATATGTCATAGGTGAGAGAATGGGGATATTCAATATCCGAAATCGTATGTATGGTGCCGGATACAATAGAGTGGCCAGGACCTTAATGCGTTCACCTATGTATGCTTTTATGGAAATCCTGAACTACCCTCTTGATCCGCAGGTTATGATTGCTACTATGGACAATGTTCGTTATTACAAAGGCCGGTTCTACACGTTCCAAGATTTCAAGATGGAAAAAGAACGCAATAAAGAACAGAGTACCATAAAAAGAGAATGGAATGCATTAAAAGATCGTACTTTATGGAGTATGGTAGATGTCGTGGATGGGAAGGTGGTTGTAAAGCCCGGATCAGGTGTTACTGTTGAGGAAGTTGAAACCCAGATGGCTATAACCAGGAATCAAGTCCGTAGCTTGTCGCAGATATGTAACGGATCTTTGAATGAAGAAAATCGAACTGCCGCATCGCGCAACTGGATAGCCAGGTTCATGACCGCCCACCGAGGATGGTTGGTGCTGGCGGCTCAACGCCTGTGGAAAAGACGTGGCTTCAATTTCCAAACAATGCAAGAAGAGGAAGGGTTGTCAATTACGTTAAAGAATATGATAGCCAAAACATTTAGCTTAGCTTCCGAGTCTGGTATGAAAAACATCATAGATGCCTGGAACGAAAATAAAGATAATATGAATGAGGTAGAGAAAACCAATATAAAACGTCTCAGTGTCTATGCCGGCACGTTCCTTATCATGCAAGCCGTATCCATGCTTCTTGCCGGATGGCGTGATGATGATGAAAACGAAGAAAGTTGGCTTACTCAATTTGGATCCTATGTCGGATTCAGAACCATAAACGAAATAGCTTCACAGATGCCGTTTATTATGGAGCTTAACGTTGTAGATATCATTAACGACCCGTTTGTCATGGGGCGGAAGTTGAAGGATCTTACTGATCTTAGGAATTACTCACTTGATAAAGTAACATCCGGCACATACAAAGGAGAGTTTAAGTTATTTAGGCAACTCGCCAAACAGACGTTTATCAAACAATGGTATAACATCAAGACGCCGGAAGACATAGCGCGCGCCTATAATTGGTGGCAGCAGACAAACAACAAGTCAATGATGTTCTTCATCGGCGCCACTCCTGATTCGGAAGGAGACGATGATGTTAGTTACAAATAGACGAAGAATATCGGACTTGCATTGTTTTTGTATGATTCCAATATGTTATATTAGCATCGTCAGAGAGTAGATTGTACGTTTTTTGTTCTTACTTAAAAGATTATGTAGGTTAAATTTTTTCTGAAATTGTTTTTTTACCGGTTCTCAGTCAGAGATGATAGGGAACCGGTTTCTTTTATGTTGTCAATTATTGCTATCTTGCAAACAAAAATCATGAGACGAAGATTTCAAATAGGGATGGGGGGTAAATCCCTCGCTTATAATCAATAAAGGCATATACATCCAACATGTAGATGGAGGATTATATACAAAAGAAAATTGGTCTAATAAAGGATATTCCAATGATCTATGCAATGGAATAGCTCTTGTAGATAAAGTGTGTTTTGTTATAGCCACCGAATATATTGGCACATTTAGTTGGGGTAAGGATGGAAGAGTAGACAATGTATTTGCACAAAATAGTTCTTATATGGAGACCGTTAAAAAGGATTATTGGGGGCGTGAAAATCAGAATGCGTATCTTGAATATGATACCAGTAATGAAAATTACGCTTTTAATAAAGCTAATAGCTATTTATTTAAAAATGGTCAAAATGGATATGTAGGTGGCGCCGGAGAGTTTTTTTTTGATATCATTGTATGCGAATGAAATAAACGAATGTCTTTTAATGGTAGGAGGTACGATAATGAGTAATAAAATGTGGACATCCACTCAATCTACACAATTTACCTATTCGTGGTATTATGATATAAACATCCAAGGAGATCATTTGGATACAAGTACAAGGAGTAATCCACGTTATGTCCGCCCCTTTACCGAATTAATTTTATGAAATTATGAGAAGAAGATTTGAAAATAATGCTAAACTATATGAGTATAAGATAGTTAGCGATTGTATAGGGGGGGGGTAATCGTAGAAGGAAAGAAAGTAGGCACCATTCCACAGGGCGGGCAATTTATCTTTCTGTCTAAAAAAGAACGGCTGGATTCCATAAGTGTCCAAGGCGGTGTTCCAATGGAAGATAGGCAAGAGATCGATAGTCAGGTTGATACGACAGAGGAATTGCTTGAACAGGATTCGGTGGTTCTTGCTATTGCTTTAACAACCTCTCCTTATTATGGATTTAGAGTAAGTGTGATAGCACCTGATGAGTTTACGCTAAGAACAACCAATAGGATTAATAGAACCTTTTTAATAACAAGCTTTACTCCACCTGCTGCTATATACGGTGTAAACTTTGGTGATCCTATTGTCCTTAATTATGATAGTTACCAATATGAGATGCCAGATCTTGTAATTGATGGACCTCATGATAGAATAGTTAGGGCAGATCCTAATCTTACTTGGGTTGTAAGATGTACAGACGCCGACTTTAAACCTTTGCCATATCCAGAATCATGGTCTGGCCAAGGTTTAAATTCTATGTTCTTATCAGATATGAAACGTCTTGCTCCTGGTGATCATCATGTATCATATACAGCTTATATTAATTTGGACTTGATAAATGATGGCGGAAGTAAAGTTCATACTGAATATCTGATATTAGAAAAAACACTTAATTTTACGATATGACAACAATCCCCAACCGTACGCCTATTGTATGGTTGGGGATTGTTGTAGTTACCATCTTTTCTTGTATAAGCAGAACATGAAATAAGTTTCTAAGCATTAACTTCATGACCTGCCCTATCTGTGAAAACTAAACCAACACCTTCTATAATATGTCCTATTACAGAAGCTTTGTCAAATTCCTCTTTCGTAGCCCAAGTAGCATTATCAGGCATCAGTTCCTTAAAGACTTTTGGAACATAGCCCTGACACCAGGTATTATTAGATACAACAATACCCTTTCCCTCGATGTTAATATACATCTTTCTCCCTCCGCATCCAAGAGCATTCCATCCACCTGGTACGATCGCTGCCATAGGTTTGATAATCCAGCTTACGCCATCGATTCTAACCCATCCTGGATTGTCTTTGTGTACGTTGTATATATTCTGCCAGCAGGCGCACTGAAAGCACCACCCACGTTCTTCCATAATGGTCCTAATGTCCCCTTCTATGAAATCCGAGGTATTCATTGAATGTGTAGAGTTGGGATTGTGCTTGGCACCACACTTAGGACATACGATTTTTAAATTCATGATACTTCCTCCTTGTTTTTAGATTCTGCCTCTTCAAGTATGCTGATCACCTTATCAACAATATACGAATCTGACATTTTCTCAATAAAAACATCCATTGCCTTAGTTATGTCATTGGCTTCTTTTTCTTCAAGAGCTATTTCTCCACCGGTAATAGCACCAGATAATGATGTAGATAAGTGTCTTATCTTATCAATGCTCATAAACGTAAATGGATTACCACCCCAGCCACCACCCATTTCTTTCATGATCTGATATCCATCTGAGATAAGTCTGCCTGATGTCGTAGCCAAGGAGGATACGATTAGGGACAGTACCGCCGCTTCCGTCCGCTCCTCGGACACGCCCTTCGACCACACGGCTGCCCTTATAGCGCCGGCCAGGTCGTCTATGTATGGCATGAGGCAATCTTCCATCGCTTGTGTTATGTCAGCAATAACCTCACTACGTTCTTTATTTATGTAGTAGATAGAAGCATTGTACCTTTTTATCTCTTTGTCCATATCATTTAAAAGACGCTTGATATTGTGCTTATACATAGGACTGGTTTTAATTACTTCCTTTAGCTTAAGAATGTAATTATAAGCCTGGTCGTTTACGAACAACGTCATGGTCTCAACCGTAGAATGAAGCGTGTTGAGACTGTTAAGAATCTTATCGAAATTGTTTATCAAATAAGCTTTTCTGGCTTTTGCTGCATAGTTAATCATCGCATTCAAATTTTAGATTTTCAAGTTCGTGTATTTGTAACTTAAGAGACTTAATTAAATCCGTTCTCTGCTCCTCTGAATGTTTTAAAGCCTCTTCCTTGCTTTCAAAAGCACAATCCCCTATCTGATAAGGGGTGTAACGACCAGGAGTGTCGGCTAATAAAAGACCACCACAATCTTCTATTCTGGCTTTTACCTTTCTTATTTTCCCATCTTTTAGACACATGTCCGTAACCCATACGAATTTACCATATAATTTATCATACTCTTCTAATCTCTCTTCTTGCAATTCATACCATTTAGGCTTAGGAAATCTTAATGTGAATTTAATTTCGGTATCTTTCTCTAAGACATTAATATCATACGCCTCCGGCCACAGTTCTTTTATGCTGTCTTCATCTTCAGCATACGCCACCAATACAAATGAATTATCGGATTCTGCACTACACCAATATGGATATTTTATAGACCATTTGACTGGACGGTAGTCGTTGTCGCAGTCGGATTTTTTAATGTAAAATCTTGCTCTAATCATGATTCTTTTATTCTTTTAAGTATATGTTCAATAACTTTAATAGTCCACCCGTTTCCCAACATCTTGTACTGTTGGGTTTCGCTGCATTCCCATTTATACCAATCTGGTACAGTCTGTAACCTGGAGCACTCTGTAGGGGTTAATCTTCTTATTCTGAAATCGCCATGTAATGTTCTCTGTATGATAAAATTGTTTCTATCATATGAATTACAAGATAATGTTGGAGTCTTATCTTCATGAAATCCACCTTTGTTAAATCCTCTTGGTATTTGGAAAATAAGATTATCTTTCTGAACTGTTGTGAGACAATTGGATTTTCCATCGTTTTTAAATTCAATCATCTGAACTGTTTTAAGACCAGATTCTCTACATGTAGGTTTTTCTGGATTCCTACCTCTCATTGCTACACAAATAAGATCGTACGTGTATTTACCCTTTACGGTAACAGTATTGGATTTTTCATCTTTTGTTTTAATATTAGCTCCATAATAATTCCCCTTGTCGTGATTTCTTTTCAAGTGAAAAGCTAAATTGTTTAAAACTTTTTCAGATAAGTAATATTTTTCATCTACTTCATATTCCTCTATATCACTTATGGTCAAACCCCCGTCTTTAGGCTGAGGGATAATGCCGCCTTGAATATTAGTCCAATAAATACGTTTCCTGGTTTGAGCGGAAACAAGTGCTGAATTAATATGATTGCCTTTACACCCTATAGCATCATCGAATACCGGCTCCCATTCCTTTCCCATCTTAACGTTCTCAAGAAGAAACAACACATCAGGATTAGTTTTTCTTACATCATTCAAAATACGAATAAACTCCCAGAATAAGTAAGACTGACCGGCAAATTCAAATCCTTGTTTTTTTAATTCAAGATACTCATCAAGTGATTTGATTTCTATTCCTTCTACGGTAGACAACCCTTTTCTTTTTCCAGAAAAGGACATATCTGTACATGGGCTGCCGGCTAAAATAAGATCTATGTGTCCAAGATCTTCTACATTCAAATCCCTTACATCTCCTACTTGTATCGTATTAGGGAAATTTAATTGCGTTTGTTTAATAGCAAACTTATCTATTTCTGATGCATAATATACTTCAGGTGTGATCCCTACTTCTTTTAACGCTATTTGACCACATGACATTCCGTCAAATAAACTTAACACTCTCATGGCATTATACACATTTTTCAATTTTAATTAATTTTGATGATAGATACATATTCCATTTTCCTCTGCCTCTATCACCTTTTTCGTTTTGTTTTTGGATTGTCAAGTACAGATCTCCGTCTTCACATACTTCAACTTTTTTCAAGAAGCCTATCATTTCATCTCCTGTTTCGTGTAAAATACGGATCTTATCTCCTTCTTTTAACCCATAATTGGAATCAAAGTATTCTTTTTTGATTCTATCAATATTGTCTTTATGTTTTTTTATAGCATAAAGCTCTTTTCTTAATAAATAATTTAGTTGTTCTATTGTCATTTCTTTTCCTCCTTATTTAATGGTATTAATCCTTTCCCGTGCTTATCATACCACAGCATAGCTATACAATTCCATGCACATTGTGCAAGATGAAAACATCCTGTATCAGAATCCACTCTTTCTCCTTTCATGTATTCTATCAGGTGTCTAAACATTGCCGCGCGATACCGTTCAAAGCCGTTGTCAAGATTCTGCCAATTATTAGGCCCATATTTCTTGGCTCCAGCATGATAGACTTTTACAATGTCCTCAATTTCTTCCATCGGAAGCAAATCCCATCGTAGTTTATCGTCAATGATGTCATTTTTCACCGATTTGTTTTCTCTGGATACTTTGACAGGAATAATACCCATAATGTCCGTTCCTATGATAAACGTCTCTCCATTGCAACAAACCTCAGCATATTCATCATCTACCTCTATGTCTGATACTGCCTCCACTATAGCTCCTCTGGCTATTTCTAATTCGGAACTGATTACATCACTTTCCAACATGCGAAAAATAGATCCTTTTGGATAAAGGATGTTTTTAGTATTATTGTCCATCTTTTCCATTGTTTTATCGTTGTTTTAATCGCTTGATATAATAATATAATCCATCATTCTCCTGTAAAGCGGTCAAATTCTTCTCCGCTCATGACAATGCGGTTAATGATAATTATGCCGTTATTGCTATAATTATCACTTTTAACTCCCATATCATCATCAAGCTCCTTCTTTAAGTCTTCAAATGTGGGACCTTTCTTGTCTTTGAAAAATAAAGTAGCATGTACAACCTTTCCATTGTTTAGTTTTACTCTCACGGTATAGACATACCCTTTTTCATCTTCATCCTTTTTATTGATATCATCAAGGATGCTATTTATCATATCCTTGTCCTCACGTGATAGGTTGGATATGGCTATTCTGCCCTTTAATCTAAATACTTCATTTTCGTTCATGACTTTCTGTTTTTGTTGTTTTCAAAATATTGTCTTACGGCTTCTATGGCTTTATCATCATCAAAAGCTTCTTCAAACTCCGTGTAGAACCTATCTCGCTCCATGCAGAATGTGTTTTTTCCTCCCGGTATAGGACGGAACACAACCACCCTCTCTTTGTCGTGATTGGTTCCTATTATGTTATTGTCTAAGATAATAGAATACCTTCTTGAACTTTTGTTGATAACAACATCATGTTGAAGACCATACAATTTAAGTATTTCCCTTAATTGATTTGTTTCCATTTATATTATTCCTTCCAAATTTACTTTAATAGAACCATTTATGGTTTTAATGCTCCCATCTATGGTCGAAATCACATCATCTATATCATTTATAATACTTTCCATGTCATCAACCACCTCCTCCATATCAGTTACAGCCTGATCTGACTCCCAATATCTTTCTGAGTCTTGTAACGATTCCGGTATATTATCTCTCGCCTCAGTCTCTTCGTCTAAAATCATATCAACATCATCTTTGGCTGAATTTATGTTGCACTTCAACTCCGACAACTTTGATTTGATGTATTCAAAATCCGTTTTATACTTATTTACGTTGTTAATAACATCCAATATTTTTTTTCTTCTCTTGTTGTTCATGCCTTTATCCTATTATAATATTCGATAATCTTTTCTTTTCTATCTCCTGGTTTTACTGCCATATTCTCAGCCAAGAACCTAAAATAAGACACCGGTATGTCCTTGAATCTAATTCCTTCATATTTTCCAAACCACATTATTATACTGTCAAGATCGTCTTCTCTCCTACCATCTCCATTCACAGATTTAAGCGAGGCTGCCCGGCGAAGGATCTCGTCTTTGGTAATAATATCACCCATCCTTATATTGGACAGAAGTTGATCGCCGGCAAACATACACCAGCCCTTAGAAGGGAATTGTTCGATTGTCAGGTCTTCTATCCGACCAAAGCGTCTCATGTTGTCGCAGCAATCAACTATCAGCGCCTCTTTCTTGTCAGGATGGATGCGTACGGCGCGGCCTAATATTTGGTAATAAGTTGAATATGAGAAAGTTGGGCGACCAAATATCACACAATCAAGTTCAGGAAAATCAAATCCGGTAGCAAGCGTTGAATAATTAAAAACCACCTTCAACTTACCTTCTTTGAAATCTGATATGATTTGTTCTCTTTTCTTTTTGGTTGTTAGCGATGTTACGACACCGGTTATGGCTCCCATCCTGGCATTCATGAACTCTGATATTCTATTACATGATTCGATAGAATCCATGCAAACCAAAATGGCTTTACGCTCGTTCATAAGTTGAAGAAGGCGCTTGTAGATAGAGTTGTTTAAGCCGTTTCGTACAATACTTTCTTTAATAGATTCGTTGGTGTATTCAGCTCCGGTACTGTTTAACATCAGAGCCGATTCATCAAAAGACCATCGTTCGTACTTAAGTGGACACCAAAACCCTTGAGAAGTTAGTTCTTGTATTTGAGTCACATGAACTATTTTCTTGAAGAAGTTATGTTCGTCTTTCGTCAGCATATTGAGTTTGCTATAGTTTCCTTCCAGCATGGAACTGTAGGTTCGGAGGCGGCAGGGAGTGGCGGTGAAGCCCAGCGCCTTCGCCTCTGGAAACCCGTTCATAAACTCCATAAATTCAGAACCTTCTTCAGGAGAATATCCTGAATGACATTCGTCTATCAATAAGGTATCTATCCCTATATCCTTCAACCTCGCTACATCTTTCTTTATGCTCTTTAATGTTGCATAAGTCATAGCCGACAGCTCCTTTATACCACATGAAGCAGAATATATAGTAGGTTTAGAACCGAATGATACGGCCTTTGCATAATTCTGCTCCAGAATCTCTTTTGAGGGCTGTAATACTAATGTCGGTCTATTTATTTCATGTGCTATCTTGGATATCAGAAGGCTCTTTCCACATCCGCATGGGGCTACGATTATGCCAGGCTTCTTAGATCTTCCTGTAAGAAACTTAAGCCCGGCATCTACTGCTTCTTTTTGGTAAGGTCTAAGTTCAAAGCCCATCGCAATCTATTATATTATTTTTTGAAAGTTCTATTATCGCCTCTTTCAACATCTTCCTTGCTTTATTCTCATTATCTTCAAACAGGCATACACTGCATGTAGCACCTTTGGAGGGGTAGTCTCTGTAGGCTTCTGCTCTTTCTACAACGTACTCACAACAATAGTCGTGACTCATGTCTTTTGCTATACTTATAAAATGATCTTCTCCATCCATCAACACGCAATATTCAGCATCGTTTTCGCATGCAATAACACCTTTGTTTTTTAAAATGGATAGCACTTTATTTCCAAAAAGTCCAATATAGACCCATATATCTTTCCCTGCATTTTTGTAAAAAATATCCATTCCTTCTTTGATTGTGACTTTCTTTTCCATAATCCCTTATTTTATATCAGTAATTAAAATATATTTTTTAACAATATCTTCAAGACTCACAGAAGAACGTATATATAGTTTTTCTTCGTACTCATATAGAGCGTACCCTTCTTTTATGTCTAATATCTTAATCACATGCTTGCCTCTTTCAAATGGATCCTCAAAGTAGCTCTTATGTTCGTATCTTTGACCTACTTTGATTTTGTCAGTTTTCTTCTTCATCTTATAACGCTCTACTGCTCTACCTGTTTTTATGAAAGCTGTCGTGAGTAAGTATAATAAAACTAAATACAAAAGGATCGCTACTCCACATATTAGATCTTCTTTCATTACACTCCTTTTAAATAGTTGAACCATATATCCTCCAGCTTCTCCTGAAGCTCAAACGCTTTCTTGAAATTCCCGCATCTTACAGCAACGTCTCTCATGTATTCTACGTTTATAACTTCCGGATCTTGCCGGTATTTCGTTCTTAACTTTTGAACATCCTCGTATTTCATCGTTTTATCTTTTTAGACGGATCCCAATCTGAAGAGAAAGGGCATTCGTTTTTGTTATGTAATCCAAAGTCACAATAATAACACAGCGCCGACGGGCAGGGTAGCTTGTTTTGCGAAACAGGCTGGCTTAGGGTGGCGCGCCGCTTGCTATACCTGGCTCCTTCTGCTCCCTGGATGTACGCTTGAAATGATTTTACACTATTATCTTCAAAATCATACATTTTAGATAAAGTGTCATTTAGCATCTCTATAGATTTTGTTTTACGTTCCTCATCTATCTTAACCTTTTGGTACTGCCTGGTTCTGGTAAAGAAATAGATGTTCATATCTGGTAGAACCCCACCATATCTTCTATAGATGTAAAATGAATATATAGGATGCTGTAAATTTGTTTCCAGCTTCTTAGAATCAAAAACCTTATTCCCTGATTTCCAATCTATGACATAATGATGAATTACGTTCTTGCTTTTTATAGCCAGATGAAGGTCTACCGATCCTACTATGTACACATGGGTATGAATTACCCCATTTATATCAACAGGCTTAGGGAGGCGATACGGCAGCACAAAATCTTCTTCGACTCCAACTATGGCGCCGTGTCTGATAAGTTTCTCACAGGGATTAAGATCACTATCAGCTATCATAAACCTATTCCCATCTTTTTTAAATAAATCCACAATCCAGGCAAGAAGCTCCCCGGATTGCTTCATGGCTATCATCATATTTTCCGGTGACTGCCAAGGTATGTCTTCTTGGTAAGCATAGTAACTTATTGCTTCTCCAAGGTCTTTGCCAGAAGGCTGTCTTCCGTTCTTGAAGAAGTATTCCAGTGTCTTATGAATAACCGTACCATAAGACGTAGCTTCTTGTTTTTCCGTAGATCTTTTACCTTCCACATAAGTCTTATACCATTTCATTGGACAAGTAAGAAACGTATCTATCTGGGAATAGGAAATGGCAAGACGTTTCACGCCATTAAACTCCTTATATAGCAAATGCGTTTCCGGGACCATCATAAGTCATTGTCTTTAAATCCTTCCGGGTAATATATGACATACTTCTTACCGTCTTCTGGTGTCATGGCAAACTGCATGTAGTTATTACGATTACGATGCTTGCCATCTAATCCTCGCTTCCAATACAGAATCCCGTCTATCTCCACATAAGATCGGCCCCGGTCGGCTCTAACTACGTCCGTGTGCAGCAGATACCCGTCGGAAGACACGATCCACACTTTATCCCCTTTGCTTAAATAGGATATTCTTTTTCTTACAACAACTTTTTTCTTATTATCTAATGCAAATTCCTCATCCGTCATATTCTTCATCCTCCTCTTCTTCTGTTTCAAAATCAATTCCATATCTCATATTCTATTAAATATATTTAAAGCTATTCATATGTTTTAATACATCCCCTCGGAGACCTTCCGGTCTCCTTGGTAGATGTAAATCCCGTTAGGGATAAGTCAGGATTTCTCCTGTAAGTACCCATCGCCAATGTTATAAGAGGTTTTATATAATGGCAACACTGTTTCGTCAAATACACTACTCCTGTTTAATCACCATCCTTAGAGCAAGAAACTTGGATAAACATTCCTTGGTAACTATTTATTCTCAAATAACGTAGCCTCTGTTTCAAGGCTTAGGCTAATAACCCGATCTCTGAAAGAGATGTATTAAACTTTTATAATAGAATTATATTGGGTTAATACTATTTGGGGTTATAATTAGTAAAGCACTGTTCCTGCCGGCAGGAAATCTATGAATGCTGCTTTTATTTCTTCAATTAGGCCCAAGTGTAACCCTGGGCCATTGTATTTATTTTTTTGTCATCTCCTTTTAGCTTCTTTAAAGTATCTGCAATCGGAAGCTGATCAATGACTCCCAATGCCGGAGCGACGGTCTTAACAACATTGTTAAGGAAATTACCGGTACTGTTCTGACCGCCGTCAAATACCGTGATATTTCCGAGGTTAATGTGCTCAAATGCCTTAACCTGTTCTCCAGCAATTTCTTTCCACTGATTAACCATCTTGTACTGGATGGCTATCTGAGGATTGGATTCTGCCGCTTCCACCATAGCCCTAAATCCGTCGGCTTCTGCCATCAACGACTTTTTCTTACCTTCGGCTTCTGCCTCCAGCTTCATCTGAATAGCTTTTGCTTCCGCTTCTGCTTTTATAAAATTATGTCACTTCCCATACCCTTCTGTTATTATTTTGTAAACAAGATCAGTCATATCTTTGATGGTCTCCATATCATAATCAATAATAACAATATTGAATTTTTGTTCCACCATCACTTCCAGTTCAATTTGATCAACAGAATCTAATCCAAGTTCTTTAAACGTCACATCTTCTTCATGAACTATATCTATTTCCGAATTAAGAAACTGAGTAATAATTATATCCTCTATTATCTTTCTGATTCTTACTTTTTCCATTGCTTTCTAATTTTGTTAAATAAATACGTTTTTATGTTTTTCAATCGCTCTTTGTCTGTTTCAGAACTTCCGGTAAACAAATAATCCGGATTGCCTTTAGCCGGCGGCGTAGGCAATTTAGATACGGCAAACAACCAATCCATTTCCTTATTCTTCTTAGACTCCAAATAAGGCTCGGTAGCGATCTTAAATTTTTCAGCTATTAAGTCAAAGAGCTTTGAATTTTTAAGGTTCATATGAACTGAAAAAGCCTGAGAAGGCGGTTTCCATATGAAGTTGCATAAGCTCATTGTATAATCTCCTGACTCTGCTATATAAGATTCCGTTACCTGAAGTATGACCTCTTTCTTGAATGAGGTGTTACCCATAAACCAACACAATCTGGATTCCGCTTCTTTTCTGCTGACACCTATGTCTTTTGAATATGATTCGTACATTCCTATCATAATCTTCAACGTTTCCAGAACCTCGTCTGTCATCTCCGGTGTCTCTATATAATTCACAAAAGACGTTCCTTTGTTGGTTAATCTCATCACGCCTGATTTTAATTTCTCAACCAGGCCAAGCTCTATATATCTACCAGCGTCTTCTTCTGGCATAGCTTCGATCATAACCGAATCCTTCTGTCTTATGGCAAGAAGATTGGCAAGATCATTAGGGGTCATGTCTGATGCTGCAAGTTGTCTGAAATTGATGTACATTCTTAATCAGCTTTAATAAAAATAACATTCTTGTTATCTTGTCTATCAACATGTCCACATGGACCAACAATTATGTCTGTACATGAACAAGAATCGTAATCTTCGAATATACACCTATCGCATATATCACCTTCCACACATTTTAATCTTACAAGTCCGGCAGTAAATACTTCTCCTACTTTAAATTCCTTCTTTTCCATATTCCCTCCTTGTTTTTAACTGTTGTACCCTTCTTTAATAATCGAATTTCTACCGGTAGATACCGACTGGCGAAGATCGTCATGTACAGAATCTACCGTAGAATACTTGTTTCTGGTTGTAAAAATCACTTCCAGCATCTCCTTGTAATCACCTAAAGCTACTTCGTATCTCGGATCTACCTTGGCTTTTCTTTCAGCCTCGGCATTACTTTTAGCCAGCTCCCGGTCGAGGAGGTCTTCTTTGATTCGGTCAGCAATCATATCAAGTTCTTTTTTAATAACTTCTCCTGCTGCCCGAAGTTGACCTTCTACGTCACCAAGCTGGTCTTGGACGGTTCCTATTTCTTTCTTTAAACGATCGTATTCGTTAATCATACCCATATCACCTGCATAGCCGGAAAAGTCTTTGATTATTCTGGTCCCTTCTTTAAGGAGTTCAATAACTCGTCTTTTACGTTCTCTGCTTATTAAAGACGGAAGACGATAATTCATATCCGCCACCGCCTTATCATGTATGGAGTTGATTAAAAACATCTCTCTTTCATCCCCTGCAAACTCAGTAAGAACCAAAAGGAACTTACTTATCAGGTATTCGTTTTCTTCTACCGTTAGTCTCATGGTTCTTATTTTTTTTAATACAATGACCGTTCTTCTTTTGTCTCTTGTTCTTGTTCCTGATTGTCCGTAACGTCTTCCACAGTATAGAGCTTGGGCGGCGTCGGCGGCTGGTTGGGGTTCACGAACTTCGTCCCGCCCTCCCCGTACATCCATCCATGTCCCGGCAGTATCTCTGGGTGGATTGTATTAGTAAGCTCTTCCATACTAACTTGCCTTACCTTCAGTATATGATGAAACACAAGTCCGGCTGTCCTGAATGATGTTTTGTTTTCAGTTTTAAACCTATCAAGAGTCTGATACCAATCTTTCCCAAATATCATATACTTATCCAGCCCGTACCTACGAGGATTGTGCAAACCTATCATTAACGTACATAACTGACCCAGCGTATCAGATTGGTAAAAATCAGAAAGACGCGGAGGTTGCTCTTGTGGGCTTTTTATCCTTCCTTCTATCTCTCTGTTGAATTGGGATATGATGAGGAAAAATATGTTTTTATATACTAATTTAGCTTCGTTCATAACCGCCACCAAATCATCTATAGCCGACTTAGGATCTAACCCCATTCTTTTTATCAAAGCAATATGATCGACTTTAAATATTATAAGACGTTTGTCTTTGTGTTTGGTAGCTATATGATACACAGCCGCCTCAAACTCTTTTACCGTACACGGAGCATCGATGTATATTATATTATTCCTGATTTCACCTTGAAGGATTTCAAACATCCTCATCTCTTCTACTGTATTAGAATCTTGCCTTCTTAATATTTCAGGAGCTCGCTTTTTCATATCCTGGCTCATTCTACGAAGAAGAAGATCTTGAGGATTCATTTCGAACTCGCAATTAACAAGAAAATAATCTTCTGCTTGCGGGTTGATCATCGGATTCATCACATTTTCCAATATCTTTTGGGCCACATACGATTTACCTACAGATGGCCGGGCTCCTATGGCAATAGCGTGCTGAGGAAAAATACCTCCAAGCAAAGCCTCATCAATATAATCGTATCCGGTTTTAGCGGGGATAAGCTCTCCCCGCCTGTATTTCAAGATATTCTCATACGCCTCTTCCATAACCTGTTTAGAGGTTTTGAATATCCTTCTTATATCTATTTTATTTTTCAGATCCTCTTGCATTTTTGTCGCCTTTCGTATCCGATTTGGATCCCCTATTAGCTTTTACTGATTTATACCTAAGACCGTTCTTGGTATGAGAACAATCCTTGCCTTTCCTCCAGCCCTTGCCCTTCTTCTTGTCCGTTTCGTAGTTTTTACGACCAAGCTCCCGGCGTTTGGCTTTCTGTTCCGGTCTGGCATTTATCTCCTTGTCCTTTTTAGCCTTTTTCTTCCTGGCTTCTGGATGAGTCCTGTAGTACTCTGTTGATCTGCCCATGTGCTTATATTTTTTTTTGATTAATAATAGCACAAAGATAGGCAATTCGCGCCCTATTTCAACCTGCCGTAGCTCATATCAGGATCACACCAGACATACCCATCTTTCTCATCATGGAGATACTCAGGACATCCTCTACATGCGCTACTTCCTGACACTATTTGATTGTTCTTATTAGGGCACTTATCTCCAGGCTTATGCCATTCTATTCTCGAACCTGATCGTTCTTTGTTTTCATGACAGAACTGAAAGACTTTTCCCATCGTCTTCTCGCCAAACATACCTATATGTGTGTACTCTTCCGGTATAGATAGAAATTCAGATAAATCTTTATACATCCTTTCCCGTTCCTCCGGCGTAGACCATAGTCTATCAAGTTCGGCATGGACTCTTATCTTAAGAGACCTCAGTGATGGCCCCGCAAGCCGGCCTTTAGCTTTTCCATTATTCGGCCCTGATTCATGAACACCGACATAAGCATTGCATGGTTTACACATCATAACCATCCCTAAGCCTTTTCTGCTATATATTTTATCGGCATTGACCAACTCGGTTTCTCTTCCACAATAAGGACAAATTTCGCCTCTTAAAACCCGTTGTTGGCGCTCATTAAGTTCCATACCCTATTCTTTTGTTTTTCTTTAAACTTTTCATACAAACTGCTCTCAGTTTCCATTTCCGAAATCTCTACCTCTACGTCCTCTCTTTTGAAAATTACTTTCTTGGCTGTCGGATACGCACATTTAGAGATACGAATAGCATTACGAATAGCGTAAACAAAATACGTTTCTGGTGATGATTCGATCACCACTACCTCGTTTAAAGTGTTTTTATAATTTTCCATGTTATTATCTACTTACTTCAATTATATAACCCGGATGATCTTCACACGCCTCTTTGTATTTGATAAGAAACTTAAGAAATGAATCATAAGACCCCCATCCGTTTTCCGGCTCGTATCTCAAAAGACTTTTTCTCTTAGAGATCATAATACATATACCTTTTGTAAGTACATTCTTCATCTCATTGGTATATATTTCTTTATACAATTCTTCTGGTCTCCAAACATAATCGTACAGCGTTTCTTTATTTTCCGATACGAATATTCTTTGTGCCATCTTGTTCATGTTGTGGGTGATGTTTGCAACCCATTCACGATCCTCTTCTTTCTTCTTACTTTTAATATAAACGTCCAGGCTCATACTGTTTTTCTTTTATCTTGTTACTAATTATCAAATCTGCCACATCATCTCCGTCTCCTACATTTTCAACATTTTGAAGATAGTCTGACACTTTTATACTTGACTTCATCATCATCCCATCTATCTTTTTACTCCATGTCTCAAATGCTTGTCCTTTGTCCGGAAAAGCTACAGTCTTTCTATCTTTTAAAACATCTATCACTTCCGGCCTTAGATTCTGCAACCCTCCGGTGGCCACAAATAATTCATCTGGTTTATTCACAGCGCATATAATAGCCGTCTTTTCTGATTCCACCAGATTAACCACCTTATCCGGATACTGGCTTAGAAGATGCTCTCCGAATAGGCATTGTCTAAACAAGAAGTCTCTTGCATGCAATGAGTGATAAAACATGACATGAGGCCGCTCATTGTCACCGTCTTTTTCTTTCACTCTTTTTACATCAATCTCATTCCCCTGGCTGTCGGTCTTTATATAAAAGTCCATGATCTTGCCGGTTCTACATACAAAATCTTTGTCTATCTGCCAGAATATACAACACCCTTTCCATCCCCATAAGTCCATTGTTCCGACATGATACCTTCTGAATACATCAGATACCCTTTCTTTTCCCCATAGAGACGATAAAAATCTAAATACGGTGTTTCTATCGTCTGGGACTACAGTCCTCTCAAACTCGCTAAAAGGTATGTAATTTACAACGTCAGGATTTATAGGAGGACGATAAGCTCTTATACACTTATTTCCCGAAATCCAAAGATCTTTGTCACCTACATCCTTACCAGTGGGTCGTTTATCATAACCGCAAGTCCGTTCATGATCGCATCTTCCGAACTCGTTTCCAACAACCTGACCTGTTGCCACATCAATATAAGGAGTGAGGCACCGGCTTTTCCCACAAGCCGGGCAGGTCAGCTTCAGTCGACTCCTGCCCGGTCTGCGGTCAAGTTGAAACCTGGGTACGTTTTCGTATCTTCTAAAATCAAGCATAATGCTTATTTATATTACAAATCTTTTAGACATTTCCTCAGCAATATCATATACGACAATATGATCCTCTTCATTGTAAGGCTTATTGATATTCAGCACTCCTTTTCTCACTTTGAACCTCTTGTCTTTTCTGATATGATTCAACATCCCTTGTTGGAACACACAGTCCGCTTTCTCCATAGCAGCATTTTTATCAGACCATTCTTTTAGCGTATAACCTTTACTGTTCGTGCTTTTTGGAGAAAAATTCATAATACGTGCATCAATTCCGTACCAGTTTTTAACCATTCTCCTTTCAGCCTCCAATTGAAAAGCATGTTCATTTCGTATGTCACCTGATTTAAAATCTAAGATAACAATCTCTTCTTTCTCCACTTCTCTCACTTCCTTCTTCGGATCTCCTTTTTTGAACTGCCCCGTAGCCCTTTGATACACGGCTCCAAAATAACCTTCTTCTTTGTATTTGAATGTCATTTTAACCATCGCATCTATCGGCGTAGCTACCAAATAATCTTCTAATGATAATATTCTTTCAATCATCATCGGCTTAACCTTATACTCCGAACAAAACTTAGCAAACTTCATAACTCTGACAATCATATCGTCAAGATCATCTATGCTACCAAAGAATTTGTCAAGATTCTTTTTCGATATCTTAAGCTTGCCTTCTTGCACCGTCTTAACTATAAAACTTCGATTTAAGACCATATCTCTACCCGTCAAGTACAATCCGTATAGGTAGTGCATGATCGTTCCTTTATCTGCATCATATTCTGATACTTCTTCCGGATTGCGACCAATCATCCTCATCTCCTGTCTCCATTCTTGAAGAGCCGTCTTGTCATCTACGAATCCGTCTCTAATCATGGTTGTTACCGAGGCGTATATCTTGGCTGTCCCATCGTCCATCTTTCTTACATAAAAACGATTACCGTCTAATGTCAATCTTACGAATTTGGGAGTCTCGATCTTCTTTAACTCATCACAGATATAAAACGGTTCTAACGTTTCCTGATTTTCTGTAAACGGATTCGAATCCTCTTCTCCAGGGTTAGGAGCGGCTTCCTCCGCCGGAGCTTCCGGTTCCTCTCCCTGGGCCTGCTCTGACTCAGGCGCCGGCTCTTTAACTACTGGAGCCTGTCCGCCTCTTTCTGCTATGTCTTTGTTTTTTATTAAAGACATAACCTCCTTTCTCAATTGCTCCGGTGTTTGATTAGGATCTGACACCGACATCACAACATCGTTCATTCTAAACAACGTATTTCCTTCTCCTTCCACCATAGGGACAAACCCTAAATCTGTTAATATTTTAATCTTTTTTTCTATCATCTCAATTTCTCAATTAATTCCTCTTTAACATAATACAACACAGTTACAGCCTCATCAATATCTGCGGCCGCTCTCTCAAAATCAATCAATCTCTCACTATCTCCTCTTTTTATGTTGGCAATGAAAATAACTTCATCGTCAGCTTCTATCGTAACCTTATATTTTTTTCTCATACCTATCAATTATTTCAATAATCAACCTACCTCTTTCTTTGATCATTCCCCTGCTTTCCATATCCAGTACCTTCTTTACCGCATACTTCCACACAAAAGGAAATTCTGTTTCAAGTTTATCAAATTCCATCCGGTCAAGATACATGTCGAATACCGTATGCTCCGATTCATGTAGAAAAACTATATTATCTCTGCAAGTGGCAACCGACTTATATATCCTTTTTGGAAGTATGTGACATACGTTACATACTGTAGGAAAATGGATAGCCCTACCAGTCATAGACATCCGAATACTATTCAGCTCTTCCAGCATAAGACGAAAAAACCCGGATAAATCCGGGCTCTCTAACTTTTTCTTCTTGCTACTATTTTTAATGGATGTAATTTTGTTTTTTTTCTTCGGAGTCAACTCTTTGCTCCTGCAAGCCTGGCATAAGCCATGACTTCTTATCATCACTTTTCGTCCGCATCGTTCGCAGACGTATAGCTTCTTTTCCTTGCTTTCCATTCGAATAATAATGATATTATTGAAAAGAATAATCCCGCTGAAGCCAGTAGATAAGGTACGTTCATTAATAATTTAGATACCTCGTCTGTCTTAATCACTATCAGAAGGAAAGCGCCTGCTGAAAGCAATGATATTATCGCCACAACAAGCGCTATGTTGGAAACTACATCAGCCTTACTCTTCACTCTTCTTCTCGCCTAATTTTTCAGCTCCCTTCTGAAGATCGTATTTGAATACGTCAATGATCTTCGTTTCAGCAATAGCTTCGCAATTCCAGTCGCCCAACGTACCCTGCATGCCTTTAGTCAACACAGCTTCGGCATCCTTAGGATTGCCGGCCTGGACATACATATAGCATGGAGTTTTCTTTTCTTTACCTTTCTTTTCATCCAGTGTAATGTAATTCACCTTACACTTATACCAGTACTCAGCTTCTCCGTTGAAGAAGATTTCCGACACTTTAATAGGATTAATTTTTACAACCTCGAAAGAATTGTACAAATCCTTAAAGATCTCCAACGATCTTGATTCTGCCTCTGTGTAAGACAAGGCATCTACCAAATACTTTTCAGTTACTTTCTTTTTTTTGCCGTTCTCGATATTATCAATCTCGGCTTTTACTGTGATTTCAAACCAACGATTCATGTCTATATTTTTATTCAAATTAATCAATCCATTTCCTTTTGTACCATAAAGCGTTTACACCTTGATAATTTCAATTTCTTGTATGTAATATCTCTTTGGTTTTTACCATCAATATCTCGAATATTAAAACTACCGGTTTTACGCCTTGCAAATATAAAGTAATAACTGTTTTCAAACATAACCCTATCAAACAATCGGAAACCAAAAACTTCAAAAGGAGATTGATTTGGTCTTTTTATCCCTCCTTTTGGAATCTTTTGTTTATGGATCTGACGATTATGTCTTCTTACTAATCTTACTTTATAATAATAACCTAACCTTATAGCATCAAAGTTTTTAGAAATAACAAATGCATCGAAAACATGAGATTTTTCAATACCATGTTTAATCCTATTGTATTTTGTAACATAACCGAAAGTCATAAAAATGTTGTCGTATTTAGATTTTAGTTCTTCATACAATCTCCATTTCATTATTCCCATTACGGCTGCGTCGCGAAGCGACGATCCCCGTTTGATCTTTAAATCTATATTACCTTTATGGTATTCTTTATGACAAGTTTCACATAAGGTAATAAGATTAGATGGGGAATCTCCACCTGTCTTTCGTGATTCAATATGATGAACATTCAATACTGGGTCTTTTGACTTTCCCTTACAATGCTGGCATTTATGTCCATCTCTTGCTAAAACATATTCCCTAACGTTCCAAAATCCAAGTTGATCACCCTCCTGATATTCTTTACCTGATATATTAGGATTGTTAATCTTTTGAGTATCAAATTGAGCTACTTCGATAACAATACGAGATATTGGTAATATAGAACATACATTGTCAATAACACGAATATGGGCGTCTACTTTGTATTTCACCGAAGGTGCTACCCATCCCGGACGCTTACTTTTTATTCTATTATCAAAACGAGGTTTTCTATATCTCAATCTATTTCGTCTTGATCTTCGTAGCTCCCTTCTGGTAGACAAAAGATCTACAATATCATTTCTAAGGATTACTTCACTACTGTAAAGTTCTTTGCTTTTCGTTGTAGCCGATAAACCAACATGTTTAGTACCAGCATCAACGCCTAACACAATTTCTTGTTTGTAATCAGATGTTACGTACATTAATTTGATGGTAAACGGACATAGGTTTACAACGACTGCCTTTTTGTCTTTAAGCAGTCTCCTAACCTTACCATGCCTTGTTGTGGGCATCATAGGTTTACCATTTATGTCTTGTACGTACACCATATCTACAAACGTTTTTAATGTTTATTCAACATAAGTCAGAGTGAAACTCTGTTAGTACCCATCGCCAATGTTATTTAAGGTTTTTTTTGTAAGCAACACTGTTCCTGAATACCAGAACTGTTTAATCACTTACCTTAGAGCTACAGACTTGGGCAAACATCCGCAGGTAACTATCTATTCTTAAATAACGTAGTGTTTGTTTCAACACTTAGGCTAATAATCGGAATAGCTTTTGGCTATTATGCATAATACAATACAAATTGGTTATGATTTGTATTGTATTATGCATTATTCTCGATTATTCTGTTTTTTTCGGACAAAGATATGTCTTTTGTTGCTTAATAAGAAACAAAATGATTTAATATAAATTAATTTTCTTCCGGGTCAACATCGATAGACATATTGTATCTTTTCCTGATAAAGACTTCTGTTTCTTCATTAAACGGGTAGGCTTCTTTCAAGAAAGCCATAGCCCGCTCCGCATCTTTATCTGCTATCTCAATATATCTTTCGAAAGTCATGCAAAGGTCATTGTTGTATGAACGTTCTTGTTTTATGTTGTACACGTATTTCAACACCCTGTCTTTGATTCTGTTAAAGAAAAAGACATAGTTAACGTAGGAGTATCCTTAAAATACCAATCACATAATTCTTTTAACTCTTTACGTTCATCCTCGTTTTTACATTTATGGATGGTAAGGTAATTCATTCTTTCTTCTTTTTCTTTGTCTGTTAAATCTTTTTTCATAATTCTAACTTTTAAAATTGAGTATATAATTACCTAAGGTAATAGATCATCCAAATAAGCCCATGATTCCATTTCATCTAATCTGCATAAAATACATCCTGGACGGCTGGATATAAAAGTTTTGTTCTCTTCCAATATACCCATAATTGGATTCTTTGATCCTATTGTTGATTTCTTAGGGAGAAACACAATAAAACGGTGGCAATCTGGAATTACTGTTATAGAATGCCACACGCTGTTAATGCGCCATTCTGCACCAGCTTTAAAAAGAGGAACAGCAAATTCTATATCTTGTTTCATGTCTTATTATTGTTTAATTAATTTAAATATTTTTAGTTTTGAAATTATTTAATATGCTTATCGGCTGGATTGATTATCAATCCATCGTCACATGAAGGGAATGATATGTTAGATTCTCCATTATCAAGACCACAAATGATCTGTTACTATTTTACCATCGAGTAACACGTCTTGTAAAAGTATTGTCTTTACAGATCCTTTATACCCATCCCTGAATCCAAAACGAATGAATGTCGCTGTAAATACGTGCCGATCTCTTGATCCTATTATTTTCAGTTCTTTTCTCATTCTCTTTCATTTATTTGTTTCACTTATGAAATTGACAACATCCTTTAGATATCCTTCTGTCATCTCTATGAAATTCACACAATCTAATTTGCTTAACTTGTAAATCAATGCCGGATTGTGTATTATGGCTATAATTTGTGTTTGTGGTTTATGGAATGATAATACATTATAAATTTGCATTATATTGTCAATGTCAAGATTCCTGTCTGGCTCATCCATGAGAACCGTGTATTCAAAACTGCTTTCTGTTAATGTTATGCGATTTCTTTTATAATACTTCAACAGATTATCAATTCTTTTAATCCAAAACGCATTTGATTTTTTCTTGTATTCTACAAGATCTTGTATTGGAAATGTATAATCCTTTTGACCGAACATTAAATTGAAAAGTGATTCCAATGATAACACCACTTTCTCTCCATAAGATCTTTGAATATTATTCACATACAAATCGAAATTGCTGATGTTTTTCAATACACTATCTCGATTCATCTCCGCCGATGGCAATAAACGGAATACTTTCCCTGCATAATCGGATGATATGTCAATCCCATCAAGAACCTTGTCATCATCATCAAATATAGGTGGAAAATCCAGTGCCTCGATCGGTATTTCAGAACACATGGATTTCTCACATAACGCATACATTGATATGATGTTAAGCAAAGTTGATTTTCCACTACCGTTTTTACCTATAATTACATTCACTCCTGGCTTGAAAATAAATTCTCTGCCATTTTCAAACGCTTCTATGTCAGAAGCATATTCAAAAGGAGTTTTTGTATTGTCTTTTATTTTTACTTTATATATCATTTTATACTGGCTATGTTATAAAACATACGGATGTTATTTAATTTCATATTTTTCTTCTCTAACTTTGTTTTACTCAATCGAATCATATAGTCCCTTGTTTCGGACAAGACGGTTGGGTAAAAGAGGTCTTTGATATAAGGTTTTACCCTAAAAAAATATTCGTTGGGTAAGTAAAATCAAAAACGTTTTGTTTAGTAAAAGAATCCGGTGATCTCACTTTCGAGCAACCGGTAGAGGGTATTGGTGATAACCGGTATGAAGTTTCATACAAATGTATATTGTTTTACGCTTTTTTGCGTAAAGTGGTGTATAATCACCTTGATGTTATCATTGTAATCCTTTTAAAAATCAATTACCGTCCGAACCATGTCTCCGATGTGCTTGTTGCCAGTTCCCGTGAGGCCACTGGAGAAGACCACGTACCACGCGACGGCCTGGCTGCTCTCAGTACTGGACCAATACCACGTCGAGGAGAGGGGAGATGCCGAAACATAAGTGAATGCTTTGTTTAGTTCGTCCATATAATGGGCCATTAAATTTAATTGACCAAGAGATGGTATATACTCGCCATCTTCCAGCAGATTTCTCAATTTTGGATTTCTGGTTACAAGGCGTTCCGTATTGCCGCGTCCGTCAATGTCAAACAGCGCATCACATTCACGTTCGTAATATGTCCCACTTCCGGATTCTTCACGGCTATCATCGTCAAGCAATTGTATGATATCATGCTCCGTCAGTGAGATTGCAAATGACATGTATCTGTGCTTCAACCCAATGTATCGTACACAATCTTTGGAGTTATCGCCGGTAAACGGCTCTGCATGTCCGTCTTCGTAGATTATATACAGTCCGTCAGTTGACTCTTTCTTATCCTCTTCGGATGGTACTCTGTTTTCACATGTACATTTCTCACTTTTGGATCTTACGATTATATTCAATTCATTTAATACATGATTCCTGATGACGCTCTCGCACGCTTTTCTTACAAAATCATGATCTCTTTGTTTGAGTTCATCATTCACCATGCATCTGATCCAGTTTTCTATCTGGTTGTCACCTCCATATGTATTAACCATGTACCGTTTTACGTGTTTCTCCAATAACGGCTCTATGTTTTTGATTATATCCTCTTTGGTAAGGTGAAGTTCATTTAATATACAGTTCCTTACTGCCTTGTATTCTTTACTTGTGCTCATGATATGCCCATTTAATACTGTGAATCATATTTTCTTTCTCTCCCGCTGTCTTCCCCTATAGGATTATCCCATCCGTATTTTACAGCCGTAGCTTTAAATAGAGGTAGCCCGTAAAATCCATAATCATCCTCATCCCAGTCTTCAAGACCTTCTTCCAGGATGTAGTTCCACATCATTACACATTCAAACATTAAACTGGCTGATATTCCTCTCTGATTTAATGCCTTTTCAAAACCGAATCTTACATCTTCTTCAAGCTGTTTCAAAACATTCTCCCTGGTAAATTCAACTACAGTACTGTTCCACCTTTCTTCGTTATTGTATTCTTCGTTCGGCTCCATACCGAAATCCTTTATCATGTTATATGGGATAAATTTAGCCAGTCTGTTAAAATCTCTACCGTCTAAACATTTTGATTCTAATTCTTTAAGTTGTTCTAATGTTTTCATAAGCAATTTTGTTTTATAGGTTAATCCCATCCTCCAGTAGTGTACAAAGATACATCTTCCTCCTCTACGTTTACACCTTTAAGAGCCTGTAGAAGTTTTTTCTTTGTCTCCCGGCACATATTGTAACCATATCCTTTATACCGATATGAGCGCTCCCATGTGCTTACTGGAAAAGGAATATTTTCGTCAATGACCAGCCTCTTCATATGAAGATGTTCGAAGAATTTCTCATGATAGAGTAGTTTGTACTCGTATGCTACTATGCTTGCGGATGAGAATGGAAAATAATCATCTTCTTTTTCTTCGTATTTGGGCTCCTTATAGTAAGCCATTTTTGTCACAGTAAAATCGGAGCTCCTAAGAATCTCTTTCGGCTTTCCAAACTCTGACTCTATGAACTCTATCCATACCTTTTCTCCCTCTTTCTGGAACGCACATGCCTTCTCATTTCTGTACTTAAATTTCCATCCTTCTTTCTGATGTTTTTCATCATTGAACGAATCAATAGCCTCCTGAAAATCGCTTTCACTTTCAAAGAAAATATCAATGTCTTTTACTCTTTCTCCGGAAAGGATATTTTTAAAACATCCACCAGCTATGAATCCTTTGTGGCCTTCCATATACTTGTCAAGCCATCTTATTTGCCAGAAATTATCTGGAGTATCTATTACAAAATTATTCATATTGTTTATGTTTTGCCGTTACCAAGCGAGATAAAAATTCCGCTTCACAATAATACAATGAGTGTAATTACTCAGGTCGATTCCGTTGTCCGTAAATGCATCCAGGACCCGTTTTTCCACGTATTTGAGTTTTACTGTTATCCCCTTCTTAAACACTTCTATTAACTTCTCATTGCACTCAATAGGTCCAATAAGACAGTATCTATTCGAAGGACTGTCTGATATACAATATGTCTGACATCCTAACATGTTGCTTAAAATTACTTCGTTCATAATTTCTCTATGATTCTAATATGGTGTCTACAAACTCCGTTATTTTATCAACGGATTCTTTTGATAAGGTATATCTTCTCCAATCCCATCTAAAATGCGCTTTTGGGAGATTTTTAGTAGAATATTTTTCATTTCCGTCCTTGTTAGTCCATTCGTAATTATCCTCTGGATCCGCCACTTTTATCCCCGATTTAGGTCCGTTACGAAAGCTATATAGCATTCTTATAACCGATTCAAAATCTGAACCTATATCAAATAGCATATGATACACCTTGTTTATTAAAGCCCTATCAGCTTGTTCCAAGTCTTCACCAAACAACTCTCTTACACTCCAATTTTTCATTTCTGAATAACGAATGAAATTAAGTTTCCCTTTTTCTATATTAGGATTTTTTCTTGATAATACAAGCTCCAAATCTTTCACAAATGATTCTTTTAGCTTCTGTTGTCCTAACAAGGCGGTGTATTTACTTACTATATCCATTATCCAAAGTTTTTTAATATTGCTCCAAACGAATCATATTTAACCCCTAATATATCATGTGCCTTTTGGGATCCACATTCACATTTTCCTACCTTCTGTCCTGATCCACACCCGCATAAGCCTATTCCCCAATGGTTGACACAGTGGTCGCAGCAGTAGGACTGGTGAAGCCATGTGGCATCACCAGTATCCAAATCCAATTTTTCAAATGTTTCCCAAAACATGCTATTCGAAGCATTATTATCAAATCTGATAGTGACTGCACCGCATTTACATTTTTGTATGTATTCTATTTTCATATATGTTCCATTTTCAAAATATCTGGGGACAGATATTCTTGCAACTCCAATTTGCGTACATTAAAGCGCCTCATCAGTTCCTAAAAGATGCTCGTTACCCTCAAAATGAATACAATAATCCCATAATGTTCCATTGGAACATTCGTACTTATAAGGCAATCCATTATAATCGTCCACAATTTCCCTTGCAAACAAACTGATATTCCATTTTTTATTTCCTTCTTTTCTTACCAGCACTTTATCAAACGGCTTAAACTCATATTTCGGTTTTTCTTCAATCCCGAAGAAGCGTTTCAGATACTCTTTAGCTTCAGGTTCTTTGCTTGCCTTTAATGCGTCAACCAACTTTTGTCTTTCGGACTTAGTGGCAAATCTGTATTTTTCTATCCGATTTTCCCAAGCAGATAAACCATCTTCTATTTTAAGAATACCTTTTTGATTTAAAGAGGCATAAAAAGACGTTAAATATTTCCCATGTGTATTTAAAATAAAGATATAGCTACCATCTTTATTACTTAACACCTCTCCATCTTTAAATGTAATATATTCTGGAACTTCAAGAAGGAGGCGATTTTCGCTGCTAAGTGCTTTTCCTGTAGCAGAAAACCAGTCTGCCGATACAGAAATCGAATGAATTACAACCAATAACGGACAATTTGACGAATTGTCTTCATATACGATTTCTGCTCTATTTTGTCCTTTCTCTGTCACAATACGACCTGCTATTTCCCCTATGTTTATTTTTTTCGCCGTTTCTAAATCAAACGGAATTGTTGCTGTTCTCTGTTCCATGATCTTATTTGCTTTTATTAGTTCCTAAAAGATGCTCATTTCCTTGGTATGGAATACACTCTTTGTATCTCAAACCTCCCAAGCATTCATATTTGTATTCTTCTTCTCTTACTCTGGCAAATAAGTGTAGATTCCAATTTCCCAAATTGCTTGCTCTCACCAAGACTTGATCGAATGGCTTAAAATCGCATTTCTTTTCTTTAGTCAGCAAGTATTCGTACTCACTTAGATATTGTTTTATTATTCCTGCTTTTTTAAGGTTTTCTGTATTAGCAATTCTTTCAGCAAAAGATTTTTTCTCTTCCTCTGTGGCTAATCTAACATACTTGGATTTATCCTCACCACACACACTTGTCCATATTGGAACTTCTTCAGATGTAATCTCGCCATATGCCGATATACCATATATGCATCCCATATCTCCTTCTCTATTAATAATACCATTATATATAAATGGGTTCCCAAGCGTGCTTATTAATACATCTCCTTTCTTAAAATACGCTCCAGCCTCTACTTCCAATTCCAGAACGTTGTTGAAAAAAGTACGACCTTCTGTATCGGCATATATAGCACTTATCCCAGATTCATCTTTTTTTACAAAAAGTAAATTATAACGATCTGCACAGTCTTTTGACTCATATACAAATTCTATTTTAATATTACCAATTAATACTGAACCTTCTATTTCTCCGCTTTTAATTTTTCTCGCCGTATTTAAATCAAACGGAACAATAATTGGATTTTCCATATCTTTTTATTTTTAATTATGTAATCAATAAAACAAGATGGACTACTTACACCCATCCCAGTTGTTTTGCTATTCTCTCCATTTCATTATATGCTATCCTATGACATCCAGCGGTTAGCAAATCGTTTTCGTACCGATTTAGACTCCACTGGTGACCGGTGACGTCCTCCACCAGACCGTGCCGAAACTCGGCGCCCCGGTGCATTGCCGACACAGCCCGCCACAGTTTTCTGGCTTCTGCTATTCCAATCTTTATCTGTTTACTTGTCTCAATAATATTTCCTTTTATACGAATCCAGGCGTTAGGTTTTTCACCAGGAATATAGAAAGGTGTATTCAAGAAATTGATTTCTCCTGACTTCCACTCTTCCAGTTTTTCATCAAAATCCTTGTAACGGGCTTCTTCTTCCTTTCTTAATCTCTCTAATTTTATTCTTTCTCTTTCTTCCTCACCCTTTCTCCATCTTTCAGATCTTTCTGAATACTTAATCCATGTACCTTCCCCGCAAACTTCATCAACAATCACATTTACGGTCCCTAACACTTTTAATCCTTGATGATCCAATAAAATTTGTTTTAAAAGAAACTCCAACAAAATGTTACGATAAATCCTCCCACTCCGTATTCAGCAAGTTGCTTAAACGATTCTATCCCATTGCAATAACAAAAAACATCATCATTGTCATCATCGTTGATGCTCAATGATAGTTTTATTGTCTTTCTTTGTTCATCTCCTGTCTCTTTCCGTACAATCTGACATTCTACGTATTCAGGCTCCTTACCTGTTTTTTCTACAAATTCATGAAACCTTAAATCAATTTCATGTTTGACTCCTTCAATGTTGGATATTATCACCTCGTTTTCACAATTCGAGCAAATAGCATGCATGAAAGATTCATCAAGATAATCTATTATTTTTCCAGTATTCGGATTTACTATGGCTTCACAGACAACATTTG